AAAATCATGTTGACATTGCCGTGGGAAGATGTTATTATCATTCTTGCGTGATGCGAGATAGTAATTATTTTGTGTCGCTATGCGGAAGTGTCGGAATTGGCAGACGAGCAAGACTAAGGATCTTGTGGTAGCAATACCGTGTGGGTTCAAGTCCCATCTTCCGCATTATTTAATAAAGTGGGAAGCCCTTATTTACTGTGGTTTCCTATTTTTTTACTCTTATTTCTTTTGATTACACTTGATTACACTTTTATGATAATGCTTTATTTAAGAGTTTTTGTGTTTCATTTTGTGTTGCACGATTAAAGCAGTAGCTTTCATAGGTAGTCTTTTCATCATTATGTCCGACCTGTTCACGGATAAAATCAATGTTAATTCCACCATCAATCAATGTTGATATATATGTTTTTCTAGTTTTATGTGGACTTTTGTGTGAAATATTTATTCTATCACATAATCTATAGAACATACTATCAACCGTACTAGGATGTGGAAGTTTCCCAGACCTGTCCGTAAAAACATATCTTGGTTTTTTAATTCCTTTATCAGCATAATAATTTTTGATTACAGTTAAAGCATGATTGATTAAAGGTGTAATCAAAACCTCTCTTGGTTCTGCATTAAGTTTCAACCCATCAACTACTTTAAATTGGTTTTTTATCCATTCACCGTCATCATTTGCAATAACTTCACGCCCGTACATTTGATGTACTAAAATATAATCATCATGCACATCTTTCCACTCTAAAGCAGATAATTCACCGAGTCGTAATCCAGTATAAAAAAATATGGGTATCATCATGTAGAGTATATTATCAGGATCATTTTCATAACTTCTATAAGCTTCTTGAATTATCAATTGTTCTTCTTCTTTTGAGAAAACCTGCGTCTCACTTTTAGGCTTTACTTTTTTCTTGAATAATTCATTTCTAAACTTGACTTTTTGAAAGAGATTTTCTTTTATTATTCCTTTATCAACAGAATAATCTAAAATATTTCTGATAATATGACTCATATTATAATAGCATTTTTTAGTCATGCTATATTTTTTGCATATTTCATGTGCCCAATTATCTAAGTCTATTTTTGTTATTTCATCTATAGGCTTTGTGATTATCTCTTGACTCAGCATCTCATTCTTATAAAAACGTTCCCAATCTTTGTCTAAACGATAAATGTAGGTAGATCGTGTAGTATGTCTCTTCTTATAGTCTAACCACTCTTTATATATAGATGTTATTGTTGGTTTAACTAAGGATTTTTGATCACAAGATTTTGCTTTGTCATAAAATCCGACAATAGCATTTTCTAATTTTTCCTTATTGCTTTTAACTATAAGTTTTCTTCCATTTTTACAGCTATCGTCCGGCAAATATGTTCTCCATCTGTTATCTTTTTCCGATTGCCATATTTTATATTTGTGGTTTCTTAATATTTCTTCCTTTCTCTGCATATTTATTTTTTCTTGTAAAAACACCACATCAATAATATCATTTTCAATGGCATATTTCAATATATCATCATTTCTTACATCTATATAAACCAACCCCTTTATAAAAATATGGGCAGAATATAATATCTACCCACAATAAATTTTCTATTTGTTCGTGCTTCCGATTCCACCAGTTCTTACTCCATCAGAATTATCGTCTACCGTGATTCCAAATGGCACAAATACTGCCTGACAAATTCTGTCTCCTGCTTCAAACGTTACCGACTTATCTCCATCGTTCTTTAATGCAATAAACATATGTCCTTCGTTATCAGCGTTGTAATAATCACTATCAATTACGCCAGTACCATTTAGCAGAACACATCTCTTTTTGATGCCAACACTACTACGGACATATACTAACATGACATAGTTATTGTCCATGTAACATCTGATGCCAGTCGGAATCTTAATTGTTTCGCCAGGATCTAACTCCATACCATAAGGGATAGAAATATCATAACCGGCACTATGACTTGTAGATCTCGTAGGTAATTTAATATCATTATACATACCTTCGATATCCAACTGTTTAAAATCTTCCGATGTAGAAATTAAATCATCTTTGAACTGTTCGAAACTTACCTTTTCAAACTTTGCAATTCTTTTTAAATTCTTTTCAGTACTAGCTTTTACCATCTTGTCTTCTCCTTCGTAATGTCTAATGACTTTTTCTAATTCACTTGATGCTTCTTGTGACAATTCACTATGGTCATAATTTTCTAAAATATTATCTGACCTATGAGAGACCACGCACATCGCATAAATAATAATTGCAATAAAGGCTATAAAGGCTAATACTGCTATTGTTGTTGCGTAATGTAACATTCATATCCTCCTGTTCTTCCTTTCAGTATTCTTCATAATCTGTTTCTGTTGAAATATCCTTCGGTTTATTATTCTCCGCTTCTTTTACAATTTTCAGTGCATCTTTACGATTGTGAAAAACAGTTTTATCGATTGCATTGTATGAGAATAAATAAGCATGTTTATCACGCTTATCCGTGCCAACAAAATATGTATCTTCTATTGTTCTAATCGATAATTCGCATACTTCATAGATTGATGTTTGTGGAATAATTCGTGCGTAGTATAGAATATCTTTCTTTTTTAAATTGTGTGCATTAGTCACAATAGAGAACCACCTTTCCTTGTTTAAGAGATTTCTGTACGTCTATAACACGTTGGTTACTACTGCCACGCCACGGGAGCGTGATATTTCTTTGTTCATCTATATATTCTCCGTCTACAAGCACATCACATAACTTTATGATAGACTTTCGTATGACGCTATCCTCCCATGTGGCATCTAATGGATAATGTATTCCATCTATTAAATTTTCACATGTGTATCCTGTATAAAGCCAAATTGTTTTGCTTGGGAATAAATTAAGTATTTCTTCGACTAAAGATAAAACTTCAGATAGATTGTTTTCATGAAGAGGGTCGCCGCCAGACAATGTTATTCCAGAAATATAATCTTTTGATAATTCATTGAAAATTTCTTGTTTTGCTAATTCATCAAATGGAATGCCACTATCTGGATCCCAAGTTTGAGGATTTTGACAATTAAAACAATGATGAGAACAGCCTGAGAGCCATAATACAACCCTCAAGCCATCACCGTTGTTCATATCATCATGTGTAATATTATGATAGTTGATATGAATCACACTCCTTTGTAAGATTATACAATTCTGTACGAATGTAATATGGAACATCCATTCTATATTTTTCATACAGATATTTCATCGTATCTAAATCATGTCTTTTTATTTAATGTTGAGTTTATTTCTTTTGGCAATAAGCAACATGTTTTTGGTGAATATATTTTATTTCCTTCATACAATAAATCTTTGTCAATTTCTAATGGATATTTACATTCATATTTATAATGCGAATACCATTCTGCAAAGTTTTGAAAGTTGCAGAAATCATCAGAAACACTACATCCAATATATGTTGGTTGTCTAAGCTGATATTTATCGTCATAACATCTTACAAACATGCTAAACCATTTTACATATTCTTCTGTTTTAATTCCATTTTTTCTTGCTGTGTAATTACCAATGCCATAATATCCAATATTATACACAGATTTATGTAATGGATTTTTACTTGTCCATTTTTTATATTTTGCAGAGTAGACCAGATTTGTATTTCTAGTCTATCTACAAATTTTATTAATACATTTTTCGTATCAACATAATCAATTATTTGAATACTGTAACCTTCATTGGTAACAAAACATTCACCTATTATATTTCTAAAATCTATTATCACATGCTCACCCTATCTGCAATCTCTGCATTTTTTGCTTCATTATATCGAGTTTCACCATGTACTCGTGTGAAGCCTAGATAGCCGTTCCAATATCTATAATACCGTTGCTTTCGCAATATTTTTAAGTGAGCAAAACGGTTTGGACTATACAATCAATGTAGGATTATAGTCTCTGAACGTCCCCCATCAGCATTATCTGTTAAGGAGTTTCGCTGCGTCTGAGTAACTTCCATACTCGATCATCCAATCCCAAGAATTTTTATGGTATGTGCTTTCGCTATTCCGCATTCACGCTTGTCGTTTCCAACTACGTTGTAGCTTCTTGAGGCTTTAGGAGTTCTCCGCAATTTAACCTATTTATACAGGACAAACGGACTTTCTATCCTGTCGATCTTTGTAATCATTTTACTTCCACACTTTGGACAAATATCCATTTCTACTTGTTGATATCCACAATCTTCACAATAACACATTGCAAGGTTTACTCCTTCATAGAATCCCTTATCCATTGCTCTAAGAATCAATGTTTTGATTGCTTCCTTGTTATATCCGAGATTATATCTACAATACTGGATTTTCCCACCATTAAACAAATCCCAGTATCTACCTTCTTTATCCTGCTTTTCAATTGGAGACATTTGTTCTGATACATGACAGTGAAAAGAATTACTTACATATGGCTTGTCAGATACATTCTCAATAATTCCATAAATTTTACGGAACTGTTCTACCTGAAGACCACAAAGGGATTCTGCCGGTGTGCCATAAATTGCATACAAAATATGATCTTCTTCTTTAATTTTATTCGTATAGTTATTGATATACTGCATTACTTCTAATGCAAATTGCCCATCTTCACGAATTGATTTACCATTATAAAGCCTTTGTAATTCATTTAATGCAGTAATACCATAACTCATCGTCATCGGAGGAAGAATAGGTTTAATCTTGTCTTCTGGTTTTAAATTGCCACCATATAAACCACCCTCACAAAATGCAACTGGATTTACACTTGCTCTAAGCTCTCCGATATAATCATATGTTCTTTTATGCAATCCACGGATTAATTCAAGATAGTAGTCAAGAACCTCATAGAAATCTTTAGATTCTCTACGTGCTTTTGCTAAAATCATAGGTAAATGAAGTGAAATAACACCTAAATTGAAACGTCCTTCAAATATTGGCTTGTCATTTTCATCCGCAGGATGCATACCGCCTCTCTCATACCATGGGGATAAGAAAGCTCGGCAATTATGGCTATATATTCCACTAACCTCAAAATGCTCGCTATCTGTCATTACATCATAACTATACATAGCTGTATTTACAGGAATCACTTCCAAAACTTCGGCATTAATATTATAGTGATTTGAATAGGTTTCGACATAATGCTCACGTTTCTTTTCACATACAATGTATGGTAGCAATTCATCAATAGCATAAAATTCAACTCTATATCTTATCGAATTTGGATTCTTTTTTGAGTAATGATTATGATATATTTTTGCAGGAATACCCAATGCCTGTGCTAAAGCCATTTGCTGTAATGCCAACTCTTTATTTGTAGATCCTATTTGAACGACAGAACCTCCATGAGAATTTTCATTAATATACCCGTCTGCATCAATCATTCCAGCCATAAATGCAAGTTTAGATTCATAATCCCATGAAAATACTTCGTTAGGTATATGTCTATTCACTTTATTTATTCCACCAAATTTTGTTGAAAAATAATTAATTGCAGATTGCATATTATTGTTATCGTCTGCTATGGCGCATAAATCTTTATAGTTTCCTTTTTTACCACGTTCTTGAATAACTGTTTTTGTACTCATTCCAAAATATTTTGAAAATGTTTCATGAAATTTATGCTCAATCTCATCTTCACCACTTATTGCGATAGAAGCAAAAATGTGATTATTTTGGTAACATCCATCACACAACATAAATCCTAACAACCACGATTTATCTTTATTGAACACCACATTTTCTTCATTATATTGATTAGAATTGATTAATAATTTATCTCCGATTTTCAGATTTTCAGCACTTGTCATGCCTTTATTAATTATTTCAAACGGATGATCTGTGGTGCATAACAATCTTCTACCATTTGATAAATGAACATCTACAAAATTATTTGATACATTTCTTATAATTTTTTTTGTATTAACAAACCCTTTTTCAGTATCATAAATTTCAACATTGTTTAAGTCCATATATAAATGAGGTTGTCCTTTAATTTGTGTTTTAGGTTCAAATGTATCTGATAATCTATTCCACATTCTTTCAAAAGATTCTACATATAATTTATCATTGAATTTATATGTAATAATTTCTTTTCCGTCTACACATCCCATCGGACTAACAACTCTTCCATATTTCTTATACATTTCCGCAACGTATCCCTCACCAGTTAACGATAACCAATCAGGATACATAGTCTTACTACTGCATTCAATACCTGCATTGAAAACGTCTGCACTAGGATATTTATCGGATCCGTCTCCATGTATATTTTTATCATACAAAAATACAATTTTAGGGAATAATACTGGACGCTTAAAACCATCTTTTCCTTGTCCGTTTGAATGTACTTTAAGAAGTGTAATTGCAGCCATTTTCCCAAATTTTGATGTAGATAATCCAATTGTCATCGTGACAAAAGGATAGTCCCCTCGACTTGACCCAACCGAATTTAATTTCATTTCAATTCCTTGCCATCCCTGTTCAAAGTCACGTTGAACTTTGTTTGTGGCGTATTCAGAAGCTTTTTTAGAATGAACTTCTAATACTTGTTCATATTCAATATCATCTGCAATATCCATATATTCCTGATAATATTTTTTATATGACTTTTCGGCATATGGTTCCAAAATTCTGTCCACTTCTGGAACAGTAAATCCACCATATTGTTGTGCCGCTGTGGAAAGTATAATATCTCCCATTACATCAAAAGCTACATCTAATGTTTTAGGTTCATTATACCAAAGGTTGCCCATCTCGAATCCATTCTTCATTACTTCCCCAACTCGAAATAAGTCGCAATTGATTGTATCAAGTCTTGCACTTCTATCATGAATGTAAATATATCCATCCTTTGCTGCCTGTTTTTCATCATGTGTTAAAAAGAATTTCTTATACAATTCACTACTCAATTCGTTATAAATAAGACTTCTTTTTGTTGCTACAAGAGCAGAATCTGTATTAGCATTACTCTTATCACCTATATATCTGATTGCTTGACTACGTTCATACACCTTGTCCATCATATGCACAAAGTCTTTTTTATAGTTTCTATATTCCTTATACATTTTAGCAACAATCGGAAATTCATCTTCTAATACCGATTCTACAATATTGTGCATATCATAAATTTGAATGTCAGTATCATCATCGTAATTTTCGCAGATTCTTTCCCATACTTCATTCACAATCGTAGCATAATCAGAATCAGTAAGTTCATACATGGCACGTCTAGCAGCTTTGTTGCAAGCATCAATAATTTTCTGCTCATTGTATTCTTCTAAAGTGCCATCTTTCTTAATTACCTTCAAATTATCTATCTCCTTCCAACTTCTCTTGAAATCAACCTTTCCTAACTAAATGCATTTCTTGAGGTTCATAAATTATTGCTTTTGCCTTATCATCTTTGACAAAACGAACGATTGAAAAATTATCTAATGACAGAGCAAATGAACCATTATATTGAATTCTGCTATCAGTAAATGCTGATATATCAACTTTCACATAAAATTTTTCGCCAAATTTAAACACATTACCATATTCCACTTCCGAAAGCGCAATATATTCATCATTATCCTCAATAATTTTCATATATCTACTCCTTTACAAAATTAATAATCCTACCATCATTGATAATAATTTCAATACCTTTGAGGTCATATAACTCTTCGCAATCTTGCAAAGTAACATCATCAAGTTCAATAATCTTGTCGTAATCCATATGTATCGTCACCTCACTCTTTACACAATAAACATAAATGTGTTCTCATTGGAGAATCATTGTAATTCTTTTCATGTCCAATGCTTTCAATAATATATTCTCTATTATCACCTTGAATTTTCACTGTGATAAAATCATCTCCATCTCGATCTACAATCTTTTTCAACTCTCTGATCAGCAGACCGGCATTACCAATACAATTCGTGTTCATCACCTCTGTTCTTCATAATATCCAATAATATAGGTTATTGCTTTTTCCATAGCATCTTCACCAGTTTCAATTCTGTCAATCTGTTCATATTTCCATGGATGAACCGTCTCTTGCACCTTTTCCTCGCTAAATTCATCCTCTGTCTCTAAGAATCCAATTACAGGAATTCCTCTCATATACGCATAGAAAATCTCATCCGAAGTACCAAGCGACTTGTCCAAATCTTTTAGATTTACAAGAATTAAATCTGCTTCTCTAACTTTTCTGAGATCAAATCGCATAACTTCACTAGGATTTTTAGAATCGTCGCTGCCAATGCTATAATAGTCCACAGGACTGATAATCCTACAAGACTCACCCCATCTAAAAAAATATTCTTTAGCTTTTTCACGCCACTTTTTCGCTTCATTACTTTCACTTCCATAACACGCCATCGCTCCTGCTAAATAAATTTCCATATTAAATCACCATATCCTTACAATTACCGTCTTTATCCGGTTTGAATTTATCGGTTCTATGTATTATTGTGTTGTATGGAGTGTTGCAGTTATGTCGCAAACACTCCGTATGTTCACACTTTCTATAAGCACAGAATATAAAGTCTTTGATTTCCTGGTATCCTTCTTTATGCATTTAAAATATCACTCACTACATCTTTAATATTTCTGTTATAGTTATTGTCAACTACTAGATTTACTTCTTTGTCCATGCCTAAAAACATAGACCAGTCTCTTTCTGTTCTATTACAGATTTCATTTTTATCGTCGAAATTGAATTTGTCTAACCCAACTCGATTTATATATCTCAACATTCTGGTTCCCAAATTTGCTTCAACAAGTACACTGTAGATATCTGCATTAGGTAAATTACGCTTAAGCTGGCGAATACCATTTGGTGTCAGAACAGCAACATTATTACCTTCTACATAATCAGACTTTAATGTTCCATAAAACCTTCCCTGAGAATATTCTTCATACTCAGCAAATAATCCCTCTGCAAGCATATCTTTGAAAGTATCTTTTGTAACAAACCAGTAATCCTTACCATTCTTCTCACCATCTCTTGGCTCACGAGTTGTATAAGATACAATTTTTCTGAAGCCATTGTTATTTAATTCGTTTTCAATAGTTGACTTCCCGGATCCAGAAGCTCCAATAAGTACAATTGTGCTCATTACATGAATTCCTCCATGGCTGCATCAAATCGTCTCAATTCCTCAACGTTATCAGAAACAAGCTTTACATATGTATCTTCAGACAGATCAAGTGCATAAACTCCCATGATACTCTTTGCGTCAAGAACTGCGTGGTCAGTCATAATGTCTACATCAGACATAAATCCTCTTACGACCTGAATAAATCTTTTTACGGTATCAGCATTATGTAATCTTACTTTAATTGTCTTATCGTTCAATTTAATTTTTCTCCTCTTCTCTATAAAAATGATGACCAATCTGATCAGTGAATGCATAGTTCCATTTGTTAAACGTCTTGGTTTTTTTGTTGCTGTGAAATCCAATACAACCGTTTGTGGTATCTACGATTTCAAATGCATACTCCACTGCAAGTTTTGTACTATCAGAAATAATTTTTCTTCCATATGCAAATTGATTTTCAGACGTAACAACCTTTTCTACAGTAGATCCGAATCTCTGATCAGGATCTTCTATGCGATTGAGAATGACATTCGCCACATGACATTTGGAATCGAAATCACCATCAAAACATTCTGTCTCAACGACTCTCTGAATTAAATAAATTTCATCTTCGGTATAAAAATCGTATACTGTAGCAGGTGTTGGAATGATTTTTGAATACTTATCAATCACATTTTTATAAGCAATGTACCAATCCATATTGCTACTTGTGATATCTTCGATTCGATCCAAATCATTCTGCATATCAATTACAGCTTGTTCAAATTCATTTGATTCAGTTTCTTCTGAACTAACAGTTAATTCTTCTTCGATTTCAGATAAGGTCATAATATGTGATTCATCTATCTGCGCTATCTTAGGCTGCGGTATCACAGGGATGTTCACTGTAATCAGCGACAGACAGGTAAACAAAGTTGCAAAATTATAAAACATTTTTTATCCTCCTTTTAATGAGGATACCGGTATCATAATTATTCGTGCGTCCACGAAGTAGCTTACCGCTACAAATACTTATTCTCTTTTTATTGGAATAAATTTTTGATTATCGCATCATTGCGATTAACTGATTTTCAGAAATAATTGGAATACCTAATTCTTTGGCTTTTTTATTTTTGCCAGATGTGGATTCTATATCATTATTTACAAGATATGATGTTTTTGCACTAACACTTCCAGATACTTTCCCACCATGTAATTCAATCTCTGCTTTGGCTGCATCTCTATTTTCGAAATGTTCAAGGCTACCGGTAATAACGAAAGTTTTACCTACCAATGATTTAATATCATCCGTGGTTGCCAAGGAAATAGGTTTTTCAAAAGTAAATTCTTTTGATAAATCATACATATCATTGCAATGCTTTCTGAAGAAATCGTTCATAGAATTCACAATACTATCACCAATGCCAGGAATATTCTTAAAATATTCTGCACCGTATACAGATAAAGTGTGCATGAAATTATCAAAATTGCTATCTACTATATTTGAAATATCTTTGCTTGCTGATTTTCCGACCAATGGAATTGACAGAGAATATATAAATCTCTGAAGTGAAGTGTTACGAGATTTTTCAATAGAATCAAGAAGCTTTGTAACAGATCGTTTACCAAATCCTTCTAGTATACTCATTTCTTTTTCATGGTCAGATAGATGATAAATATCTCTAATAGATGTTAGCCATCTAAGATCAATAAATTTCTGAATTGTTGCTTCTGACAGTCCATCGACATCAAGAGCATTTTTACTTACTGCATGACTAAGTTTTCCAAGAAGCTTACCTTTGCAATCATCATTGATACAAATAAGAACTTCTGAATCATTATCCTTTACGATTTTTGTAGGAGAACCGCATATAGGACATTTATCAGGAATAGTAAAATTACCACTCTTATCGATGCTGTCATGTACTTTAGGAATAACCATATTGGAACGATATACTCTAATTCTATCTCCGATTCCAAGAATCATATCTTTAATATGCGTAATATTATGAAGTGTTGCTCTTGTGGTAATAGCTCCATTCAAATCAACAGGTTCGAAAACTGCTACTGGATTAATTAAACCTGTTTTAGAAGTATTCCATTCAATATTAGTAAGCTTGGTTTCAAACAATTCGTCTTCATATTTATACGCCATTGAATGTCTGAAGAATTTATCTGTTCGTCCCATAGAATCAGCTACTTTATAATTATCTACTGCTACAACCGCTCCATCATAAGGGATATTAGCTTCTTCTGCTAATGCTCTTACATCATCAAGGAAACTGATTAAGTCATCTTTTGTATGACCTTTAGAAAATTTCACAAATGGCACAATTTCAAATCCATTTTCTTCAGCTAAAAACAAATCGTAGCTTGGATTTTTATGATCAAATCCTTTAATTACTCTCCATCCAACAAATCTCATATTTCTGCTTGCAGCTTCTTTACTATCTAATAATTGTAATGAACCAGACACTAGATTTCTTGGATGGCTATATTTCTTATTAACAGGTAAATCATCATTGATCTTTCTAAAAGTATCCCATCCGATAATTGTTTCGCCATCAATAATCAATTCACCTTTATATGGAATCTCTTTTGGAACATTATTCATGGTCAAAACATTTTGAAGAACATCCTGTCCTATTTCTCCATCGCCACGAGTCTCTGCCGAAACAAGCTTTCCGTCTAAGTATCTTAGCGAAGTTGTTAATCCGTCACATTTAACAGATATAAAGTAATCATTATCTCCAATAAAATTGATTAACTCATCAACAGATTTCGTTTTATCAAGAGATAGCATCGGATGGTTATGCGTCACTTCCTTTAATTCATCTGCGACTGAATAGCCAATATTATGAGTAGGACTATCTGCTAACACAATTTCCGTAGTATACTCAAGTGTTGCTAACTCATCGTACAGTTTATCCCATTCGTAATCTGACATAATTGGAGACTGATTATAGTACGCATTAGATGCATCATTAAGTGTATTAATAAGCTCTTTCATTCGTTCAATTTTTTTCACGTTGTTATTACCTCCTCTCCGCAAAACTCTTTTAAATATGTAAGCATTTGATCTTCTTCTGGAAAGAATAAATCTATTTTCTTTTCAGAAGCCAACCACCCAAAAAAGTTACTGTACAATTGTCCAAATCTCCAATCTGGAAATGATTTCTTATGTATCTCACATAACTGTGAATAAAAATTATCTAATCTTTCTGGATTTCTAATTTCAATCACCTCCATATCTTTCAAAATCACTCCATGCTTTTATTAACAATGGCAATCCGAAAAATCCTTTTCCTGTATATATTGCGATGTGATAATCGCCATTAAAAGTTACTACAAGATATTCTTTATTAACGACTAATTCTGGATCATTTTCTATATATTCTTTATACATAAAACCTCCTCCATTTGAAATGAACAATTAGTTGGCTTCGTACATAATTAATTCTTTTGCATATGGTAATGATTCAATCCACTTACAAAATGTATCTACCCATTCTTCTTTAAGTCTATGATATCTACGTTGAAAATACATGTTACGCAATTCTGCATAATTGGTATCCAAGGTTCTCATTTGTTCGAATCCTTCTGGCAACATACGTTTTGCCCTAACAAGAAGTCTGTTCATTTTTTCGCTATCCTTGGTTGTTCTCTGTATTTCTTTATATTCCAATCTCATAGCTTCCAACTTATTTACTGTATTGATCCACCAATCTATGTCTTCATCACAAATAGCAAACATATCTAATGTAATAGGTTTATTGTTATTAAGTAATTTATGCATTGTAGAACAGCTATTTTTTGTATTGAAATGATATGTATCTGCTTCAGACCACCAATATCTAGGCATATCTGTATCTACAGCTACATGAATCATTCTCATAAATTTACAATGCTCAGAACCAGCTTTAATAAGACTCTGTGCAAGTTTCATATCATTTTCTCCGATGTAGAAATTAACTCCATACTCAGTAAAATAATTTTTTAATTCTTCGTGATACCAAATACCATCCCAATATAATTTTCCGCTATCACTTCTATCCCAAGAATTCTTAGGATTTCTCATCCCACGGAAACTGTGTTCAAACCCCCATACTTCTATATTTTCAAATTTCAAGCTTAAATCCTCCTATTTATCAAATCCAAATGAAAGTCCAATTTGATTACGCTTTACTATTTCATTTTCTGCTATATGCTCTATCATTCTATCTGTCATATCAATAATTCCAGAGACATAACTATTGTCTACGTCTTCATTTTTGCAATTAATGGTATCTCTTAATACCTCAATAGCTATTTTATATACATCAACTTCATCCATTAAATTTTCTCCTTATTAGTCCACACATACTCAGAAAACTTGTCCCAGTTCATCATTACTTGATCATAAATATCAATCTTAATATCATCTGCTTCTCCAACCCAAGGTAAAACCAGAACTTCATATTGTGATTTACTCCAAAAGTAATACATCAAACTTTTTCTGAGCTGCACAATAAAATCCTCTTTGTTCAAATTAGATTTTAATAATTCATAAACTTCTTTTCTAAAACTTCCATGTTTAAAAATGTTCCATTGAATAATTTTTCTTGCGTTTGTATCATGATAATATACATTCCATTCCATCAATTGTCACCTCACATTTCCTCTACATATACTGCAACATATGCATTAATACTTCCGCCACATTTAGGAAATACAATGCTTATATCACGGATAAAATATTCTTCTCCATCTGTGTCAGCAATATCTTCTGTATTTATTTCTAGTGAGATTTCATTTTCTTTCATGTAATGTAATGCTTTGATTAGCTCACTAATATTGTCAATTTCGTCATAACCTTTTAATTTATAACCTTCGTAGTTATTACTAAAAGCAATAATTCTTACGTGCATTTATACCTCCTATATTAAATTATTCTCTAGTGGGTTAATAAGCGAATTGCTCTAAGATTTTAAAAAATTAAATCGAAACTACAGTACAATAATAATCTATATCGAAAACTAAAATAGCTTTATAATATTTACTATTGCACGAAGATGATTCAATTTTATAACCACTGGATATGTATTTGTTTAATTGATTTTCAAAATCTGCCTTATCTTCAATTTCTAAAATTACACACTTTTTCATTATTTATTTCCTCCTTACGAAAGCGCAGTTTGATCTGCTAAAAAATGTACTTTTGATACTCAAAAGCGTCCATTGGTCTCAATTTAAACAAATTTTTTTCATGCATTGAATCAATTTTTGCCTTGATATCTAAGTCATCAATTTCGCCAGTTCTGATATATCTATCAAGCACGTCATAAGTAAAACCAAGATTGTCTTCATCCGTCTTTCCACATAACCCATCTGTAGGCGTTTTGTCTATTAATTTAGTTGGAAGATCTAGTTCATGACCAATAGCTTTTACCTCTGTAACTGTTAAATAAGATAATGGACTGAAATCCCCTGCTGCGTCCCCAAATTTTGTGGCGTATCCTACATAATCTTCTGAATAATTACATGTATTTGCAACACGGCCATTTAGAGACTGCGAAATTGCATATAGAGTAGCCATACGAACACGAGCTGGAAGATTTGTAATAGTTTGAGAACTCACAGAAATTTCAGGAGAGAACTGCTGAATGATTCCATTTACGGCATTATAAATATTCATTGTGTAACTCTTGATACCTAAGTGATTAATAAGCATATCAGAATACTCAATATCTGATTGTTCTCCACATGGCATTTTTACACCAATTACTCTGTCTTTCCCAAACGCTTCTACAAGTAATGCTGCGACAACAGATGAATCCTTGCCTCCTGAGATGCCTACAATAAAATTACATCCTTTTCCATTATGCTCTTCCCAGTCTCTTAACCAATCAATAATTTTATTCTTAACTTTCTTTGCATCAAACATATGTTATCTACCTCCTTACATTCGATTCATCACATCATAAAATCGAACTAAATATTCATACACATTTTCAGGAACTAATTCCTTTACTCTATTAAATTCACCTTTTTCACACAAATCTCTTACTAAACTGGATGATGTATGATTTTCTGGAATTTTAATCTCTGTAAAGTGATCTCTATAATTAGTCAAATTAGCATCTTTCAATGCTTCATTCAAATTTTGCCCTTCTCTTACACATGCGACAAAATTATATTCGTTTACAAATGGTTCCCAATTATACCAACTGGTTAAAGTTTTGATGTTATCCATTCCAAGGCAGATATAATATTCATTGAATTCATAATTCTTTTCCGCTTCTTCTCTTAACTGAGAAATTGTATTATACGTTCTCTGCGGAAAGAAACTTGTTGTCTCAATATCTAATGCATGAATATTATTTTCAGCACAATTATCCATGGAATTGATTAATTCAACTCTACAATATCCAGGAATTAATGTTTTCTTTTTAGCTACATATGTATCATGAGCCGGTATAAAATAGATGGAATCGGCATTAACTGCCTTTTTAGCAGCTAACGCCATATCTACATGAGCATTTGTAATAGGATTGAAACTACCAGGAATAAGTAAAATTTTATTCATGTTCCATTCTCCATTTAATACATCTGTTTAAATAATCAACATAGTCAGGATTTTTACACATACCTTTACCGACAACATCTGAGATTTTCGCTACATCCATTCCATTACATTTAGTTGTCTTCATTACAATATTTAAAGCCGGTACGTCGGTATCATTGCTCAGATACGTGCCAATTCCAAATGCTACGTTTACTCTACCGTTAAAATGTCTAAATAACTGATCAGCTCTTTCAAAATCCAAACTATCGCTGAATAACAATGTCTTTGTCTTAGGATTAATCCCCAAAGATTCATAGTGGGCGATCATCTTTTCTCCCCATTCAAACGGATCGCCGCTGTCATGTCGCACACCGGAAAATAAAGTTGCATATGTTAATTGGAAATCTTTCAGGAAGCAATCAGTTGTAATTGTATCTGTTAAAGCAATACCATTTAATACTCCATACTCTCTTACCCAGGCATCCAGTGCATACCAATTAGAATAAGAAGGATTGTGTTTGTGATTACCCTGTCCAGTACACATAATCCATTCATGAGCCATGGTTCCAACAGGAGTAAGATTATATTTCTTAGCAAGATATACATTAGATGTGCCTATGAATTTTGAAGAGCAATGAGCTGTATCATTTAGATGAGAAAATTTCTGTACTGCTAATTCCTGTGCTTCAGCAGATAGTCTACGTCTCAGTCCAAATTCAGAAAATGTACCTGCATACCACTTTCCACTCTTAAGATTTTCATACTTCTGGTCGAGTCTTTCTTTGAAGCTGTTAAGCAATTCATCGTAGTTATATGCCATTCTAAAATAAACTTCATTTACAATCGCTAGTGTAGGAATCTCATACATGGATGTATTCAACCATGTGCCTTTTGTCTCAATAGATAAACCGCATGGAGAATTTGTTGTAATCTCAAAATCTTCATATCGAGGCTGCCACAATCTCAGAAAATCTACATATGATCCTTTCATCCACTTGATATTATCAATGTATGTGAGTTCATCTTCTGTGAATCTAAGACCACAGTACATCTTAATCTGTCTTCTGATCTCCTCTACCATTACAGGTGTAAAGAACACACCTTTATTTCGACACTTAAAGCTCCAGGTGGTCTTATAATCACTGAACTGATGATAGATTGCCTGACCCATTGAAAATTTATACATGTCTGTCTCTAATAAACTATTAATAATCTGCTTCATATCATAATTCTCCAATCACATTAATCTGACAACTCTTCATTACTTCCATAGCTGCCTTATGTCTTTCTAACGTAGATCCTGCACAGCAACTAGCGTCTACAGTTACCTCTGCTTCTGGATATAATGTTTTTATAATGAGAGCGTTTGTAACTACGCAAATATCTGAATCCAATCCACAAAGTTCTATTTCAACATTTGGATAATGACCACAGATATAATTTCTTAAATCATCATCCCAAAATCTGTTTCCAAATGTATATTTATCGATAATTTTATAATTGCTAGGAATGATTTCAAGACCTATATTCCATCCATGTGTTCCTTTGATGCAATGTTTAATAGGAAGTTTCTTTCCTTCAGATGTTTCCAAATAATCTTCTTGATGGGTATCTCTTGTAAAAATAATGGTGTCTCCATTTTTCTGATATTCTAAAATCTTGTCCTTTACTCTAGGAACGATGGCTTTTGCTTCTTTACTTCCAAGCTCTCCATCAATAAAATCATTCTGCATATCTACTACAATCAAAATTTTTTCCATCATTCTACCTCTTTCCCTTTACTTTCAATCCTATAGTTTCAATAATATGTTCCAAGCATTCTTCATCTGTAAATCTATGAGTCCAAATAATATGCTTAATCTTTTCAATATTTTCATAAGCAGCGATTAAATCATCATAGTCAGATTTATAAGTTTTGTTACCTTTCGTCCAAATTAAATGATCATCATTTGCATCTATTATCATATTATTCTCCAAATGAAAGCCGTATTTAGTCTTCTCCAATATAAATCCACAGTAAATCATCGTTATCACAATGAACATTCATCAAATTCACATATGAAAAATAGATTACACATGGATATTTATCTGGTATATTTTCAAATTTACCGCTTCTGTTATAATATTCTCTTACTGTCTCAAGAACTTCGCCTGTTTCTTCGTCCCATTTTCTTTCAAAGCCATAATATGCTTCATATTCCTCTACACAACTGAAAAAGTTTTCAGTTTTTTCTATAAATTGAATCATCTCTTCTTCTGAATTAATGACATTTAAAGGATAAACAGGCGTGAATGCATCACACGAGTTACACCAACTGCATGGAATAATTGCATTTTTTATTAGGTTTGGTTCTATTTGATTTCTGATTTCACAAGTATGTAATCCACCAATGAGATTGTGATGGATGCATATATCACAACATTTTTCATCATTACAATTCGTTAACTTTATGATTTCATGGTTATTATCTTCAGCATAAACCGGTTGTAATTTGTATCCAGTATCAGTTTTTATGATATTCTTAAATCTATTGAGATAAAAATCTCTATCGTCCATTAAATATTTATTCATACAAAACCTCGAATCAATCTGTTAAAATAAAATGTATATACTGTCCAATATGTTGGTTTAGTTCATAATCCAAATTATGTCCACCAATGATTAGATTATCTATATCAAATCCTGTAATGGTATATTCAGAGTATCCAACATAGTGTCCTTGCGTTAGCAAATTTCCAACTATCATATAACTCTCAAAATTCATTTGTGCTTCTTCTAAAGTACATTATTCATCAGAAAACCAAATACTCAAATGTGCATCTTCTATAGTTGTTAATTTCCTTCCAAGTCCTTCATCTATTCTCATGTAATCGAAATAATCCATAATCAGGCAAGAAAGACTTTTACAATTCCAACTATAATCATTCCTACTGTATTTAAGTCCTATATTTCCACAATCGTCTGTATCCAACCATCCTTGCAAAATTAATTCCATTTATATCTTCGTTATTCGTTTTATTCTATATCAATGTCAAGCGGTAATCCTCTACGTCTACTCAACTCAATATCTCCACACTGCAATTCAAAAAGTCTTTCTTCACACTGTTCATCAGTTTCATATCCAGAACAGAACAATCTATCATCAGGTGCTCTCCATTTCTTTGCTAAATCAATGATAAAATATAAAACTGTTCGTTTTGGATTGTATGGTTTTGTGCAGATAATATATCTATCATCTCTAACTCGAACCGTGTATGGTCTTTTCTCTCCTGGAATATATACTTTGTCTCCAATACTTACTTTCATATATTCTCCTTTTGAAACACAAATTTAGTTATAACTTTCCCACTATTTCCGAATCGTTACCAAAAATTTGGATCATCTGGTTTTTCCAAAGAAATTACATAATCTGCTTTGTAATGAGTGCTGTCAATATATCCATCGAATTCTTTATAGAGACGCCAATAATATGGACTGATACCTGCATTCATTTTATTTCTTAACAGCTCCATATTTCTTTTCCGTAGATTGATTTCTTCTCGCATCGCCAGTTTTTGTGAATCCCATATGAGTTTGGGAAGTACATCTGTAAGGTGCATATATATTTCCGCTTCTCTGATATAATCTCTTATGACTTCTATCATGATTGGCAGATTATCCTGTAATATCTTGTCGCCTCGTAATGTATACTGATATACCGCAAGTATCAAACGATTATTACAATCTCTCGGATTTATCAGTTCAGCAACTTCAAATCGTGACTCATCATATAAATTTGTTTTATTCTTCATAGATATTTTTTCCGAAATCGTTATATTCTCTGCCTTCAATAACATTAGATAAACATTCTTTACATTTTTCCAATGCATAAACATATGCGTTGTTATAGATCATCTGATCATGTTTCTCAGTATGGCTTTCTAACATACTATCTATTGCGAAATCAATACCGTCTGAAAATCTATTAAGTCTTTCAAAAATATCAGATTCATCATTAAAATGCACACCAGTAGGTTTTGAAATATTTTTAATATAGTTATTTGTGGCTTCTGATTCTTGTTTTGTAGCATTTCTCATAGCATATTCGAATGCTCTTTTTTCATCTTTTCCGAGCCATTTTACCCATGCTCCACAATCATTACAGTACAATCCAGTTGCACTACTTTTTGTCTCTGTATGTAAAGAGATACTTCCACACTTTTTACAACGGTTCTGATACATAATTATTCTCCTTTACTTCCAACTAATAATCCAATATGGATCATTCATAGGACATCCAGTTTCTACTTTATATCCTAATCCTTTTAGTTTTTCTACGATTCCATGCTTGAGACTACCATTTCCACTAATTGAAAATTTTCCATCTGCAATGGCTTTATTAATTTTCTTTGTAATCTCAATCAATTCTTGCGTACAACAATTTTCAATGTTTTCCTTTGTCATTTGACTTGCTTGAGATGCAGATGGAAGTATATTTTTCGGTGGGTTTATTTCAACATCATACTCAAAAGTAGAATCTTGGCATATATACTTGGAACTACATCCAATACAACATTTATAACTTCTACTACCTTTTGGATATTTACAACTCATACCTGGTTATTCTCCTTTTTTACATTGTAATAACTCATCTCTCAAAACATCTTCTATTCTATATAATTCTTGTCCGTTTATAATATCATTTTTAATACCAAGTATTTTCCAAGCGTGTTCACCAGCAGATTGGAACATATGAAAATAATAATCTTCGTCAACATTATAATTTTTGACATTATATTTTTCTGCTCTTTTTGGTGTAAGAGCATATTCATAAAACTGCCTGACCATATCTAAAAGAGCAAGTTTTAATCGCAGGTTTTCTTCCTTCAGCCCCATATTAATTCTCCTTATTGATTCTTCTAAAATTCTATTTTCTGTCCTACATATTTTTGAAGTTGATCTAACACATCGGAAGGATATGTTTTAACAACATAATTAGCATCAAGAGTTATCTTTGTGATTACATTGTTATTATCTACATAAATCTCACCTAATGTTCCTCCTGGTATTCGAATATAAATGCTGTGATCACCAGTAATCAGAATATAATGATGCCAAAAACCATCTGGATCGATTCCAGCTAATTTATCTAATTCGTATGTAAGATCACAATAATAATCTTTTCTTCACTTTCTGTTTCTTTCAAGACGCTCAATTTTATCATTTTCACTATCTGCTCTATTAAAAGGAATAACTCTACCATCTTCAATGCAAGTCAACATCACAACATTTGCTTTGTTGTCTATTGCATCAAATTGTTGCTTATGTATTCTGACAGTCCTAATCGAACTAAAATCTACATTAAAACTCATAATTTACACCCACTCTTCCAACTTATATTCTTTGCCGTTCAGTGACTCAATAGCAGCTTCTTTTGAAAAGAATACAGTCTTTCCAATACTATTCTTTGTGAAAGTTCCGCAATAATAATGTCTACCTCTCACAGAAAACGTATACCTTGCTCTAATCTGTTTCTTATGTACATGACACTCCTTGATTGAATATATATCATGATAATCCTTACTAATAACCCATACAGTCTGTCCAATCTCTACATCTGGAATAGTATTCTTCTTGTACTCGTCAAATACTTCTTTTAAAGACATTTCGTATTTATTCCAAACTCCATCATCAATATCAAATCCATTATCTGATAAAAACTGCAATAATTCGTCAATGTCTACCAATTGCTTATTGATTAATTTATCAGCCATTTAATTATTCTCCTTCTGTTCTACATTAAAGGTATAATCATCCCAATACAAATCATCAATATCCTTACTCGCCATTTCAAACGGCATTTTATATTCTGTAATCAGATATGATCTTAGCTCTCCCATATCTGAAAATTCTTTTCTTTCTACTTCTCTTGTACTATATCCATCATCATAGTCTTCTTCTACAACAAGAATAAGTACATTAGATGTCATACTAAGCAATTTCAAAATTTCTTTAGCGTTTGAATCATCTGTCATTTCAGATAAAAGAGGTTTGATGAACTGGTTTTTCTTAATCTCATTAATTACTTCCTTATTATCAGCAACATTTTTAATTACTTCTAATGCAAAATCAGACCATTTCAGTCTCAATAATCTTTCAATAAATCGTCCTAAATATGAATTTGGCGTATCGTTTAGCTGAACAATTTCAGAATCAATTAACTCTCTTACATAATCATGCGCTTTCTTTAAGTCATAGAAATTTGTCACTCTTGCAGGATCAAATGAATATCCACTATCAAAATGATGAATCATATCACATAAGTAATGTTTACTCTTAGTCATTTTATTAAGCTTATCCAATATTTCAAATGCCTTTTCTTTGTATCCAGAATTACCTAATGTACCATTGTAAAATATCTTGTCCTCTAAATTGAAATAGTCGTAATGTTTTACAATGTTCTCAAGCAATTCATCGGCAGTTTTAATTTCTTTCTCTACTCGAAACTCTGATACATAATATTTACAATATGCGTCCTGTTCACTCTGTAGTGGCTCTATGTAAAATATTCTGTCTCGTTCAGGAATACCGTTAAACAACATTCTGACTGCGAACACATCTGTGCAATCAGTCTTGATTTTATTGTTGTATAGGTTCACATGACCAGATTCAAGTGCTGCAATACACTCTTCATATTTTATCATGTCTTCTTTATACTTTTTATTCTGTTCAGTCGTAACCTTTTTCTTGCCATTCTCAGGTGTTGGCTTATTTGGTTTTGACATTATGATATATTTACAACTTGACGCAAAATTACTTGCATTCCTTTTCTCTAAAGAAAAATGATAATATCCCAATGTTTATCTCCTTTCCTACCTTATGACTTCACTTGAAAGATTTCTTTCATTATTTCTTATGTTGCACTCATCAATAAGTCCTGATTAGCATATTCAGCAACTCTCGCAGTTCCAACCTCAAAAATTTCCTTATCCTTTTCAAAACATATGTAATTCCTATTCGTATTCATAGCTGCAACTGCAGTTGTACAACTTCCTGCACACGAATCAAGAACTAAATTGCCTGGATTTGTGTATGTCTTGATAAAATACTCACACGCTTCAACCGGTTTTTGGCATTGATGTAGGTTACTTTTCTGAGTATCCCACTTAAACTGCAGAACATCTCTTGGGTATCTTTGTGTACTACCACCACCTGAAATACCAGTCTTTGTTGCACCATAACAATTACCATCTGTTGTATGTTTTGTATAAGAATGAACAGGTGTATGTCCTTCTGTCATTTGTGGATTATAAGTAGGGAGTTTCTTATAGAAAATTAAGATATTTTCGTGTGCCTTCATAGGCATTTTCTTTGCGTTTAGATGACCAGTTGCTTTGGTCTTTTCGATAACCCACTCATAACGATACATATTCATATTGCTACAAGCAAGTTTCTTATCAAATGGAGATTGTGCCCATAATGCTATACAACCATTATCTTTGATAATTCTCTCGTATTGTTCCCATAACGGATCGAATGGAATTAGCACATCCCATGAATTCTGGGTTGTTGAAAACGGAAGATCAGTGAAGATAAAATCAACTGACTTATCATTAATCTTTTTCATACCTTCAAGGCAATCTTCGTTATATATTTTGTTAATCTCTAACATTTTTTACTCAGAGCAAATCCAGATTTAATGCTGCAGCAAATCTCTTGCTCCTTTCAATGTATTATTCTCTTAATGAAATCTATGTTTACTGTGACAGTTCTTTTAACATTCTCTTTAAATCTTCATCGTCTGATAACACAACATCATAGTTAAATGGAAATTGTCTCTTGATTCCTACTATATCTTCATCCTTTGAATATACGACCTCCGTTACTCCGATCATGCACATTTCCATATATTTATCAGACAATTCTTTATCTGATATTTTATCTGTTTTGAACCAATAGTCTTCATGTTCGTCTTTTCTATCTACTCTATCCAGTGTAAAATTTTCTTTATTCATTTACTTATTCTCCTCATTAAGCCAATCACAATATTTCTGACAAGCCTCTTTACTTCTGAATGCAATTTTTTCCCCATATCTTTTACCATTGTGATATGCAATTACATCATCATTAAAATCATCAAAAATATTTTCTATTCTGAATTCACTGTAATAATCATACGCTTCTACATAATCCTTGTTTGGTTTATAATTTTTAGTAAAATAGACTTTCTTTTCATCCTTATATCTTGGCTTATACGCCTTATGGAACTTAATCTCTTTATTCAATGAAATAACTGGCTCATAAATATACGTTGGGTGAGAACATTTACATTCCTTGGTCACAGTTTCACCATTTGGATATACTGCAACAAGTTTTCTTTCTTCGTTACATAAATTACATTTTGGTTTCTCATGAGGAACACGTTCTGCATACCACACTTCTGAGTCTTCTAAAAGTTTTTCAAAAACTTCTTCCATTGTTTTATTGTAAAAATCTTTCTCTACTTCTCGTTTACAATTGTCGATCTTGTACTGCAAATCTCTTTCTCTACAAGAAAGATCTAAATTTTTATCATTGTACTCTTTAACTTTTTGTCTTAATTCTGCATTTTCTTTTGTTAGTCTGCTAATTTCAGAGTTTACATCTTCACGTAAAATCTCTCTGAACTTTTCTTTTATTTCATCAAAAAATATTTCGCCTTCACTTGGCTCATAAAAATCATCGTATTCTGGATACATATTCTCTCCTTTCAAAAAGAAATTCCGCTTTCAATGGAACTTCATATTATGTTATTCTCTGTTAAAATTTCCAATCATCATTTCTAACCTGAAATACATCGCCGCACTCTTCTATATCTGAATAATTGTACGTTGCAACATTTATTGCATACTTATCAATCTCATAAACTTTATATGTAATATTTGTAAATCCCATTTTCTCCAAACAATACCTACCAGTAGCAATACCATCATACAAGCTTAGAACTTCAATAGGATAATCTCGTGGAATATTCTTCAATCCATAATTTAAAATATGAATAATTACTTCTGCCGTCCATCCATTGCCAATTTGTTTATATCTCTGAGTTGCACTGTTTTTGGGTGCTGCCGTATAATTATCTGGTAAGGTCTGTAGTCTTTCACATTCTAATGGTGTTAATTTACGGATAAGATAATATCCATCTTTTAGTTTTATTGGATATAATCCATCTTTATAGCCAATAAGACCATCTTTAACAAGATAGATCATTTTCCCATCAACAGATAAATTTCCATTCTCATACCATTCAATCTTTTTATATTTGCTTAAATCAATTACTTCTATTTCTTCACACATAACATTATAGGTAACACCTTTATGCAGATTTGCCAATAGACACTGAGACTTATCTTTATTAGATACTTGAATATATCCAAAATCAAAATGATTTCTTCCACCTGCTACAGTTCTGACCATATATTCCATTTCTTTTTTCGCTGAGATGTTTAAAACTATCTTCTGTAATGGAAATTGGTGTCATATACAAACCAGTTTTTGCACCTTGACCACCACCATTACTTGTAAGATTTACACTCTTTCCGTCAGAACTATAAACTCTATGTGCTTGAGCTGTTGTATCAATATCGCCAATACGAACAGGTTCATTATCTGTCTGTACAACATTGCCAGATTGATGTTTCAATAAATATGCATTTTCATTCTCTACAATCCCATATTCAAGTATATCTTTTAAGAATATATGTCTATCACTTGGTTGTGGAACATTAGGAATATTTGTACAATATATTCTTTTTCTTTGTTGTGCCGATACTAGGGCACTATTAATATGTAAAAGTGAATAACCAAGTTCTTCACTAATTTGATTCTTAATCTCATCGGCTGCGGATTCATTATTTTCATATAAAAATATGTCTGGCTTCCATTTTTCTTTTGCTATTACATAATTTAGAAATAATTCCCATCCTATGCCTTCAGCTTTTGTTTCACGATTCTTCCTCTGAGCAATAGACCAGTGTGTGCATGGAGAACCACCAATTAACAATTTTAATGGCTCTCCAATACTGATCTTTTCTCGCAAATTATTTTTTTCATCTGGTATAGGTAGACGTACCTATTTTAGATGGTTTTGTAAAACATTGTTAAAAAAGAAAGGATTTAACAGTAAATTCTAGGATAAAATGATTGCGCAATCTCTGTAGATTAAAGCATTTTGACAGAGAACTATGAAAAAAATATTTCTTTGTATTTTTAAGTCTTAATGACTATTCTAATCGTGTGATAACGGTAATTAGAAAAACTAATCACTTCACATGTTTGATATTTTTCATCATATTTATCTAATAAATGCTTTCCATCGGATAATATATAACTTCCTTTTTTATAAACCTGTAATAGATTTTTTAGAATCATTTTCTTTCATTTCCTTACAAAACTGTTTATATTTCCTGGTATATTCATAAGAATTGCCGAAAATATTATTTACTGCCTTATACAATTTAGGCTCATATTTTTCAATTACTTCCAATTCATATTCAAAATCTCTTCCGAAGGGACAACCAGCGCAACCCGTTCTTTTTAATCCATATTCTGTATAGCAACTACTATGCTCGATTGCATAAGCAACATCATAACAATCTTTATCGTTGTTCTTATACCAGAATAAAGGTCTGTAGTTATCACAGCCAGAAGCGTTTTCATCAAAACAAGATTTATATGCCGTAGCTCTAGTTCCACCCTCTGCTTTCCTAACTCCAATAATATTTAGATCATAATTTACTTCATTTATAAGCTTATGCATTACATTTTTCTTAGCATATAAACAACATTTTGAAGATATGTTAAATTGTGGCGGATATTTAACCATGTATTCCTTTAAATACTTATTTCTACGAATATTGAAAGTATCTGATTTCTTCTTATTACACCACCATTCCAATGCACTTTTACATCTCGGATATTTCTCATATAATTCTTCAAAAGATTTATCTTCCCACCTAAAATTGTGTTTTTGCAATCTTGAAATATAATCGCTGACTTGCTTTGATATGAATGGCTGACCATATTGTTTACATGATACGGGAATTGGTTTTATTGCTCTATATGAATAAATTTTTATATTGTATTTTTGTTCAAGATATTTTAAGTGATCTTTTGTTGCTTGATACTCTAATCCAGTATCAAACCATACATATGTGACTTTATTATATTTATCACATTTCCAAACAATATCAAGCATTACATCGCTATCAGATCCACCGGAAATAGCACATGCAATTTTCTTATATTTATCACTATTTATTTTTGACCATGCTCTTATTAAGTTGTCTCCTATTACTGAATTCACAGGACAATCCTGTAATAGCTCTTCAATTGTATTAGCTTTCTGTACCAATATGTACTTTCCTCACTGAAAATTATTTCATTTCCGTGAGGTAAAGCCATACTTAGTGAGTGTCCTTTTACGTCACTATCACATTACTTTTTCGATTTATATAAACCAATGATTCGTCTTATAAATCATCGTGACAACCTTTGCTAATCAAAGGTATTAAATACATACGGTGATAAAAAGCTAACCAATCGGCAGCACAGCCTCGCCTAATAAGTCAATGCTGTTTATGCTACACTCTACCATTTTGTGATTAGGATTGTCTCTGTTATAATCTTGGATAAACATATCAATCCAAAAATCTACATATTCATCTTCATCTTTGGAGTCCATAATGGCATATCTATCTACCGTCTTATAATTATTTTTCTCAGTCATATAAGATAAATTAATCTTATATACCGGTAGAGTAATTTTAGTTTTTAGAAAATTTTTAGGATGAATACTCTTTAACTTATTCTTCAAATCATCATCGTAGATTTCTAATGTATCAATTCCAGTTTGAATTGAACAGTTATCAAAAAATTCACTTGGATGCACTGCTGTTCACCACCTTTCTATATATTTATTCTCCATTAAAACAAAGCACAGCCTTGATTCTTAAAAGTATCAATCTGCTTATTCCAATCATCAGAAGTCCAACCAAATTCTTTCATAAGACATTTCTTACAATAAAATTTATTGATATTTCTGCCATGCAGTTTCAAATTCATTGATACAACTTCTTTATGTTTTATTCTCTTTTTACAACCACAACATTGCTTGTTAAAATATTGAACTGCCACTTCATTATCCAGTCCATTGTATTCTGCAAATTCTTCTATTACCTGATCAGTCGGTTCATCTCTAAAAGTACCACCACTCCAAGCTTGCGTAAGATATTCATCTATAGTGCAATTCATAATTATCCATTTCTTATTATTGATGAAATCATCTCTTAAGATATTTCTCCATCTATTGTAAGCATATGGATACCAATACTTATCCAGGATCCATGTTGACTTCGCATAATATGGACATGATACGTGGCATCCGCAGCGAGAATATCCTTTTTTATACTTTGGATTTATTTCAATGTCTTTCCAGATTGTATAAAGCCATACATCCATTTCAGTCCATTTTTTTATAGGTAAAATACCTTGCCAACACGTTTTTCCCCACTCAGCTTCATTTATCCATTCATCTTGATAACTACTACGAGTATTAGATTCTTCGTTTCTCATTCCCATCCATATAAGATTCGGATGATTGTGGTCTAGCTGTGAAACCATTACTCCAACTTTGAATATACGGCAGCAAAAACGACTCATTCTCGTTGGTATCATATGGTCTGACTCTATATACTGATAAAATCCTCTATCGGGATTCATGATCTCGCAATTATAAAATTGTTTAGCCATTATATAAGTGTCTGCACAGTCAAGTGAAGTATTATTAAATATTGCCTTTGTGTTTGGATATAGTTTTCTGACGAGATGACAGGTAAGCATTGAGTCCTTACCCATAGATACAGGAATGATTGGAGTGAAGTCTTTAAATTTCACCATCTTCTCCCTAATCAGATTTAGAGAATCGGTTTCGAGTTGTATCAAATGTTCTTTTTGTAAATCAATTAAACGCTTCCAGCTTGATAATGCAACTTCTGATATATTGTCATAATTCTTCAGTTTTATTACTTCTACTGTTTCCAAATCATCGGAAACTTTTACTCTATAAAATTTGTGTTCATGGCCTTGTAAATCAAATCCTTTTATAATTTGTTTATCAAGCCAAAAATAACCTTCCATCAAATCAGGTAATTTCTCACCTGAAGTATTTCTCAAAAATGTAATATACTCATCGTATATCGGATTCATACCAACCATTTACCGAATCCATCGGTGAATGGTAATAGAACAATCGGCTTGGTTTAGAGCCACTCCGTTTTATTTTACGTTATGATTCACCATACTAATCTCATAACAACCTAGTTTCACTAGGATAAGGTACTCTCCTTTCTTGTTCTTAAAATTTTCATTTATTTGTCCTTTATCTAAATGGGTTCATTATAAGGTGATTAGGTGAATCAATTACTCGATTTGAATATTTGAAATGCTTTAAAAAATCAATTATTTCTCTTGTATCCTTATTGGATAATTCCATAAATTCTACATATTCTGGATGCCCTTTAATACAAACAACAGCCCAAGATCGATCATAAGGACAGGTATCTACTCCTACGTTTGTCATAGAATTCATAAGTTTATGGCAATCGTCTACGAGCCGATACGATTTTAAGTAAATATTTTCTGCACTATGTAGGCTCTTTGCAGCTTCTTCATTCTTCTTCATTGCCACTTCAAAATCTTGTAGTTCTTACTTAAATAGCCATCTTTTGAGTTTTTCTCTTAGCCTCACTTTTTTCACCTCACGATCTAATGTAAATCTTTTTAGAATAAACCTCCGAACAATTCATTAAATTTTTCTATTGTACTAGATTTTCCACTTTCAATAGTATCAATAAGCTTATGTTCACCTTTTGAATTTCTCATAACCTTATATCCATCAAGCTTTGCTTGTTGTAGTGTAGAATCATAATCACTATTATATATTTCTGTGACGCATGATTTTCTAAACGAATTGTCTAAAGCAGATTTATATTGAATCAACTTTTGATATCTTATATCCATATTTATTCTCCTGTTGAATTTTTAGATTCGTAACTACCAAGGCTCTATCTGCTCAATTTGAACGGTTTTATTACATTCAGTTACTTCGATATATACTGGATCTCCATCCCATATATCAAATATAATAGGCTTTGTTTTATCCTTTACTTTTTCAAGTTTGCTAATTAACTCTTCTGTAGTCATAATCTACTCCATAAAATACGACTTCATATACACCACTTCATTTACACTACCATTCTTGCTTGTCTCTGAGTATTTGAAGCTGTAACTGGTCACATTTGACAAGGTTCCTTTCTTATGATTATTCTGAAATTCTTTTGCAATTTTGTCCATACTACACCCTCTTATAATTTATTAATTAGAGACTAAGTAGTTAATGTTCTTACAATGTTTCTTCGCATATTCAATTTCTGATTTCGTTGATTCTCCAATATAACCACCAACATTGATTACAAAAATTTCATCAGCAATATCAATTTTTCTCTTATGCATATCATCTAGCATTAACTTTTGCTCGTCAGAAAATTTATCACCGGCATGTCCAAAACATCCAACAGAGATAACAATATTTCCTTCTAATGTTAATTTCTTTTGTACTTCCATAAATTGATCTTTAAATTTCGTACTTCCGCACAAAGTAATTACTTTATATTTTTCAACCATTACTACTCCTTGCTCGAAACAACGCTTTCATCTGAATATTTTGACCAATCAATAGCCACATACTGCTTGTAACGAGGATAATATGTAGTAGTTCCAGTCTGTTTTCTACACCAATCATCTAATAGTTCCTGTAAAGATGCTTCGTCACACTGTTCATAAGCATCATCATGTAAATTTGCACAAGCATCTTCTATTATATTGGCTGCATCAATAGAAATCTTTTCAACAGAAGTAACCCATAATCTCTCTGGTCTATTATCCTCATCTACATAGTTACAATAATAATCATCAAAGAAGTCATCTACCGTGTCATAATATTCATCGAATTCTTCACAATAAAGCATAGTGTTAACATCTTTTTCATTGATTTCAACAGCATTTGCTACTTTCTCATTCCATTCATTTATTCTATTTTCTTCATCAGCTTTCTTCTGACCTTCACAATCACAATGTAAATATGCTTGATTTTTATAAGGTCGTCCGCAATAAGGACATAATCTCTGCACTCCATTATAACAGCTCCGACAGAACGATAAAGCTTGATGTTCATATGGAAAACGATATTTTCTGCCAGCTTCTGAGGTATCACCTTTAATTCCATATATATTATCTTCTATTCTCATACCAAGTCCATTACACACAGGACAAATTCTTTCATGTTCTGTGAGATTTTTGATGAGAATTTTAGGGAAAGACTCTTGAATTGTTTTATATAAATCTACTGTTTCTATACGTATCAATTACACCACCTGCTCTCACAATATCCATAACATCTTCTTCATTAATGACATCTCTTGAACTAAGAGTAAGACTATCATCTATTCTATATGTAGCATCCTTTAATTCCTCAATTAATTTATCTACATCATAAGCGCATTTTTGACTATTCAAAATCTGCATTACTTCTGATTTTCTAACATAACCCATTTCTGAAGGAAGTTTAGATAACTCTTTTCGTAAAGTACTTTTGCTTATTAGATCACTCATATTGTTCCCCTAATATTTTCTTTATTTCATTTTCCGTATGATTGAAAAATATTTGCTTAATCTGCATTTTCGGTATTATCATAAGAGTTATATAACAATCTGTTTTAAATTTTTTTCTATTAAATGCAAATGCATCAGTGGCAAACTCTTTTACCTGGTTACATAATTTATTAAATTCTATAAAAGTTCCATCAACTAATATACAAGTAATATATGATTCTTCTATCATTTTACCTCCTTTATAATTACGAAACCTGCGTTTCATTCAATATCTAAAATTTCTTTTGGACAATAGATAATTTGTTTTCCAGCTTTCTGAGCCTTACGGATTGTAGACCATACACCGCCAGACTTATTACCATCCCAAATTGCCAATAGTACGTCACAATGGTCAACCATATACTGATCTCTTACATTGTCACATCCTTTATAAAATTTGTCAGATAACTCAATCCATTCATCTGCTTCATTTTTCAATTTACTATAATATTTATTAGAATCATTATAGTTTTTACATGGTAATACACAATGTAATTTTAAATCTCTATTTTTCTCCATTTCTGGTGAAATTTGTCTATAACTTTCCTTAATGACACAAGCATTTAATCCAATTAAAATATCAGAGCCATTTGCCATACCACAATAAATATCTGATACATTAAGATTAAGAATCTGATTAAAAATCCAATGTCCGATTTTTATCCACTGAATGTTTAATTCATCGTCTGGTAGTCCTAATCTCTGTGGTCTATGTCCTGTCAACGCTACCCTCATTATTTTCTCCTTTTTTATTAAATTTTTTTCCAACCATCAGTAATTCCTGTCATCCAATAAATAATTTCATCTCTGTCATTCTTTAATTTCTCATCTAAGACACGATTCAAAATCTCGTTTAGCCAGTACCCAACATCTTTTCCACTTTTTATATGCATAATATCCATTACATCTTTGCCATTCACTGCTAAATCTTTTAGAGAAAAACATTCATTTTCTCCTAAAACTTCTTCTAAACACCATTGAATATTGTCAATTTTTTGAAGTCTTGATTGCTGATCTATATCTGCTTGTGCTTTAATGTCAGCTCTACGAACATTTAATAGTCTTCTAAACTGTTCTTCTCCAATTTTATTAAGCCATCGCTTAACATATTTCTTTCCAAGTTCAAATGTGGCATCATGATAATAAACCAGTTCAACAACTTTTTCTCTTGTGTCATTATCAAATTTAAGACGTTTCATAATTGTATCAGTCATATCGGCACTTACTTTACCATGACCTTTGAAGTGTCTAATTCCGTCTTCACTATCCTGATAACAATGAGGCTTTCCAATATCATGAAAGAAAATAGCCAAAGATGTAATAAGATCTCTTGGATTCAAATCCGGTTCGCAATCACATTCGTAAGCTTCTACTGCATGTACTGTATGATTCCATACATCATAAATGTGATATATATTATGCTGTTGAAATCCAATCATATCATTAATCTCAGGAATAAATAACGAGAATACGTCATGATATAAAAACATTTGAACGCAAAAATCGCCAGAATTTACAATCTTGCAGAACTCACTATTGATTCTCTCAATAGATATATTCTCTAATTTCTTATACATTTTAGATATATTCCAATCTGTGTCAGGTTCAAGAACAAATCCCAGTTGAGAAGCAAATCTAATAGCACGTAAAATTCTTAATGCATCTTCTGAGAATCTATCTTCTGCTCTCCCAACACATCTTATCTTATGATATTTGATGTCTTCCATACCATTAAACGGATCAACAAGTCCTACTTCGTCGTTGTAAGCCATAGCATTGATAGTAAAATCACGACGCTTCAGATCTTCTACAAGATTATTTGTAAATGTTACGCTATCTGGTCGTCTGCTATCAGAATAATTACCGTCAACTCTATAAGTTGTAACTTCATATCCTTCACCGCCAATTACAATAGTAATAGTTCCATGCTGCAATCCAGTCTCAATAATTCTCTTGTCTTTAAATACTTCCATCATTTCTGTTGGTGTCGCAGATGTTGTAATGTCATAGTCATGAATTTGTCTTTGAAGGATACTATCACGTACACAGCCTCCGACCAAGAATGCTTCATATCCGTTATTTTGTAGAGTATGAATAATCTCATTTGCGCCAGACGGAATTTCAATTTTTAATTCAGATTTCACCTTTTACCACTCTTTCGTTTACACTTGCCACAAAATCATTGATAGCTTTATAATCTGGACTATCTGGAAGACTTGTATTATTCTTTGCATAATCCAATCTCTTCTCATAATCATTTACCATTTCAAAAAACTCTGGAATCGGCTGATCGTTATCATCAAGATATTTACCATTTCGAATATCCATAAGTAAATCATGTTCAACTTCTCTATAAGTGATTATTCTCTCTTTCTCAAGAATATCTAAGCACATCATATAAAGTCTGATTAAATGCATCATATGTTTGGCGATTTTACCATGTTCAATTGCATGTTCGTTTCTTTTACCGATTTTGCCATATTGACGTACAGTATTTTGAAGTTCATTCCACATAGAACAATAATCTCTTAACGGATAATGTGTTAGTTTCACATCCATGAAAATCTCAGTGTCGTATCCTTCCTGAACTGATTTATCAATGTATAACTTCATTGAATCGTCTTCATATGGAGTGTATTTCTTTGTAAAATCAGTCTGCATAAATTCAAGCGTCTTTAAAATGTGTTTCTCCAATTCTGACTGAGACATCTGATGCGCTGCTTTCTGATTCAATCTATAGAGCTGCTGATTCGCATATCCTCCAAATGAATGACAAGCTCTTTTTGATAAGAATAAATGTGCATTGTCAATAACTTCCTGACCAATAGGAGATACATAGAAATAATGTTCTGGCTTGTTACCCAATATCTCAATTGTATTAGGGTTTGTATTGCTTAATAAAGCAACTAACTTATTAAAAGTATAAATGGTTGTGTCTGTTTCATTATTTACAAACTGCTCAAAATTCTCATTTATAAGAATCTGCATCTTGCTATTTAAAGCACAACCACGAATATCTAAGTCACTACCCTCATTATTAGTTCCATATGCATGGCTTCCACCGAGAGTTAAGATAATAATATTGTTACCCAAATTCTTATCTTTTCTCAGGAAGTCATATTCCTCTGATTTTAATTTTTCCTTGATCTGTTCAATTGTCATTATCTTAACCTCCTAATTGTCACGTTTATTGTATAGTTTTCGAGTCAGATGAAATAACGGATTCGTTACTGTATCCCAAATAAGTCATGTAATCACACTTCAAAACCCAGCTTCATAACCCTAAAGTAATAAATATGTGCATTTCCATCAACACTACACTCTTTGTCGTTTGAATAAATTTTTGTAACATTCCCCGTTGCTAAACAAGCATTAGAATTTTTGCCATGCACATAAACGACTGAATCTCCAACTTTTAATTCATTGCCTTTACAATCTTTCATATAATTTTCTCCTTTTTATCAATTTCCTTATAAATACAAAATAATCCATTTGGCTGCTTTACTAACATATTTGTTCTCCTTCGTTATGTACAATTTCATAAATAATGTCATCGTGATAGTTTCCAGCTCTATCTTTAATAGAATCTTTCAGGGTATGTTTCGTTCCATTGTGTTTTTTTTATAAAATTATCATACCCTCTGCAAGCAGGATTGCCACCAACAGCTCTCCATTCAACCCTATGTAATGTACTTACAAGTTCTTCCAGTTTATCAAATACATCTTTTGGGACTTGAAGATTTCCTCTATCAAATGAAAACAGCCCGAAATTATATGCTTTAGATATGTACCAATCTATTACATATCCTAAATAGCCAATGAGTTTTTGATTTTTTGTCTACTATCGCATACTGGAATTGCCAATCTTCAGGGTAATCCGCAATTTAAGGCATCCAGTTACCGTTACCACCTGTTTTATACAACATATCTGTTGTATAAAAATACTTTTGGAATTCTTTAGCTATCTGTTCTTTATATAACACTGCCGGTACTAACATATAATTCTCCTCTATTTTTCATATAATGCATCTTGAAATTGTTTTATAAATTTCTTATGTGCAGATTCCATTTGGCTATCTGTCAATACTCCATGGATATAACAATACTGAATGCAATGTAATAGCTTCTGTAATGGTCTTGCTTTATCACCAAGAGTATAACCCTGTTTATTTACATATTTCTCTAAATTATCAAGTAGTGGATCAAATCCGCTCATGTCTACTATTTTTGCCAATATATTATTCTCCTTACCTTCTACATCTCACACTTCCGCCAGCATCTATATCACCTGATACGTTACCACAAGTTACAGAACCACATGCGTCTATATCTCCTTTGACATCTCCACTGATTTCACAACTACCACCGCAATTAATACTTCCTGAATTGCCGTGAACTTCTACTGATCCACCACAATCAATTTTGTTTACATCTCCTTCGATGGTGACTTTAACATCACAACTATTACACTCTTGAATTGTTTTACCATCTACAATAATCTTTCCATTGTTAATGGCAACATTAGTTCCTGAACATGTGATTGTTTTACCATTAATAGTTATTCTGTTCATTTTTTACCTCCGAATCTTCTAAAGAAACTGTCGATTACTATGCAATTTCATATTTCAATTTTGATATGTCGTATCCCATTTTTTCTAATTCATCAATCCACTTCTGTTTTATTGGACATGTAGCAGTAAAGTTTTTAAACTGTGTTATACAATGATAAACAAGATCTCCAATTTGTTGTTTACCGTATCGAAATTCTTTTAACCCATTTTCATACTCTGAATTTGTAACATATTCTGTTCTAAATGGAGACTGTGGTTTATCCTCTTCTCCAAGAGCAACGCCAACCGCAATATCTTCGCCATTTATTTTTATATATACATCGCTAATTTTATACTTCATATATTTTACCTCCTCACGAAATCCGTCTTTCATTGGCTTTTTGAGTTTCTGAAACGCCCTATTTATGGGCATTTCAGAAATCCTCTACAGTATTATTCTCTATAACTGCATCAATAAGCTCTTAACTGGTTCTCTAGTCATATTTTCTTTCGCCCATGATATGTAACCAGGATCGATTTCATTAATCTGTAATAAAGTTCTTCCCTTATACTTACCAAAAGGCAGTACCCATTCTTCTAATTTAGGTAACTCTTCTTTAGGAATTTCTACGCCACCTAACGCAGAAAGCACTTCTTCAGAATAGGTCATATCCAGATTAGATCTACTTGCTAGATAATCACACATATGTACAAAGAACTGCTCGTCATTTTCAGGCTTAGGCAGCACGGTCTTACTTCTATTTGTAGAAGTCCATTCACCAGAATGACTCTCACATAATCTTGCAATATAAGCCTTTGTTTCAACATCTACATCATGTTCAACAGACGTATCTCTTACCCATTCACCTGCGAGCATTGGATGTTCATGTACCGTATAATGAGATCCGTTTAATCCACATTTGATTGCATCATGAAAAATTGGTGTGCAGCGTAAACAATCTCTCTGTCTTTCGGTAGTCTTCTCTTTTACATACTCTAATCCAAGTACGTAATTCATAACCTCTGCAAACATTAGAATATGAAAAATCTGACCATGAGGCTGACACTGCGTTTTATTATGATACTTAAAAGATGTACTACTTGGAATTGTAAAGATATAATCTGGAATTTTCTTAATCATATCTGCACAATAATTTCGAATTTCATCCGTCTCAAACTTACTTAAAAGGCTTTCAAATACTTTTACTTTATCCATAAAATCCTCCGTTATTTCAATATATTTGAATCCAAACAATTTTTACACAGTTCATAAATCATCCTACCCATATATTCTCTTTTAATAAAATAAATGTGCATATTATTACGATTCTGCCATGTAAGTAATGTTCGCAAAAAAGATGTTGGATTCAATTTTGTTTTGTAGTTTTCAGTGAAAATATCCTCTATACTATCATTCTCTATTAGAATGTAATTTTTATCGATATTAATCATTCTGTTAAATTCTTTGAAAATTCTATCATCATCTTTTGAAGCATTGGCTATATTTCCTGCTAACTCACTTACGGAATTTTTTCTTTCTATGCAAATCTCATCAGAAAAATAGGTATTGATTGAGAAGCCCAATTCAGGGCAACTCTCAATCATAAAACCATAATCTCCTGTTTTTAATGCTTTTGACTTCCATTTAATACTATTTCTATCAAACCATTCCGTTACAGTTTTATTGTTTTGTTCTCTTGTATCAATCAATATCACAAGATGTGATAGTAATTCTTTGTAATTTTTCTCGGTGTAATACTGTTTCATCTACATCTCCTAACAAATTTGATATTCAGAAATCCACCATTCCTGTTCATCCGTTTCTACCCACTCTCCATCCACCTTTTTCATCTTAGGCTTTTTATATTGAGCAGTAACCTTTACAATGTCTCCACGTCTTATAGGATTCTGCTTAAATACTTTTTTACTTACTTTTACAGGGATTGTATTACCATTGGCAAGAGCATATAGTTTAACTCTTGGAGAATAATCAACATTAAGATCTGTTGCATAGCAATATCCAGCATATTTTTTATCAACAATATCCATATATCCTAAAACTTCATATCTAGCATTTAATTTTTCTTTAAATGACATCTTTTCATTAAAGGCTTTTGTCAATTCAAATATGATCGCTCTTGCATCTATTTTCATAAATGTCTTTGTAGTTTCGGAACCGCAATGTTTTCTTATTACATCAAAATCAATTTCCATTCCAAATGCTTTTTCTTTTTTTAATTGTGATAAAAATTTTTTATTTGTGTAAAATTTGAGAAAAACATCAAAATAATTTAGAAGGTATTTTATATCACCATATTCAGAAAAATAATCAATACTAATTAGATCTTGTATTCTACTTTCAGCAATTCCTCTTTCTCTAAGTGCAACTAATAAATCGGTAAAATTACTATATTCTTTTTTTCCAAGTTCATATAATATATCAGCTATGGTTGTAGAAAAATTTTTTATTGAAGAAAGTGAAGGATTTATGCATCCATTTTTCTTATCTATAGTAAATTTCCTGTTATCCAATCTGAATTTATATGTACCAACTTTAATTCCAGCATATTCAAACATTTCTTTTTTATATGCCGATACTTTATCTTTATCTCCTTTGTCAGAATAATGCTGCATCATTACTGCATAAAATTCATATGTATAGTGTGCTTTACAATATGCACCATAGACGGAATCAAAACCGTAACTCAGAGCATGTGAAGCATTGAAGGAATACCTCGATGCAGCTTCTATAATTTCCCACGTCTTTTCAAAGCCATCATCTGTACCTACATTTTTTATCCATCCATCTAATAATTTAGCTTTTAGTTCAATTAATTCTTTCTCTTTAAATTTCTTTTTGCTTATTTTTTTGATGATAGCATAAGTTTCTGTTTGTTCGATACCCAGCCATCCGAGATATGTCATGATAGATTCTTGATACATCATATAATGAAAAGAATCTTTTAGAAGATTATCTAACTCTATGACACCGGTTGTATATGGAAGTCTATTTAGGAAATTATTCAACTGTGTTTTGAATCCTGGCCTCAATGCGGCCACTAAAGAGGTGAGTTCCATCATGTTTTGTGGTTTATATTGCTTACAACACTGAACTCCGAAATTTGATTCGCATTGATTAATACCCAATGTATATCCACTTTCATATACATACCAGGTTTTCTTATCATTTTCGATTAATTTTGTCATTTCAGGAACTGTTGGAGTTTTTACACCAGCTTCTTTGAATATATTATTAATCGTGAGCCATATATCTACCTTTAGCAAATCATTCTTAACAAATTTATAATTTTCGGCTACCATTCCATCAATTACAGTGGTTATTACCTCTTTTTTAGTAGCTTCTGATTTACACCTAATCAATCCAACTTCTCTTTTTATATCTCCATCATATATTAAATATCCGCAAGGTGCCTGAGACTTTGAATTAATAATCCCACGATATTTTTTACTCTCATCTATATAATTTTTATATTTTATATCAACAAAATCATATAAATCAATGGAATCCCTATTATCGTCTTCCGCATGTTTCAATGCTTTTTCATATTCTTTAATTTGACTTGTGATTTCATTAGACACTTCAAAATCAAGTCCTTGCGATTTTGCATATAACTTAAAAGCTGATGATACTTGTAATGGCTTATATGAAATCATAGGATAGGCATGTCCATCTCCCATTACTTTAATTTGTGCGTCTGCAAATATCTCAGGTGTGCCCAAATTCAAATCCAAATCTGGAAGGGACTTTGTTTTTAATATTCGTGTCTTTGAAATAAATCTATCAGGATATAATCTTACTGGAGAAATGAAACGATCAATATTACTAAATCCCAATAATGAATTTATATAATATGAAACACCACTACCACGACCTGTCTTAGTGATTATTCCACCATTACAAACACCCGTTCTTACTAATTCATAATCGATTAAAAAATAATCAGACATCTTAGTATCTATAATAGCATTTAATTCATATGCAATACCATCCTCATATTCTTTATATCTTTCAGGTGATATAGTATTTTTTGTTTCATTCCATTTTGAATAAACAAGATTTTTTAATGTGTTATCACGCCACTCTTGCGTCTTATTTCCAACCCATTCACCATTAAATAAATAATTTTTAGGAAGTTTAATATTTTTGTCGAGAATTATATCATCAAAATCCAATAAAATATCAGTATTTGCAATCATTTCGTCAATTAGATTATCTGACCAAATATTTTGTGCTTTTAATCTTTCTCTCGCAACTGATTCATCTGGATAATCCATATACCATCCTTCTTCATCCTCATCATATGTAATACCTCTAGCTTCTAAGTAATTATCACGTTCCTTGTACTGATTTGGATAGATATAATGACTATCAAGACCAAGTATTAATTTAATTCCTAATCTATTATGTAAATCAAGTATCCTACGATTTATCTTTTTTTGTAAATCAGTATTATGATATTGCACTTCTAAGAAAAAATTATCTCCAAAGTGATTGAATAATTTTTCTGTTATTTCATCAATATCATCATATTTCCAATATTTTAAACATGCAGTTGTCACCATTATATTATTAGGATTTACTTTTAATAATAAATCAATATCAATTCTTGGTTGTCCATAAAATCCATCAATACTAGCAATTGAAAGAATCTCGTTTATATCTCTACGCCCCTCTTCATTCTTTGCTAATAACACAATATGACAATTCGTTCTATCCTTGACAAACTCATCTGATATCTCTTTACCAGTTTTTTTATCAATTTTTGGATATTCAGCCAACCGGTCTTTAACCCAATATGCTTCAGCACCAAATATAAATTTCAGTTTTTTATTATTATATTCACATTCTGTCAAATCTCCACTTATTACTTTTTCTCTCAAAGAATTGTTATATTTTTGAACCAGTTCATACGGAATATAATAATTTCCTTGATATCCATGTTCAACACTAGATATAACATTTTGTCCAAGTTCTACCGCCCTTTGAACATACTCTTCATAAGAAGCAGCACAATCCGTAACCAGAACATTACTATATGACGTATGCTTATGATAATTTTGCATATTATTTACTCCTATTCGTATGAATCTGTTTCTGGATTATAATATCTATTATCCTCTTCACTTCTCTTGCTTGTTGGCTGCGGTTTATATTCACATGCATGATTTCGCTGACCACAAAGATAATTACAGTAATAATAGTCAGGATTAGGTCTCCACTCTTTTTCTTTTTCGATCAACTCAAGAGTATCCTTCGCCCATTGAATAGCTTCTTCATACTCTTCTTGTACCCATGGAATCTCAATCCATTTTTGGTCTTTGAACATATTCCATCTCAACTTAGACACAGAACCATATTCTTTTAAAATTGGGATGCTATATAAATAGAGCTGCCTTTTGAATTCTAAGAAATGTTGCTGATCTGATTTACTGATCTTACCGTTTTTAAGAATTTTAATACTTGCCGATTTATGATCTATGATAATAATTTCGCCGGTGTCTTTATCTTTTACAAGTAAATCTATGTATCCAACAAAATCCTTGTCATTAATTTTAAATTCTACCTTCTTCTCAACTCCAAGAATTTCATATTTTTCTAAATCAAGATCTATATTATCAAGGTAATCAATACCTTTGTCATAATATGATTGCCTAATATTTACGAATTTATTAGGTGGAGCATCATGAGGAACATCTTCATCAAAATGATCCTCATAATACTCATTTAATTCAAATAATGAAAGTTCTCCTTTTTCATACTTTTCAAGTATTTTATGAATCAGCGAGCCATATTCACCAAAAAATCCATTCTCAGATTTATTACATTCTACATAGTGCAAGAACCATTCATACGCACAGTTATAATATGAATTCAACCTTGAGAACGACCACTGCATTGTTCCAAGCAAAAAATCTAATTCTTCATCCATCATAATAATAATTCTCCTTATTTATCTGGAAATGTGTTATCGATAGTCCTGTCAACATACGGAAGCATATCTGTGTACACATTATCATCCCACGCAAATTGAGCATCAAATTCATCATAGTCAGTGTAAAATCTACGTGATGTTAAGTCGTACCATAATCCCATCTGAAAATCAGCTTTACCAAGTAATCTATCTTTTATCACAGTTAAAACCACATCGTAATTATGCCATTTGGATTTAGGATCATTTTTTTCTTTTTTGGAAACTCTTCTAAGACCTATGGATCTCATAGCAAGATTGATAATATTAGAAGTACCAGATATATCATACATTTCAATATCAGAATTTGTATCTTGTGTTTTTCTCGGATGTGCTATCAAGACAACGGCAACATTGAATTTAGCCGCAAATTTAATTAATGCATTTATAAGATTTGTCTGTGCTGTATTTTTATCGCTTTCAGAACAATTCAAATCAATCATCATAAGATTATCAAGTACAATTAACTTACATCCAAATTTTCTCACGCATTCTTCCGCAGATCTTAAAACAGAATCTACATCATTAGGCTCGTCGTCTCTATATATGAATAGCTTTTTACTATAATGCGCTTGCATTTTTTTCTGTGTGGCTTGCGGTACTATGTAATATTTGCGATTGTCACGACTTGTACGCTCAACCATATTTCTTCTACCGGCAATAATAGTATTGAACCAATTGGCACTCATACGCTCTGGCATTTCCTTACTGAAAAGAAATACCGGATTTCCATCGTCAATAGTTCGTGCTATTGTCTGATCTATAATACTTGTCTTGCCGCTACCAGGTCTTCCTGATAATACGGTTAATGTTCCGTAAAAAATTTTCAATAATTCATCGTCTAACGGCTTGATGCCTGTTTTCACACCATCCATTTGAGAAATGTCTAGTTCCTCAATTTCGGAATAGTCCACAACACTTTTTACTGGAACATCTTTTGCACTTGAAATAAGATCCATTACGAATGTTTTACCACCAACTTGTAAACAATCATTAATATCCTTCAACGGCACTTTTTTGCCGTTTTCTTTTTCATAAAATTCAGGCGTAGATATATATTTTGTTCGCCATGTTCCCAAACGATAAATACATTCTTTTCTCATCTTGATACCGGCTTCATCATTATCAGACCAGATAATAATAGAATCAAAGCTATTTAACCATTCCCAGTTTTCTTCTATCCAATGTAAATTACCGGCTCCCAAAGGTACACTTACAGTATTAATATATCCTGCTTCGATTGCACTGGCACAATCTGTTTCTCCCTCTGTTATCAATAACGGCTTCGATGTATTAACACGGTTCATGTTAAATAGTATTGCAGATGTATCAGCATCTTTTTGACACCATGTTTTAGGTTGTCCAGAATGCTTTTCAATCGTTCTTGCAGGTCGATACTTAACCATGGTTAATACATCATTAGTATCATAAAAATTAAATACTCCATTTCCGTGTGAATCCTCTCGAATGTCAAGGTAATCAATTACATTTTTTGAAATTCCACGCTTTCCCCAGTATTCAATAACATTATGTTTATCATTTAGAGGTTCTTCATGAGGATACCGATAATTATGACGAGTCTTAACATCTTTTTCTCCGAAACTATATTCAATACCAGCTTTATCAAACAAATATTTTGATGCTTCTAAAAATGTATTTCCCTTTTCCATCAACACATCAATGATATCCACCGTTTTATTGCAGCCAAAACAATGCATTGAATGGTTCTTTTTATTATATATAAAACTTGGCGTATCCTCGCTATGATAAGGGCAACAAGCTTTTAGATTTTTTTCATCAAAACTATTCAGTTCAAGCAATTCTGCCATTAAAAATGCATTATCATCACCAAGTTTATCTTTTGCTTTTTCAATGTCGCTTTTCTCGATCAGCATTTATCCACCGCCTATACTCTAAATTCTTTTTCCCAAAACATTTTTCTGATTCCATACAAAACCTGAACTGGTTTCGATGAGTAATACAACCTAGAATTCTCAATACTTTTTTTTACAAATTCCACAGGAACTTTATTCTTAAATACCAATGTATTTATAATTCTGCACACAATAGGAAACTGTGTTTTATCATCTATGTAGCTCATATAAGTGTTCACGCAATCACTTATCTCTTGTTTCATTCCAGCGCAATCCCAGTGATAGTGTTTATTGCTAATCACCACGGATTCCGAGGCTTTAACCTTTTCTCCGTGGTGTAAACAATTTTTACCATATGCGCAGACATATTCTCTTTCTTTTTTATCTGCCATATTGATTTACCTCTTTTTAATTAAAAGGAAGCTCTTCATCGATGCCATCAGGGATATTCATAAAACCATCACCAGTAGACGTTGTTTTAGGTGCAGTAGAATTGTTATTACCGTCTGAAGCAGCTTTACTTTCTGCAAATTCTACCTGTTCTACTACTACATCAGTTGTATAAACCTTCTGACCATCCTTATTCGTATAAGAACCAGTCTGAATTCTACCTTCTACAGCGAACTTAGTTCCCTTGTGGCCATATCTCTCGATAAACTCACCAGTCTTACCAAACGCTACACAGTTAATAAAATCAGCATCCGGCTCACCATCACGCTTAAATCTTCTATCTACTGCAAGAGGAAATCTTGCAATAGCAGTTGTAGTAGTTCCCTGAGAATATCTCACTTCAGGATCTCTGGCTAATCTTCCAATCAAAATCACTTTGTTCATGTATTTTATCCTCCTAAATTAAGCCTGTACCGGCTGAATATCCTTAATTTTTGCTAAACAATCTTTTGCTTTTTGAAGTTCTCTGATTGCATTGGGGTTTCCGCTAGGAACAAACTCCTTTAATGCTGACATTAAAGCTTCATTCTTTGTGCCACCGAGCTGAGTACAAATAGAAATAATTTCCTTCTTAATAGCAGAAATATCTTCTTCAGCTGCTTCCGACTTCACAGGTTCAGTTTCAGGTGTTCTTACAACTGGTGTATAACCTTCACCAGAATTAGCCCACTGCATAATCTTCTTACCATGGTTCTCTGTCAGCAAAGTTGCTCCTTCATGCTCAAAAATATGAGTGTTGTCCTTCTGAACTTCAGCACAATTAGTCTTCTGATCAATCAAGAATGTGCAAGTAAATTCATACTCAAATCCATCTCTCTGCTTTGCACCTACGCCTAACTTCTGCACAGAAGTCTTACCTCTGTCGTCCTTGCTGACTTCATACTGATCCTTACCTCTCATCGTGGCAATGATATGAATAGGGGAGTCTGCAATCGCATTGATAAATTTGTTATGTCTCGGAGTGACTTTACCCCATGCCTGATATGTACCACCAGCTTGCTGCTGTAATTCCAAACATCCTCCTTTTCCTTCCCATTCATGAGAGGAAGAGTCGATAATCAGAATATCGTAGCCTTCTGCTACTGCAAACTCAATCAATTCAACATATTTCTCAGGATTATGAGGAGCATCAATATCTACGATGTCATAATCAAATTCGTTAGCATAATAATAACCACGCTTCTGCTCAGTATTTGCTAACAGGATCTTTGCATCCTTACCAGTCTCATTCTTAATCTCCTCCTTCATACCGGTTGCTAGACGTAACGCACCATATGTCTTTCCACCACCAGACGGAGCCATTAAAGCAACCTTTACATAAATCTTCTCTCTTTTAGCTTTCTTTACTTGAAAACCCATTAATAAATCCTCCTTAAAATATATAAAATAAAATATAGAACTATCTATTTAAACGCCCAAATTGGACGGAACATAGAAAATAAATTTATGATAAATCTATCCTCAACAGTGATTTTTGAGTATACAAACCCAAGGGTATGCTGTTCTTCCACCCAAACATAAATGCCTTTCGCATCGATTTCTCTTATTTACTGGAATTTTTGAACGATTTGTTCACTGAAAATATTTACTGAATTTACTATTTATACTGTCTTCTATAAAAACCATTATGTAGATTAGTAATTGGACTTCCCATAATAAACAATCTTGAAATATAACATCTGATGGTTTTGCCCATCTAATACCATCACCATATTTTGAAGCTTGCTTCATTGTTCCATCTCTACAATGAATGTAAATAGCAATTGCTGCTCCAATAATATGGACACTCGTTAAAATGACCAACATATTCTCCTCCACTAAATTATTCTCTTATTTATCAATGAATTTTATATAATATTAATAACAATTTTATTTTGGAAAATTTTGAACTGATTCGTTCAAGACTGATTAGATATTATCTAAGATATTCCCTGTTACTTCATAAATATCTAAATCGTATAATTCGCTCCATGATTCAAAATTATCTCTCTGAACGTACCAACCAACATTCATTCCAAGAAATTCATTCTCACCATTCCCATAAGAGACTACATTATATAATTCTCCGTTTAGAATATCATTTTCAAAGATTAAATTACCATTCTTATCATGACTGCCAGTGCATCTACATAATGTTTTTGGATCTATTTCTTCAAAACCATCGGTTTCACCATGAGAATAGAATACTGTCGTAGGTTCAAATATCAGATGAATTTCTTTGTCATACATATCTAAACCCTTTACATAATATCCACAAACCCATTTACCATTACGAATGCTTTTTGCTTTGCATAATTGCGTATCAATCATATTTTCGCCTCTAAGTATTTATTCTCTGATTTCAAACAATTTTTCTACTGCTTTAATACGTTTTGTATTGTCAATTGTTCTTTTCACTTCTTGCTGCCATATACATTCCCATCGTGAAGGAGCTTCATGTTCGCTGACTAGCACAATATTTTTCTGACTCATCTTCTCTGCCCAATTCCAAAATCTATCATAATCAAAATTCTTACTTACTCCATACTGCTTCGTTCCTTTATATGGAATATCACAATAAAACAAACAATCAATTCTATCAGAATATAGGTTTTCATAATCGCCATAACAAAATTGAATATCTTTTAATCTTGGAATCTGTTCTAACAAATTCCTTTTAGCTTCGTCATAATAATTGCGTTCAGTTCCAATTTTTGTATGTACAATACCGGCATAACCACCATCAAAAAATCTGCCATTATAACTTGCAAGAAATCCTATAGCTCCAATATACCAATCAGGATATGTGTGTAATCCTTTATTAAAACATTCTCTAACATCTGAGTAATGATCTTTTGTTATAAATTGTGGAAGATTTTCAATCTGATTTAGATTTTTGAACATTTCGATAAGATACTTATGATTGTCGGATGCAATTTTTGTATCACATTGCACTTTGTCAATTACATTACAGCCGCCACAAAATGGCTCTATGTATGTTTTGATATTATAATCTCGTAGTCTTTCTTGTATAATAGGAATGATACTATCAACTATTCGAGATTTACTTCCCATATACTTCAATTATATATACACCAGAAAGTGACATGTCCTTAGTAGCTACCTAACTTTTTCCTTTCTGATTTTTATTCTTTATTTGCTCCAGGATCATCCAAAACCGCAATACTTAAAGTCCCTGTACGGTAATTTCTACCCATTCGTGTTTTGTAACCAGATTCATTTAGTTCTCTATCTAGTTCATACAAAAAATTTTCATCTGTGCTATAAATTTTGCTGCCTTTACATATTTCAGCAGCTCTTGCATAATGTTTGTCTTGGTCTTGCCAATTTGAACTGATATATATTTCTTGATTTATTGGAGATACTTGCACTTGCGGAACTGTTGTGAATGGTTTAAGAATTTCTCCGATTTCATCTTTATGCTCTATATAGTCATCAACTGGATCCCGTAGCATATTTAGAAATGATCTGTATCCTCTTGTGCATTCCATATTATTCCTCCATTAATATTATCCTGATGAAACAGTGATTTACTGTGACTGCTTCACTTACTTATTCTCTATTCGATTTTCATTTTTATTGGAAATTGTGACTTGAATAAGCCATAGATTATAAAACAATTCTATATGCAAATTTCTTCGTAATAAAACCTGATGGATGTAAGGCCATACAAGATAAATGAATGTCATCATATATCAAATCTGTCATTGTGCAATTCGATAAGACACTGTTGCCAGGCATAGTCTTTGACTTGAAATAAACAGCTTCGCCATTGTATTCTTCAAATGCTTTGCAGTATGTATCCCAATCTTCAACTTCAACAATTCGTGACTGATGATCTCTTATGATATTATCTTTATCAATACTCAAATTTGTCTCAATTACTTGAATCACATTTCTCACCTCAAACTATATATTCTCTGTTTTCTTTCTTCTCATTACTAATTCAAACTCTGTGCTAGGATATGTAATCTGATATTCTTCTTTCTTACCTTCAGAGTCTTCCATATTACCCATAAACCATTCATATACAGCAGCTATCGCATCATCCGTAACATCTATTTTCTGTCCAACCCACATATGTTTTTCTGTATCCTGTGTTCCATAGTAGATTGTATTTGTTATTGGACTTACACCAAAACCTTTCTTTTTCGCCATTTATTTTTCTCCTTACTGCAACATTTCTGGATAAAAGTCATACAAATAATCTCCAAAATCTCCACTTCTCTCTGAACCTGTTTGACTCTGCCAAAAATGTTTCCACTCTTTACCTCTCTCAGTCTGAACAAACTGTTCATATTTAGGTCTTAAAGCTTCTATATCTTTACAAATATCACTCATTCTATGATTCTCCTTTAAAATTGCACCAAGAAATGTCAGATTCATGTACTCTTATTTTACCATTTACCATTGATACCAGCGGCATAAGTTGTAATTGTTGTGTAATTTCCTGAAATATCGTTATTTATCATATGATATAACTTCAAATAATCATTTAAAGATAATTCCTTAATCTTGGCATACAAACTATCCATATTCTTCCATGTTTCATCATGCTGCTTAACCGTAACTTTCATATCTGAAATCTGTTCCATGAGTTTTTGTCTTTCTTCCTTACGACTTGCAATCTCTTTATCTTTCTGAACACAAAATTCAGCAAGCTTCTGTTCCTTATAATTATTCAAATACTCATCTACTGGATTAATTTCTTCTACTACTTCATTGTTCTTAATTTCTTCATTCATTGATATATTCTCCTTGTTTATTTATTCTCTATTCTTAGAATCCCATTTAACAAAATCTTCTAAATCATATTCACCAGATTCTTCTTCTTTAATTTCAGGAACAAATACGTTATAATTACCATCGTTGCGATCATGCTCAACAATCTGTCGCAGCATCTCATACATATTTGTAATTCCTAACTGATATGCTCTCTTTTCGCCATCAGTCATTCCATCGCAAACTTCATCATTCTTACTCTCTAAAAGATCCTTATACTTTTCTAAGCTTTCTACAATTAATAAAAATTCTTCGTTCATTTATATATTCTCCTTTAACTTTCCCAACACTCTCATCAAAACGTGTCTTGTAAGATTCTTAATATCGCCACTATAAAAACCACACCCAATGTCACAAGTATGCAAAACTTCATCAAGTATTTTATTCTTCTCTTCACTCAACAGCCTCTTACAATTCTTATACTGAATATCATTTGTCTCATGAGCATTTCTGAGATTACTTTCTAAGCAGCGAATAATTTCAATCAGCTCATCTTTTGTCATAGATTTTAATGTGCTGTCTGAATATGTCTTTCTTCAATCACCTATTGACTTTTACTTGTCCTTCTTTGCAGAAACTCTATTGCTTGACTTCTTAATATTCTCCATTAATCGAATGTTATCATTAATCATAAGTGCCAATGCCTGATCTTCAGTAAAACCAACGTTCACATATGCATCAAACATATTCTTTTTTGTTTTTGCCTGAATAGCAGGATATTCTGTATTTTCAGAATAATCTTTTGCAATTACCATTAATTCTTTTAAAATATCATACATGGGTTCTTTGTATTTTGTAATGTATGTTTTTACAATTACTCCTACGCTTTCAGGATTCTCCATTAATACTTTTAAAATTTCTTCCATTTTGTTATTCTCCTTTTTATTTTAACATTGCTGCAATCTCATCAATTTCAAGCTCAGTCTTCTTATCATCAGATAATAACTTGTCCAGCTTGCTTTCCATTCTCTTCAAATCAGACTCTTCTTTCTTTAAACCAGATACCTCTAACTTACTCTTAATGTCTTTGATCCATGCAATTACACTATAACCTGAAATTTCAAAATCGTTCATTCCAAGATCCACAGCTGATATCAAATAAGAATTCAATCTAATCAAAAGTAATAATAGCGCATCATCTGAACATACATTAATGTTAATAGCCATTCCGTCCATATTGAGGACACAATTTGTTTCAGGTGAAAATCTAATCTTCCTCTCTGAAATCGACTTTTTCTTAGCGTCAATCTGCTTTTTTAACTCCAAAATACGATCGTCGTTCTTACTCATATAATTCATATTCCTTTCTGTATTCTCTTCCATTTTCTAAATATTTCTGTTTAAACGCAGGTCTTAATTTTTCAAAAACTTCTTCAATAGACACTGGAATCATATGTGTTTCAATTTTCTTTCCATAATAATTATTAACCTCTTTTTCTTCTGTCGGAAAGATATCGATTGCTTCTTCCTCGTTCTTCCAATTATACCTATAGACAATATATTTGCCGTTGTCTTCCGGTTCGTATGGAGTCTCCATTTTATATTCAATATATTCTCCATCAACATTTACAAGGAATTTCGTATCTATATATCTTAATTTATCATCATTCCAATATGTGCTAGTTGATTTTTTGTAAAAATCCTCAAAAGAAAACTCGAAAAATTTGTCTTTAGTATCGTCTATTGGAGAAAATTCCCAAGCTGATTGCATCAGGTCATAGATTTCAGAATAATTAGAAACGCATTTATCATTTATGCAACTAATAAATTTGTTTTTAGGAATACTTTTAAATTGCTCAAAATAATATTCATCGTTATATAATATGGCAAACCAATACATTTTTCCATATAACAAATTTTTTATACTTTTATGTGGCACCTTATCATGATATCTATAAGCATTTCGTTCATTTGGAATTTTATCATACGATTTTACTCTTTCAATTTTATCATCCTGTATAAACTCATAACCATATCCATATGTATCGAATCGCCCCATATAAATCCAATTTTTATTGTCCTTAGATAAATATGTAGCACCAATTATTAGATCTTTTGCTTTAATAGATTCATTATTGTGTACGATTTTACTATAAGCTTCAATTGCTTTATAATCAGGAGATTCTACCGGCATAAGAACCAAGTCCTTACCATCCCAACCATATATTAATTCTCCTTCTATACCCTTGCCTTTGATACAAGAACAGTTCTCCAATATGTATAATAAATTCTCTATAGTAATTTCAAACTCAAATCCTCTTGGATCATATACTCTACAATAGGCTTGTCTATGATCCCAACCTGAAGAGTAATCACCTACTTTTTTATTAAAAACAAAGCCTTCGGTTGGGACATTATCAAACTCAGTATTAGGAATGTCTTTATCTCGCCACCCATTCCAAGATGTTTCTTTTCTTAGAGTCCCTTTTTCGTCATAATAAATTACATAAGCTAGTTTACCAGTATATGTATCTAAGCGATTTTGATATCCAACATTTATTCTTTTAGGAATAAAAATATTGCTTTTCAATTAATTATTTTCTCCTTTCTATGGTTTTATCATACTCTATATAAGCCATATCTTCATCTTCCTTAATTTATATTTTAGTCTACTGATTATATGTGATTTCCGCTCTTTTGGCTCCAACTACTACTTTACCGTGTAATTCAACCATTTTCTCCAATTCGATTCCAGAAAATCCTTCACCTACAAGTATTCGTTCTGTCCCATCTTCGAATTTATAAGTCCATAGTAAACTCATACGCAAATCTCCTATTCATCTTCTTCATATTGTCTTGCGATTGAATAACACTCTTCAGACAACTTTTCTGTATAAGTTTCAGAATATCCATAATCAGAATCAAATTTATTTAATCCAATATGTTTCTTAATTTCGTCCTGGTTAGATAAAATTTGACTTAGTGCTCTAAACAATAAATTTAAATCTTCATTATTCATAAAATTGCTCCTCTAAATGATTATTTATTCGTCCTACAGAATCCTAACTATCTGTTCATACAAGCAAATGTCTTTATCATTAATAGCTTTATTGACATGCATATGACCAAACAAATGTCTTTTGTATTCCGTCTTTGCTTTTACTTCTTCCAAATAATTAGTGATTTTATCTGGTTCATACAATCCTTTACCACCCATAAGATACAACTCAGAGGTTGATGGACTATGTGATAAAATATAATCCACTACATTATTATTCTCCTTAAGCGTCTCTAATCCATGCTGCATCTCCTGATCAGTCGGCATCTCTTCCTCCCACCAGGACAATCCTTTAATGCGATACATATATTTACCTTGCTTATCTAGCTTTTTAGCTTTTTCTCTCCAATCAGGATCATCATAATCGAGAATTCCATCCTGAATATCGTGACTACTTGCTCCACCAAAAGCGAAAAATTTCTTATCTTCAATGGTAAACAATTCTCCTCGCATTAGATGTAGTACATGAGGGCGAATCACATGAACTTTACCACCGTTCCATTCTGAAACAGGATAACTGTAGAGTCTTGAAAAGCATTCGTGATTGCCATCAACAAACACTGTTGTAAACGGTTTATCTTCCAACCAGTCTAACCAATATTTCTCTTGTTTATCTTCTCCATTGCGATTCCATATCAATCCGAAGTCCCCAAGAATTATTACTGTATTTTCATTTTTATTTCGAGAAAATTCTTTCTGTTCATAAAAATTTTCAGTACTCAATCTTATAGGATTTCCATGAATATCGCCAGTTACCCATACACTCATTATTTTCTCTCCATATTATTTATCATTAAACATAGTCACTTTATAATCATCTTTCACAGTAATTGCCACTTCTCTCCGAAATTTTCCTTCTTTATCAAACAGAGATAAATAATATCTGTTGCCACGCTGCTCTAATACAATGTTTTCGTTTTCAAATAACTGTATTCTCTTTTCCTTTTCTATATTATTCTCTTTGGAGTCATCTCTTCCAATGCGATATTCAAATGATGGGCAATTTTCAAGGATGCATGAAATATCATTATCTAGCACATTTTCATCGTTTGTATGTTTATCCACAATTCTAATCACATCGGATTGTAATAATAATCTGTTATCTGTCATTACATTTTTCTCCTAACTTTCTTCCGCACCATGGACAATAATCAATATATTCTCTCTGATGAACAAATCCATCATCATATTCATCCCATTCTGATGTTTCTATATCTAAATAATACTCATTCGTTAATGGATCTACATATATCTGATTGTCTGGTGAGTTATAATCACAACGGTTACACATATTTATTCTCCACTATTAATGATCTCTTCCAGTGTTCTCGGAGTATAATTCATATAACTTTTCATACATCCCACATTGAACATATTACAGGGCTTATCATATAAAGCTTCCATCTGATACTTCACATGCTGCATCATGTTATCCTCAAAACTCGTATGAACATGTCCATACAACATATACCAACCATAATAATGATTTTTAAAACAAGGAATAGGATAATGGCAAAGTACAATACCTTTGCCATCTCCAATATCCAATTCTTTGTAATCAGTGATCTCACAGAATCTACTTTGCAATTCTCTGTTTTTGAGCAAACGGTTGTCGTGATTGCCTTTTATCAAATGTATACGACCATTTAATCTGTTAAAAATCTCAATAGTTTTTGTAGCATTGTACCATGATATGTCTCCCAGCAGATATACATCATCATCCATACCAACCACACTGTTCCAATTTTTAATTAAAGTTTCATCATGTTCTTCAATAAACTTGAATGGGCGATTATCAAAACTAAGCACATTAGTATGTCCTACGTGCAGATCACTAATAAAATAATTCATATAATTCTACCTCGCTTTGTCACATTCATTGAAATCTAACAACATCTGATATTTATATTCTCCAAATCTTTCTTTCCACCGTTGTTTTGTTTTATCATTTATCCAGTTAAAAGGCATCATATGATAATTGATAAGGAAGCAACAATCTAACAATGTTTTATCATTCCACATTAACGGATATAATGCAGGAATTTTCATTTGAGATAATATTATATAACTTCCTACTTCTGCATGATTATAATAATGAGCAATACCTTCATCATCAAAACTCTGAGTTGGTGGTTTGCCAATATCATGTAATTTGGCTCCAATTGCATAACCATCTCTCTCTAATTGGAATAAACTTTTCGACTGTTTTTGGTTACAAAATAATTTATAGGCATTTACAGAATGTTCATACAATGTCATTGTGTGATGAGGATTTTTCTGATCAAAACCATAGGTCGCTATTAAAAATTCTAAATTAGAAAGTTTAAATTTATTCCATTCATCACAAGATAATATACTAATCTCATTAAAGCCTTCTTCATAAAACGGGATCTGAAATCTTCTAATCTGTTTATCTAATACATCATCAGGAACAGGATGTTTTCTATGTAAATTATCCTCTTTACACTGTTCAAATGGTTTTGGAATAATTAAACATGTTTTATTAATGTCTAATCCATTCACTTTCATCAAAATAGCTCTACGACTTTTCATTGTTAAATTTGTTGCATCAGCCACAACATTATTTTTATTCTCTAAATTCTTACGGATTCTGTCATGAAAAATCTTAAATACCTCTTCATTATGTTCTTGATTTTCATAATTTCCAGTCAATTCTTCTCGAATAGCATCCGATGAAACAATCACTGTATTTTCGTTATTTTTTGCGATTTGAGTGGCAACGGTTGATTTTCCGCTGCCACTTAGTCCACACATAACCCATAGCGTAGGTTTATTCATTATAAAACTCCTATCCATTATGCTTTAATAAATACTCACGACTAACATTTTTGAAACTCTGTCGTCCATCCTGGGATCTATATACAAAACCCTCTCTTTTAACCTTTGAATTTAATTCGCTATATCCGTCAGCTTCAAGTTTCATTTCTTCCATTGTCTTAGGCAACTTATAAGCAGTATCAATAATTGGTACACTTATTAATCCATGACTTTTACAGAAATCAGCCATTTCTACTGTTCCAAGTCTTATACCATCAATAATCAAATTGAATACATACAGCTTATTTTCTGTAAATTTATATGGATTCCCCTGAACTGAGCCAACTCCTTCGCCCTGTAGTACAACTCTGTTATAATTATTCTCTGTTGCAAACTGTGTAAGTATTTTTTCAATATCATATTTATCAGCTAATTCCCAATAAATATTTGATTCGTGATAACAAGCCTGTTCTCTGTCAGCCTGTCTTACATTCCTACTACATACAATAAAATCAAATTTGTTCTTGTTTTTCTTTACTCTATCAACTGCAAATGTGCAGCTGATTCCATCGCATTTTTCAGTTTTGATCCATTTATCCGTACTCTGAAGATAAAACGGTGCGTTTTCAATTCTTGTTTCATCGGTTTTAACAATCCAATCTGGGAACTTTTTAGGATTATCTTTCTTTCGTCCAAATAAAAGAAACATAATTTTGCGACCAAAACTATATTTCATAATCTTTCTTACAATAGGCTTAGAAAATAACTTTGGTCTTCTGTTTGCCATTGCTTTATATTTTGCGTTTGGATCGATTTTATTTGATTTTCTTGCTGCGTCATCTTCTGACGCATATGTAATTTTTAACTCATTTGTTACATCATCGCCAATATTTTTATTCTCTAATTCAGGAAAAATAGTAATTGGCAACGCTAATCCTTGGCTAATTACATTAAATTTACCAAGCTTCATTGTTTTTACTTTGAACTTTTTGTTTGCTAGAAAAGCAAATCTTTCATCTGTTTCAGGACACTTGCTATCAATTTCTATATAAACAGCAGTATCTCCCACTTTGAATTCGCCCTTCTTTGCAATACACATCCATCCCAATACTCCAATAAGTTCAATATTATCAGCCCTTTCAATAGATCTGATCCACTCAATTTTTTCTACATGTGCTAATGCTCTTTCTTTGTTATCCAAGTTCCTCTTACCTTAGTAAGTAGTGCGCACTTTATCCTATAGGAACTTTTCTAATTTTTCCTTTCTTCTAATTTTTAAATTTTGTTGGATTTTAATAGAATTTGTGTATAATAGATATGCCCTATGGAAACACAAGTCAGAGTCCTTTGTATATGAAATAATATTCTCATGAGCATTTGTATTATTTTTGTTGACTTTATTACTCTGACTTGTCTACCTGAATGATAATCCCCATCCACAATTACCATTATGAATTCCTACGAATTCGCCCTAAGATTTAATCTTCTATCTTACTTCCTTTTGCTTCATTGCAAATCTTACACATGGTTTGATAGTTACTTATATCATCACTACCACCTTTTGAGTGTGGTAAAATATGATCTTTTGTCATTAATACTTCGTTACCATTATTATCAACAGCATATAAATTCAGATGATACGTTGATTGATCTCTAAATCTTTCTTTTGCAAAATATTTTCCTTCAATTCCGCATTTAACACATTTACATCCCTTTGTAAAAAATGTTTGATATCTCTGACTGTTTCCTTTAATTAAATCTCCATCAAATTCTACCTTTGCAAGTCGTTTATCATTTTCAAATAAAACATCTTTTACTTTTTGTCTTACCTCATCAATTGAATAAGTTTCTTTTCTAATTAATGTGTGTTTTGGAGCAGCTTTATGCTGTTGTATTTCTAATTCAAAAACATTATCTGTACTTTCATTGCTCAATAAATCTATTAAATCTTTAAGTGTAATAATATTCCATGATTTTAATAAATGTCTTTTATACCATTTAACATTTATGATCTTTGTATCAAGCACTGGTGACAATGGATTATCGTTCTTTGGAAATCTTGTGTTTACGAATTCATCTATTGTCTTATATTTATCAAATAAAGGTTTTCCATCCACGTAATAATTAAATGTTAATCCTTCAAAATGTTGTTTCTTTTTAGGCATAAATAATACATCTCCTTTGATATTTTATTGTCACCATCTTATTCTCTCTTTAATGGAATTTTTGAGCAGAAATGCTCTTAGATTTTTGACTCTAATCTTCTTTGAATAATTCACTACAATATGGACTCAAACTTACATCATTTGCAACCTGGTTAGCCATCCTGCCAACCATCCGAAGTGATTCTCTTATAATAGTCCCATTAGGATACCGATGTTTATCTTCATATCCATAATTCTTATAGAAATCATCATCTTAGTTATTTTTCTTATACACCCAATTTTTAGCATATTCAATTTTGTCTTTTGCAATTTCAAGAGATTTTATCATATACTCTATTTTATCTATCTGATTCATTTATTGCTCCCATCTGATCTACAATGCTCTGTAGATTATCAACAAATTTTTGTGCCCTTTTTTTATCTGTACATTGCTTGATATTGGAAGGAACTAATGCCAATGAAGCTTCGCCAAAAATTTTATTATCAGCATATGAGTCCATAAATTGATACATCGTAATCATATCAATCCATTCTATATTTGGCTGAAAACAAATTACATCGCCTTTTTGTGGATGCAATTTCCGAACCTTAATAAGTGTCTGTTTGAATAATTTCTTTTTCTGTCTCTTGTTCATTTATTTTTCCTCAAAGCTTCTTTATAACGTTTGTCCAATAATTTTCTATAGTATTTCGATTCATATTCACGAAATAACTTTTCTTGTTCATTCATATATTCTCTTAAAGCTTTCCAACGAATAACGGCAGGATGTTTAGGATGTAATCCTGAAATAAGATACCAAAGTGCATATTCATCTTCTCTATTTTTAAAAAATTCTTTTAAATTATCTCCACTTTTTGTAGCCAAAGCCCATTGATAAATATCCATTTAGTTATTTTCCTCTCTACTCATACTCTCCTTCCAAAATAGTTACAGGACAGCCATAAAACCCCCACAACTGAATGATTTCTCCGCTATCAATATCAATTTTTATTGTTGCAGCTTCATGTGGAAAACCACCGTTAAATCCTCTAACATAAAGATAATTGTTACTTTTCTTTGCTCCAATAATATCTAATTGATTTCTATAGCACCATTTAGTAGCTAATTTATGTGACAAATCATATACTTCTTTATTCATAATACTCATACAATTATTCTCCTAAATCCATTCAATCTCTTTGCAATATAACGAACAATATGGATAAATACGATTTAGAAATATTTTACGATTAATATTACAAGAGACTTTTATCTTAAAAAATCTATATCCTCTTTGTGAATAATTAACAGGATTAAAATGACACCACTGTTCTTTATTTGCAAATACAACTCTATCTTTTTGCTGTATTTTAATCTTATCCAAATTATTGTTCACAAAATTATTCCAATCTTCATCCGTAGAAAAGAAACCACAAACAACAATCTGATTACTGCATGGATATTTTCTACCTTCTTGTTTATTAATTTTTTCCGATATTAACTTCATTTCTTCTTCAGTCATCTTTATATACTATCCTCTAAACGAAAGATACATTTCATTATCTTTCTAAATAAGCTGACTGGCTGTGACACCAAGCCAGCCTAAACATATTAACCAAGCTCTGCAATAGCTCTATCCAGATCCTCATCAGACAGATTTTCTAATGCTTCATTCTGTCTCTTAGCCTTGATTGCAAGAAGTCTCTGTTTCATTTCACGATTCTTCTTCTCATCTTCCTTTGCTTCCTTTTCAGCAAGCTTTACCCCAACAATATACTTAACAATCTCAATCTTATTGGAGAGTTCCTCATCTTCCTTACTTTTAGTGTTCAGTAAGCTTTCCTCTTCGGATTTCTTTACCTCAGCATTCAGTACCTTGAATACAGAATCAAGGTTTGTAAGAGACAAATCCCACAGATCAATCACATTGATCAAACCTCTAAACGGAAACTGGTAATTATTACGTGTTGCTACTTCAAACAAATTTACTTCACTCATATTAATATTCTCCTTTTTCATTAAAACTTAATCTTCATGATACGTTCTGTTGCACCTTTTACTTTAACAACAAGCTCCGCCCTTTTAGTCATTGAAAATCCAATACCAGATAGCTGATCATCAGTATTTTCTACATGACATTTTGCTCCCAAAGCCTCAAATACTCTCTTATGCTTTTCTAAATCACTTTTCAAGAACTCGTTATAATATCCGTTAGGTTCTTCACTATTTACACAATCCTTTAGGAAGAAGAATAAATGTCTATGACCAATTCCATCCTGTTCATCAAAATAGTTCGGGCTATAACTGACCACTGATACAGGAACAAACTGATTTGTATTTATTCCCCAAATCTCACGACTTGTCACGGAAGAAATTCCAGAAAGTTTTTCAGTGATTGTGAAATTACCATTCTTATCAAGAGTAACTTTTGCTACCTGAATATTCCCACTTACCGGCTTATTATATTCAAATGCATAGATTTCTCCATTAAACTCAACCTCTGCTTTGAACCCCTTGCTTCCTCTTGCTGCATACTGATTCACAAAGAACTTGTAAACGCCTGGCTTCATATGAGTCATATCTACCCATGTAATATTTTCTACTGAAGGTTTCCCTGGCATTTGTTCCATGGGATGAGTAATATCAACATCTAATTGTCCACCACATCTTGAAATCGCAGGTTTTCTACAATTGCCAAAATAGATTTCATTTCCATCGGGTTCTAAACAATGTGCATCCAAATCGCTGTTATCATTCTGATTTTCGTTCCACATAATAGAGAATCTGAGAACTCCGTCAACATTACCACCAGCTGCTTTTACATTCTGCTTCATATCAGAATCGGTAATATTTCCTGAGTAAGCCCAAGACAATCCATTATTCCACTTAAACATTGTCTTAGCATCTGTGTTTACAGGTGCAATCATTGATACGAAATTCTTCTCATGCTTATTCTCTACAAAAGCTTCAATCTCTTTTGCGGTAGGAAGTACCTTATCAATAAAATCCTGCGCAGAGATCTCTTCAACCTTTGAAAATTTCTTAGGACTTACAGAAACTTCTTTCTCCATCTGTCCAAAAATATCATTTGCACCATTCATTCTTCTTGCAGCACTCTTATTAGAGAACAATACATTATTGACTGTAATATCATTCAAAGTGGCAAATCTTCGTTGCAATGAATCCATATATCCCAGTTCTGTAATTGTCTTCTTTGCGTCCTCAAGCATCTTCTTTGTGAAAATGGCCTTGGGTCTTTTATAGTTGCTCGGTGCTACAATCTGTTCATATTTTCTAACAGCAGTATCCAAATCCATATCTTCGCTCACATTTACAAGGAGTGTTCCAATAGAATGATTTCTAATTCTGCCAATTGCAATACCTGCTGTTACAGACTTCTCCCAAGCGTACAATTCCTTATCAGATTCAGATGTCAACTTATCATATTCATTCTTGTACTTCTTGAACTCAGTAAGTACACCCTTCCATTCTTCGCCCTTATAAAGCGTATTGGAATTAATCAGTTCAAGAATCGTATCAAGCGCATCCATTGTAATTTCATCAAGAGAACGCTTAAATACGTTTCTTGTATCTCTAAACTGTCCCTTGATCTCTTCATTAGAACTGTTACTTTTATTCACAAATTTACTAGGAAGTTCCAGGAAGAAATGATCCCAACGATGAGATCTGCCATCAATTTCCTCAAAGTTAAAATCTGTTCCCATCTTCGGAAATGTAGTTGTGTAAATATCCGTAACCTTATGTGCTTTTACAAAAGTATCAAGAGCGTCACATACCGGCTGATATGTAGAATCATTAAGCTCAAGTTCCCAAATCGTGTGTACCTGATTGTCTTTAATAATTACAGCGGCTCCAATATTTTTGATAAACTGTCTACAACAGCTACAATCATGCTCTCTGCGTTCTCTGAAAATGTTATTAGTACCGGCAGGAAAACTATTAAGATACGTATTCCATAGCTCATCCTTATCAACATCTACTTCAAATAAATGAGTTACATCTTTCTGTATTTCGTTGAAGTGATCCTGTAATGCTTTCTTGAATTTTAAAAATCCATCCATTTTGTATACCTCTTCTTTCTTTTATTGTTCTATATAGATTATTCTCCAAATGGACTAACAGATTGTGACATCTGCTAGTCCTATAATTATTTATTTCTACGCTTACCTACAATAAATCCAATGCCAAAACATACGCCAATGCAGATAAGAAATACTCCAATGTTTAACACAATCATGCTGTCACCTACTCAATAATCTTGAAGGAAACATCAGTACGTCTATTCATTGCACGATGCTCTTCGGTGTCATTGTCAACAACAGGGTTACTAGAACCATTTCCAACAATAACAATTCTATCTGCGGAAATACTATTCATGATAAAATAATTCTTAACAGTCTCTGCTCTCTGAAGAGACAGCTTCTTATTATATTCGTCCTGCGGATCAGAGTTAGGATTAGGATCGGTATTACCTGCAATCTCAATAATTGCACCATCCAGAACCTTTGCGATTTCAATAAACTTATTCAGCTCCTCAGATGCACTTGCGGAATCAGAGAACTTAGCTGTATTCTTGACGAAAGTTACAGATGCGGATCCACTCAACAGAGCTTCAGTATCCTCAATAGTCTGCTTATTCTCTTCTGTTACCTTCACAACATTTGTATTAGATACTTCTGTTGTACTGAAGTTATCAGCAATAGCCTGAACATAGGTATCATCAAAAATACTGTCCACCAGATCTGCATTTACACTCTCACCAATAGAAGTCCATACCTTACACATATCAGAATAAATAGTTTTAGCAGTTCCATTTAACAGATCAGAATTATCTTTCCAAGTGGTTAATCTTGCAGTCGCTGCGCTTCCAATAATATCTTCATCAGAAGCCGTATTGAACATAGGCATTACTTCTCTAATTGCAGAGAATTCAGTATCATATAAACTAGAAGCCTCAAGGGATCCTTGAATAAACTTTTCAACCACATCAGCATGTGCCTCTGCGAAATTCTTATCAAATAAAATGCCATCCATTACAAGATTTGTAGAACTTGCTGTACTAAATAATACATGTGCATCTGTCATATTCTGAGCCTGAGTAAGATAAGGTTCCCATGTAGCTGCTACATCAACTTTTCCTGCGAAAAATGCCTTCGCAGTATCATCTGCTGTTGCAAACAGGACTATATTATCAATAATTTCAGATTTCTGATCATCAGACAGATTAGAGTTATTTACAAACCAAATAACCAAAGTCTGTGCCTCAGAGAACTCAGGTACTCCAATTTTAGCACCAACCAAATCATTTACTGATGTAATAGAGGACTTCGCAATAATACCGTCTCCACCATTAGAGTAATTGGTGATATAAGGCATCACAACATCTTTACCTGCTTCAGTAAATTTCTTAGATAGAAATGCGGTTCTATTAATTGTATATCCAGCTGCATTTAAATCACCCTTAATCAAAGCATTACTAGACTGTGTAGCGTCATTAATTACATTGATGTTTACATTAATGCCAAGTTTTCCATAAATAGAATCAGGCTGAGTTGTAAGACCACCATTAGCGTCAATTACAGACTTCCAACCAATCCATTCATCAAGAGATAGATTAATTGTGCCATCACTACTATCCGTCTTTTTAGCATCTGTCTTTACATCAGTAGAAGTATTTACATTATTATTCGCATCATTATCTGCCACAACACTATCTGTCTTAGTATCATTCTTCGTCTTAATAAAACCAGTCTTCAGTCCTGCTAAGACTCCACCTCCAATTAATGCTACAATCAAAATCATAATTAAAATCTTGGAAGCCTTTGTAAGTCTAAATCTCTTTGTACTCATTTTCTTTATTCTCCTTATTTGTTATACTTTTTCATCAGACCATCTAAATAATCGTTACTGCTTGTCTTTTTAGCCTCTGCTTCTGCTTTGGCAAGTTTAGTTGACATCTTATTGTTATGTACCACCTTGGATCCCTCAACAATAGCATCCAGATCTCTATTTTTATCTCTGACAGAATCCAAAAGTTTATCAGTTGCAGTCACATTCTTCAGTTCATCCATATCGTCATAGACTTCCTGTAACTGTTTCTTCACTTTCATATTCTCTACTACTTCCTTACTTTCTCTCTTCAACTTACGAAGATTCTTTTCGCACATTTCCTGTGCTTCCTTGGCTGTATTAGCAGCATCCTCATAAGCTTTGATTAGTTCAGAATATCTTCTAATATCAGCTGCAACCTCTTCTCTTTCTTCTGCTTTTAATCTGGCAAGGTCAATCTTATTTGCTTTTACAAGAGATTCACATTCAGCTTCTACTTTTTCGATTCTTGCCTTCAAATTTTTCATATCTTTCTGAGCATTACTTAATTTACCGGCAGCAACCTTATATGCATTGTCTGCTTTATTATAAGCATCCTGTGCCTGTTCAATCTTCTCACCGTAAATGGCTTCTGCTCCTTCAGGAGTAGTTGCCATATCCTTGATAAATAGTCTTGTAAAACCTTTAAATAAAGATCTTGCTTCAGGGAACAATGCAAAGATTAAAACAACTAACACAATTGCTACGATAATAATAATGTTTCCAAGTTCCATTTACTCGTTTCCTCCTTCGATAAACTTAATAAGACCTGTAATTCTACTAATCTCTGTATTGATATTATTCTCCGAAGTCTTCATTTCTGTCTGCTGATCTGCGATTTCTTTCTCTAAGCGAGCAATCTCTTTCTTGTGATCTTCAATCTCAGTTTCCTTTGCACTAACAGTGGTATTACCTTCGTCAAGAATCTTATTCAATACATTCTTCAGTACTTCAACCCTATTTTCACCATCAATAGAAACATCTGTAACAGTCAGTCCAAATACTCCAAGGGTTGCTAATACAGATCCTCTTTTTGTCTCTGTAACCATTTCTTTAGGAAGAGAATTGATAAGCTCCTCAATCTTAAAAATTGACTTGGACTTATCAAATAACTCATTCTGAGTATAGATATCATCAATTAATGTATCTGTTCTTACCTCATCCAACTCTACAGGAACTGCTTCCTCTACATCATAACTTGTTTCCGTTTCATACTCTTTTTCATCTGGTACTCTTTCAACGAAAAAATCCTTTAAACTCATTTTTTACCTCCATATAATTTTAAAATTCTATAATCACGTCACACATTTTATTTGCTTCTTCTCTACTGTGTGTAACCATAATTATCGTGCTACTTGTTTCTTTGTGTTGATTGATTATCAAATCCTGCATTCTTTCTCTTGTCTCAATATCTAATGCGGATAAAGGTTCATCCATAAGAATAATTCCAGGATTCATAAATAATGTTCTTGCTAAAGCCAATCTCTGTCGCATACCGCCTGATAACTGTTTTGGATATTTATCTTCATTATTTTCTAATCCAACCAGCTTCAACATTTCTTTAGCCCTATCAATATCACATTTGTTTATTCTCCCTTTTACCTTCTTAGCTACGAGAATGTTATCTAAACATTTCAGCCAATCAAAAGAAGTATAATTTTGGTGCATCATATAAATGTTATTTTTACTAGCCTTAGTAATTAATTCTCCATTAACACTGATAGTTCCGCTTAAAGGCTTCACAAGACCTGCAATAGTTCGTAGTAATGTCGTCTTACCACATCCAGACTCTCCCAAAATTCCATATATTTTTGAATCAAACTGATAGTTAAAATTTTTAAGTAAAGGCTTATCTCTACTATAACCAGTATATAATTCACTTATCTCAATCATTGATGTACCTCCATTTAAAAATATGTTTGACTAACCATTTCGCAGAAAAATCAAATATTACGCTTATAATCATGATTACAATAATTGCCATAAATACTAAATCTGTTCTACCTCTTGATGAAGATTGTTGAATAATATATCCCAAGCCGTATTTAGCGTTAATAGTTTCGCAGACCGCTATATAGGTAAAGCCTATGCCGTAACACATAATATAGCTGTTCAATACACCAGGAAGCGATGCCGGTATTTGTATTCTCCATATGGTTTGCAATTTACTCATACCTATTGTCAGTCCTGTATCTATGAGATCACCATTCACCTCATCAAGATTCAGGATCACAGATGGCATCATATATACGAATGTTGCAATAAATAAGAAAACAATTTTCATAAGTTCATCAATTCCAAACCACATAATTAAAAGAGGATAAAAAGCAGTAACTGGAATATATCTCATAATACTGATAATAGGATTTAGAACGTCCTTTGCTATTTTTGAGTTATAAACCAATAATGCTATTGGAAATGCAATCAAACCTGATATAAGAGTCGCAACAGTAATTCTCAAAAAGGAATATCTTATTGCTTTCGTTAACTGTCCTGTTTGAAACATTGCAATCATATCAGTGAATACAGTCTTAGGATCAGGCACAAATAAATGATTTACATGTTGTGCAGTTATATTCCACAGTATTAAAACCGCAATTGACAATGCTATTCTTTTTATAATAGTTTTCATTTTTTATTTTTCACCTTCATTGTCTTTATTCATACTATTAGCATATGACCATTCTTTGAAATATTTATTTTCAGCTTTCTTACGTACTTCTACTGCATCATTAAAATCACTGAATAATCCCAAATATTTTCTTTTTCCATTTCTACTAATATAAGCTTGCCATTTTTGAGTTCCTTTATGAAATGACACTCCTGTTACGCCAGAAGTATTATTTTTTAATTTAACTCTATTAGCACTGTTATCAGCTATAGTACCAATGCGCAAATATTTCTTTCTATTATCGTATGTATTATGTTTTATATGATCTACTCTTTCATTTGCTATCGGATTCATTATAAGATTTTGCATAAATATTGTTTTCTTACCATCTGGTGAACATGTAACATAATCGCCATTATCATACCAATGATAATCTTTTATTTTGTCATAATCCTCTAAGTCAAAATAAAACTCTTGACCTGTATTAGTAGTCCAACCAATCCCATATTCTCCTGCTAAATCATAAATATTATCTTTAGAATTTTCTTTTCTGATTCTCCTAAGATTATCAACACGTAGACATCCACAAGATTTTACTTTTCCTGATCTTAAATTATCTCCTAACACATTGATAATAGTTTTATCTTCACATGTGCACTCACATTCCCATCGCACATATCTTCTTCCTGTTTTACTATCTACTAAGTCATCAATTCTTCTTATGACTTTTAATCGTCCAAACATTTTACCAGTCAAATCAATTAATTGTATTCTTATCACCTCCACTCTTTTATTCTCTTTTTTATTTTGGAATTTTCTGAACAGAATTGTTCTATTGAATCCTGATGAAACGTGAATTTAGTTGTACAAATCTATAACTTTTTTGATACTTTCTTCATTAATAGCTTTTAGTAATCCATCTCTTTCAAATATCTTATCTCTAATTCGCCACTTAATTCTTCCATTTTCTTTTCTGATATCAGATACACATTCTAATTTAATCGAAAAAATAGCTCTTTTCATTTCTGCGATTGCTTTCAGTTTATTTTCAAAGTCTTCAGGATCCTTATAATTAACAAGATTCTTAGCAGTATTAATAATTTGTTGCTTTAAATCTTCGTATTGTTCAGCTTTATTAGCGTCTTTTTCCTCTTGTGTTGGTTTTCTAATTTGACTCTGTAATTCAGAAATCTCTTTTTCATATTTTGCAATAATCTGATTCCGAATATCATCAACTTTATCAAGAGAAGAAATCCATTCCAACTTAACATCAGCATATACGGCAGTATTCATAGGTGACAAAGTATATAAACAATAATTGCCGTTTTCTTTACATTTTAAAATGATGCCAATCTGGTTTTTAAAACTTTTCTCATCCTTTTGGAATAAAACAACATCACCTGGCTCAAACACAATTGTCTCTTCTTTTCGCATGTTATCATCTCCTATCGAAACAAAATTTTCATCGAGTGTTCTTAAGCAATTCCGCCAAAGGCTTTTGTGGTTCATTAATATACCTACTTAATATTTCAATATTCTCTCTTGTATTTTTGATTACACTTTCAGTGACATAATCATCAAAGTCTTCACAGTCATCAAAATCATCTTCAAGTCTACTTACCACATCATCGACATAAGATGACATATTTCTAAGAATTGTAACAATCATTTGAAGTCTATGCAATTTTTCATAATTTTCCGTAATATCTTTCATTGTACCTGCCATATATTTTCTCCTATCTAATACTTAAAACAGCTGGATTTACAACACCATCACCGTCATAATCATATTCTCCATTGTGCCATTTTCTTAAGTATTCACCATATTCCCAACATTGTGAAAGAATGCTAACAGCACAACCATACATAAATCCAGTGATTCCTTCCTCATCAGCTTCATAACTCAGTTTGTCAGCATTATCAACAATAACTTTCATTACATCATCAGAAGACGCTTCAATTTTTTCTTCCATCATCTCAGCCCATCTCTCTGCATATGTAAAACAAGCTCTACTATATCCATCGTTGTTCTTATCGTACCAATCCTTATATTCTTCCTCTTTTCCTTCTATAATTTTCATATGCTTATTCTCCAATCTTCTTATTATTCTTATAATCCTGCACGAGATTGCCACAACATAATGGTAATTTCCTGTGAATTTAGATTGTTAATTCTTCTCTATTAATTTCTTCTTTATGTCCTTTTGGACAAACTCTGTATGTAATCTTTATATGCCCATCTTTATATTCATTTCCGCCACTATTTATCGGATCTTCATAAATACATATTTTTGCAGGTATTTTTTCAGATTCACTCAGAAAGGATTTTGCTAAATAATAGTCTTTACATTGATCGCAATATAAATATTTTCCATTTAAATATCCTTTGGCAACTCTAATATTGTCTTCCAAGGACTCCAGTTTAACTAATTTATTATCAATAGAATCATTAGACTGAATAATACTTTCCACTGTTTTGTTCATTTTGTATGCTTATTCTCCAATCTTTCTATATTTCGTATACACCTTATTTTCACAGTAATACAAATTGTAATCGTTCTGCTCAATGTACCACCATAATTTCTTATGTCCAACTTTTAGATAATCTTTGCAGTAATCAGTTTCCTGATAGTGATCATCTATCATCTGCATAAAACTCAGTTCATCAATCTCATATGAATTGTGGCAATACACTGTTATTCTATTTATCAAATCCTCTGTAAAATTTTCCGTGATCACGAATATGACTCTTACTATTTCATCATCAGTACGCTTAATAGTTTTTAACTGTTCAAAGCTATGTAAATGATAAACAACTCTATCGAAAAATGAATAAGGTGCATATTCTTTATTTACCAAGCTTGTATGTAGTTCTATTCTTATGCCATTAGTCATAACAATAAATAAGAATCTTTCATACCAGTCTATATTCTTTTCTATGTCCCATAGCGGATCTCCACCACCAGATAATGATACCCAATTACACTGATTATTTTTAATCTCTTCTTCAAGTCGATCTAAACCACCTACCGTACTTTGCGGAATCTTAAGATTATTGTTTTTTACAATGCAATATGGACATGAATAATGACAACCAAAATTTGTTATTACGCTCAAATATTTATCCATGCTATTTTATTCTCTATTTGAAACCGTAGATTCTACTTATCTTTTTTCGTTAAAGTAAAAGAAATATCTACTGGCGTACCGTCTTCCATTCTAGCCTGACCGAGTTTAAGCGTTTTAGGATCTAATGTTGGTTTATTTTTTACTTCCTTAATGAGTTTTTCATATAATTCTCTTTCGAGATTTACAACACCTTTAACAAACCCAGCTATTTCATCATTACTTGATTCATCACAAAAATTAGATACTTTCCCCCTAATTTGACGAAATGACTCTAATTCTAATTCCTCTACCGTCATAATCTTTCCTCCTTAATAATGAATACCAATTTCCTCTAATTCTTCCAAAATTTTTTTCTGCTCTTTCTTCCCCAAACTCTTTGCCAAGAGCATTACAAATCCTCTCTCTACGTGGAATAGAACTATATGGAACAAAATGCTTTGCACTCACATATTTCCATTCTCCATTTTCATAAATCAGGAAATGAGGATATCCGCAATTATCATTTCGCACATCATATACTTTTCTGATTACACTATGATCCTCTTTCTTAACCACTTGAAAAACTTCATTCATATGCCAATATGTTGAAACTCGAACTTTGCACCACAACTACACGTAATAACACCTGCTACGCCAATACTTGTAGGAATAAATTGATATAAATAATTTCCACCACATACACATTCAAATTCCGATCTATGATTTGATGTAACTGCACTATGTACTTCCGCTTTATGTTTTACTTTCCACTCATCAATTGCTTTCTGTTCGTCTTCAGAAATCGGGAAACCACGATTATACTCTTTTGTCATACGATTAAGTTTATCTTGTATTTCCTGAAGCTGTTTATCCTTATAATTATTATCCTTTAATTCTTTATTCTCTTTTTCCAGATATTCAATTCGTTTCTCCTGATCGTCATGTCTCTGTCTTAACGCAGCAATACATTTGTCAAAATCATATACATGAATGCCGTTACCTTTCCCATATTCAGACATTTCATTATTTCCTTTCTATCTAATAAGCATGTCGAAAAATAACTGTTCGCACATCACAAGCATAATGCAAACACAAATAATCAATATTGCTTTACAAATTCTCTCTTTCACATTTTACCTCTCGAAATATCAGATTCATCTTTGACATATAATCTTGTATATCTAATTTTTCTCTCTAATTCCTGAACACAAGCATCATACGAATTCAGGATTTTTCTAATTATATCTTCTTGCTCTTTAGTTTCTGGTATACCTATTTCATGTAAAATCAGTTGATACTTACAGATACATCTGGAATATAATTTGATAGAATCAACGATATATTTATCTGTTCTGATTCTAAATATTATCCTTTTTAATCCTAAAGGATCATTTTTTAATATGCTTTTATTTTTCCAAAACTTTTCCATATGTTATTCCCCATCAAATTTCGATTTCAATATCATTTATTTTTCAGACACAATTTTCTGAAACATATCATCAACAGAATCCAATAAATCATATCTCTTATCAAATGTAGCTGTTGAACTCCTGGCAAATTTACGCTCTACCATATCGATGTAATAAGTCGTACTCCCATCATCGCCCATATAGAATTCGTCCCATTCTTCATCTCTCATCAATCCTTTGACATATAATTGATCAATTGCAAGGTTATCAAAACTAACTACTTTAAATTTATCAATAATATCTTCAAGATTTACATATAACCAATTTTGATTTGCGACAATATTCTCATGATCTTTTATGTAAAAATCATCACCACGTCTAAGATGTTTATATCCAAGTATCAGTATCTTTAGATTATTATTCTCCAAAATTTCTACATCTGAAGCACTTAGTATACCGTTAATCACATGGATAACTGCATTAGGATATTGCTTAATGAGTTCAATAAATTTTTTTGTGGGATTTACAAGAGATACACCTAGACCATAGATAAGTTTTTCATCAACAAGTCTTCTGATGAGTTCCTGTTTCTTCTCAAAATGAATCTGGTTTACAGTCATGTTTACAATAACTTTTCTATCTTTGAGTTTCTGTAAGAATGGAATTAAATCAGGATGACTTGTAGCATCTCCACCACCAAGAGCAACTTCCTGATACGGATGAAGCGTGTTAATGAATTTCTCATTCAGAATATCTCCAAATTTTCCATCTGTTGTACTACCTTCATGACAGAATGGACATCCCATATCACAAAAATTTGTTATTTTTATATCCATATTCTCTGCAAAAGCTGGAACAAACTCATCTTCATCTGTCTCTCTAATCTTAGTACCATCACTCAAGATTGTGGTTCTAAAATTTCCATTTATGTATCTTCCTAATAATCCCATTCTTAAAATCCTCCTAAATTAAATCAACCATCGTATCCATATTTACCAAATGAAACAATTTTATCTCCACTTTTACTTGTATATCTATATACAAATGTTTCAAGATCATCGTTCTGCCACTCCTCATAGGTTTTAGCATCATCGTCTACAATATTGTTTTCTTTTGCGTATTTGGTATAATACTTTTCTTTCGCAGATTCTGACAAGTCTGACCAATCTTTAGAAAATTCATCTTTGTGATTTTCATAGTCTTGTGCTGCATATTTCTTATCATCATCTGATAAACTATTTGCTTTTACAAATGACCTAGAACCCCATTCATCAAAAAGAAGCTCGCCATTCTTCCACTGTTCAAACTCTTCCTCGCTACACATTGTAAGTGAATGGGTGCTAGATGAGTTAGTTTCAAATACTCCACGTCTAATCTGTCTCTTCATATTATTAATTTCCTTTCATGTAAATTTCATAATTATCGAATTCTGGCTTTAAATCACCATAAGTTGTATAAGTACCCCACCTTGTTTTTTCTTCTCCTTCGTTTACATACATTCTGTCATCAAATTCATTTGAATTATCATTTCCTGTGATAATTTTTGAATCTCCGAATAAGTATCTAAATAATTTATCTGAATCATGTAATACATCATCAACAAAGTCCTCGGTCTCATCAGAATGATCAATGTATCCATAACCATCAAAATCATAATAAGATCTAATTTTGCCGTCATATTCCCATGATGCTTCTTTCAATTTTGGTAGGTTATATTCAATGTTATTATTTTCCAAAATATCTTTTAGCTTTCGTAAATAATCATCAGCCTGATCTTTATCAAAACTTAAAATTGCTGTGATTAAATATGATGCCTTACTATACAAATCATCATATTCGTTATTTTCCCAACCGAATTCACCAATAGTAAAGTCAATATGTTTTGATAAATTATAGTCGCCTTTTGCTATACAAATTGCATGTGTACTTGATGAATTTGTTTCAAAAACTCCTCTACGAATTTGTCTCTTCATCGCAATATTCTCCCTATAAACTCTCATATCTCTTCAGCATTTCAGCATAAACATCGTCTTTGCTTGCATAATACTCATCATCCAACTTCTTCTGAATCTCTTTCTTACGCTTATCAAGTTCCTTCTTCAGTTCTTCTTTCTCCTTACGCTGCTCCACACGCTTTTTATATGCAGAAATATCAATTTTTCCAATGACCTCTGCTGTAATGTTTCCTTTATATCGTTCTCTTGATTCTTCTACACTGATGATTTCATCAATTTTTGCATTAGGGTTATTATTGCTTAATGCTACCATATCCCCTATCTTATAATGATTTCCATCATCATAAATAGCAAAGCAATACTGTGTGCAATAACCCCATTTAATAACTGCTACCTTACTAAATCCTTCTAATTTTGCCATAATAATCTCCTCTACTTTTCTGCATCAATAACCAAATTTCCATAACCACTTTCATAGATAAGAGCTTCCGATAGCTTTACTGAGGCACAATTTTCGCCACCTCCATCGATTGTAATCTCAATATTTGGATTTATCTTTGCGATTTTATCCAAAATATTTATTACCTCATCAGCTGTGCATTGCTTTGTGTTTTTCTTATTAATCCATTCTGCGAACTGTTCAAAATCGTTCTTGTCCATGCAAACCTCAGAATAGTAATAATCCTTATTCCGAATAATCGCCCAGATTTTCTTTAACTTCTCTCTGAATGGACATTGCTCTCTGTAATAGTTGCCACTCGTATGTGTTACAAATGCATAATCTCCATCTTTGTAATCACAAATTGCAAAATGAATACCTTCGTCACAACCACATTTGCAACTGATAATCAGCTCATCATCTTTGAAATTTTTAAATACTGCCATATTTAACCTCTCTCATATTTCATTCTTCTCTCAACTTCTTCGTCATTATCCTCGTCATTAAAATATTTATAAGCAAGTAACATAGGATAATCCGAACCTTTTGCTCTATTCCATAATAAATATTCACACCAATTCGGCTCTCCATCAGAATCTTTGTACCAGCTTGGATCTTCGAATAATGCACTGAACACGCTTCTATACGAATATTTCTTTTTCTGAATATTTCTGTCTTTAATAATAGTAGACTTATCATATCCTGTAATCTCTACGAGTATATCTTTACATCCAACTCGCTTACAAAGTCGTACAAACCACTTCATAAATTCTCTATAAGTCTGTTCAAATTCTCTATCCCTTAAAGCAGCATCTAATACAAGAATATAATCATCTTGTGTATGCATCCATCCTCTATTCCTTGTTCTTTGCCCATATTCATCAACTAAATTATTAGTTCTTTCTCCAAATTCATCGCACGAACAAGAGCTGTTGGATCTATCCTTTTGTATAATATAGACATTCATATCTCTTTCGGATCCAGTAACAACAGGTAAATGGTTTAATACCGTATCAAGAACATATCTTTTTTCAGCCTGAGTTCTTCCCATAGGACTAACCGTTACCGTTCCATTTATATAAGTCCAATATGACATTTACATCCTCCTATGCTACTGCTACCGTTTTCTGTTTTGAATTTTCTTCTACATTTTTAACAAATTCATCAAAATCATGTTTCATGTATGTATAGTTGACCTTCTGATCAGGACTGAAAGACGAATTATTACTTTCATACTTCTTAATCCAGTCCTCAAAACTCAGATCCCGATCATTCATACAAGCATAAGCCATAATAGCAACTAATGCTGTCTTACACGCTGTATAAACAGGGGAATCAATCTTTACACAGTCATCTACCATGTCCTCATAAAATGAGATATCCTCACCATTTACTTCTGCATTTACATTGTTCTGAACGAATCCAATAACAGTATCATTTGTAACAGTATCCTCTTCGTCAGTTTTTACATCATCCACATTGCTTTTAATCTGTAAATACTCATTCATCAATGCGGTATATGTATCCATCTTTGCACTAACAAGCTTTTTATCAGTAGTTCCTGGTTCCTTATCTAAAGAATCGTAGCTATATCCGTTAATTTCTTTAGAATGTAAATTTACAACTAATGCCTTCATGAAATCTGCAAACTTAGAATCATCCATACCAGTCTTGGCAAATTTATGAAATACAGCTAACCACACCGGAATATCCTTCTTCACTAAAATTGTCTTGCATTCTTCACCACAAGCATTTTCGATCCTCTGAAAGTATTTCTGAATTGTATTAAATTCTTCCATACTTCCATTATCCTCAAGGTAATCACATACCTCTTTTGCTCCACGTTTATATGAATCAAAATGAAAAACATTCATAACAGATCTACATACTACCTGTAAATATTCTCCATTCTTTCTGCATGTATCAGAATATTCAATAGAATTTTTAAAAAATCCTTCTTCTGCAATATTCTTAACCTTACGTGCATATGTAGGGAGCCATGTTAATGCTCTCTGACTTGTATTCATACCTTTATGATTATTAAGTTTTCGCACAAGTTTACTTACTTTTTTCATATCACAATTTGGATATGTGGCAATTTTAATTTGATAATTATCAAATCTCTTCTTTAATTCATTAGGAAACTCATCGTATGTTTTGCCCTTTAAATCAAAGATTTTCTTTTCCCATAAAATATTACCATCGTCATCTCTTGCAACTTTTCCGTTTTCATCAATAACCTTAGTCTGATATTCAATTTCAGAATCTTCCGTTTTGGCAGAAAACTTGTGATTTCCAAAACGGATCATTAACAATGCAGTTGTTCGCTGTAAACCATCAACAATATACTTTTGAACAATATCATCATTTAATGGAACCTCTGCTAAAATTAAAGGAGGCATATAATCCTGAGTTAAAGCAGTAACACCAATTCCATCTACAAATTCATCACTGCTACAAAAATAACGCTGCACATCCTGATTATCACTTACATCATTGTCTCTTACCTCGCTGATATAATTGATTACTGGTATATTTACCTCGATTACTTTACCCATGATTTATTCCTCCTTTAATTTACAATAATATTTTCACATTCTCATATGCCTGTATAGCAGCAAGATTATGTAAGTACTCTTTAGAACTAATATGTAATGCTTCTTTTATCTCTGCCGGTTTATATCCATCAGAAAGAAGTGACACTATTTTTCTTTGCAATTTTGATAACTTATTCAAATACTTTTCAATTTTGCTTTCATGCCAGCCACTATGCTCACAAGCTTCATCGAAAGTATTGAATTCAGATGGTATTAACTCACTAAGTTGTAGTCCATCTTCCGTTACAAGATTACTCATACTATCTATTTGCTTTACAGGAATACGTTTAATCCTGTTACGATCACGGATCTCAGTCTTAAACTTTCGTTGCACATTGCCAATAAGAAATGATCTAAACTGGCAATTTTTATCATCTTTATATCTAATTGCACTATCAGACAACGCTTCCAATGCAATAGAATAAAAATCATCATAGTCTTTATCAGAAATACCACCTATTTTAATAAACAACGGATAGCAAATCTTTTTCAATTCAGCCATCTCATTATTACAATAGAACTCTAAGGTTTTATTTATGTCCATGGTTTTCTCTCCTATCAATAGCTTTATGTAATACTTCTCCAAAATCCAAATCAGATTCACGTAACTTTACGTGCTTTGTTTCCGCATAACATTTTGGACACCTATTAAACTTCTCATTGCCTTCGTTTGAAAACGACATAGCAGCCACCATAGGGATTCCACAATCCTTACATAGAATCATTCTGATCATCCTCCTCTACAATTCTAAATGTATACTTCCTATCAAATAGTCCCTGGATAGCCTTCTCAGTTCTTTCTCTGCTAAACCAATTAAACTTCATTTCTCGCAGGACATTATTTATGATAAGAATCTCATCCTTAATATCTCTTCTTGATTCTCTATTCTGTTTAATATCCTTGTAGAGTTTCCATCCACGGAACAAATCAAATGACCCACTCATTTCAATAGTATGTAAAATATCCATTAGTTCTAAATCTTTGTTATGTAGTTCTTCTTCGAGATATCTGTATCTTTCAGAAGCATTTTTCAGAACATCATCACACTGGCCAAACATCTCGATCCATCTGGAAATGTTCTCTGACGTTGTTCTTTTTCCACCCTGAAGGACTCTAAAGTTCTCTTTCCGTTCTTCATCATCCATCTTTTTCGGTTGAATATCTGGGATTGCTTCTACTCTAAATCCCATATTCCGTAACCCTTTTGGAAGACCTTTTAAAATATTACGTGCCTTTGTTTCATTAAATAAATCACGCTTTGCTTCTGAGCAACTAATTGCCGTACCGTTATCATCCAGACGAATATAGCAATTTCGATTATTCTTAATCACATAATCCATAATGAAATTTTCCTTTCTTCTATATTTGATAATGTGCCATGGCGGACTCGAACCACCTTTTCTCTATTATGTAGAGCGTCTTACCAATGGACTAATGGCACTACCAGTAAAGAAAAAAATGTAAAACGTTCTGATCTACAACACTTGGGTTTCAATATGTAAATCAAAATTAATAGTTACAAAACCTGTGCTCAATGCTGTGTACTGACATCGAACAAATAACTTACACGAGTCCTTGTTTAATCTACTTTTTTTAGTTTTACGTGTGTTATTCCATCCATATATAATGACCAGTTACATATTTTTGGCAGGTTAGTGGATCGTGTCCGACTTGAACGGACGACTGTTCGCTTATGAGGCGAATACTCTAACCTTCTGAGTTAACGATCCATATGCACCATACGGGGTTCGAACCCATGACACCCAGATTAAAAGTCTGGTGCTCTACCAACTGAGCTAATGGCACATAATATATCAATGCTTTGTTCTGCTAATTTTATTTGCGCATAGCATGGGGTAAATTAAGTCATGAACCCATCTCCTGACACATTGATATAGTACGAGTGGCACGAATCGAACGTGCGGATTAACGGACATAAACCGTATCCCATCACCACTTTGGTACACTCGCATAACAGGGCTAGCTGGATTCGAACCAGCGAATGCAGCAGTCAAAGTGCTGTGCCTTACCGCTTGGCGATAGCCCTATAAATTTATTCTCTGTATTAAGTTGTAAAATACTTGATTTTCTTAGCAGACTTGCCCGAATTTTCCAGATGAAACCTGACTTTGATCAGTTGACATTTATTGGAAAAATATGTACAATATAATATAGTAGTGTGCAAGCACTGCTCTTTGGAGTATTCTCCGAAGTTGTTATGTAGTGCAGTCTAGTAGAAAGGTGCGCCAACACCGGTTGAATCGCTAGGCTGCATTTTTTATTTTGTTTGGAACAATTATGATTCTACACCCGAACATCTGTTCTGTCAATATAAAAATCGAACGTTTGTTTGTTTTTCTGTTTGATATTATTATTTTATTTATCTATGAGTCCTATTTTCAGGACTCATTAGTTGGTAGTCGCAAAAGTAAAACGTCATGCATAATACCTTTTCTAGTAATATTCTCAGGTGATTGAACCATGGAAAATAACTGCATATGAGGTACATATGAATCATTGTTCATAATTATCGTCTTTGATTTCTCAACCAAAATACATACGCTCTCAGGAGTAGTTATTTTATGAGATTCCAAATTCCTATCAAAATCGAATGTATAGATAGTAATATTACATTTAGCTCCACTTTCTTTTAATCTTTGTAAAACAGCAATTGCTTCATCATAGCTTTCTACTTTGTAAGTCTCAGTCATATTCATAATACTACCCTCCCTTAAATGCACATACTAACTTTAAGCGCATTTAATACTCTGTCATTATCGTATTCGCTGATTTTTCCAACCCTATCTTTTATTCTCTTTTTGTCAATAGTTCTAAGCTGCTCTAATTCAATTGTAGAGTCAACTTCAAGACCATTCTCTTCGCTACTCTTTAGCAACACATGCGTAGGAAGGGATGGCTTCTCTTTAGAAGTCAGAATAGCAACAATAGTTGTAGGGCTATATTTATTGCCAACGTCATTTTGAATGATAAGCACAGGACGAATTCCTCCCTGTTCAGATCCTACAACTGGTCTCAAATCTGCGTAATAGATTTCTCCTCTTTTCATGTCGTAGTCACCTCTCCTTTCCTAGTATGTAAATCCTACGCATTTATCTTCGTGTCTCCCTTTGATAGTTCATACTATACACTCTTTAGATTATATTGTCAAGGGTATATTCTTAAAAATATATTTATTTTCTTAAGATTATGTGTTAAAGTATATAATGTCAAGGAGATAAATATATGAGACTTAATATAAAATCATTAGTTGATGCTAAGGGTATGAATCGAAACCAATTATCAAAAGAACTTAAAATAGGATATAAAGCAGCATGTAATTTATACGAAGGTAACACAGATCGTATTTATTTTGATACCCTTGAACAATTATGCAGAGTTCTTAACTGCACTCCAAACGATATTTTATTATTTGAAGATGACTCGAAATAGATATTTTATTCTATATCTGCCCCACCTCTTTCTTTAAAATAATCACAGTATTTGGAATTCCTTTCATGCTCAAAAGGAAGAAGTTGAATTTTCTTTTTTACACATTCGGTAACTAAAATACTTTTAAAAATTTTATACTGATTCATATTTACTTTTTTTGCTATGAAGTGTTTGCAATTTCTGCAATCACGCATCTGCTCCACCTGCCTTTACAATCTCCAACAAATCATCTACCAAATCCTTGACCTCATACATCATCATAGTGTCGTAGGATTTTGACTGCTGCTCTTCTGTTTTGTTTCCATACTTTGTACAGTCTTTCAAGAATGCTGTGCGTTCTTCCAACCGCTTCACAACTCTGTTCTGGTCGTAGGCGGTCGGCTCATCATTAACAGCATCAACCATCATATCTAAATCTGATGTATTTCTGTGTAATTTCTTCCGCAACTCTATCGCAGAATTGAGAAGAAATAACAAATGATCCGCATCAATCAGTCTTCTCATCGTTCGCCCTCCTGTTCCATGCTTCAATCAGCTTTTCTTCATTGTAATCTTCTTTCAACATCATCATTCTTCCACAATTCATGCATTTTATGTAAAATTCGCATAAGATAGCACTTTTTTTCTTACATGATGGACACAGCTTAAGTTCTTCACTCATCTCCTACCTCTTTTCTTTCTGCTCAACAATGAGCCATACTGATACGGAGACATATCGGGAATTTCTCTTTTTCCCATTCCTTTTTTGTAATAAAAACTTCCGTTTTTCTTCGTCTCCTGCTTTTTAAATTCATAGGATAAATCATTCATTCTTCATCACTCCAACCTAATTTCTGTCCACAATCTCTACAAAAAGAACCGCTTCTTACAACTCGTTTGCAATTAGGACACCAATATGCATCTTGAAGAAAATCTACATTATCTACGAAATTTGCATATTTTTTATAGTCAATAAGTGTTGGTTTCTTCGCCGTCTGCTTCTCCACAGCTTCACGGCATTCCTCCACCGTGCCGATCTGCCGGTACTGCTGTACCTCTTCAAGTGCGCTTATTGTCATTGCATAAGCATTTTCAAAGGATTCACCCCATGATGTATCACATGGAATTGCTTTTCCAAGTTCATTACAATCATATTTTAATTCTTCAATCGCTTCATTCTCCGTCATGCTCCTGATCCGGTCTGCGTTGGTCTTTTTATGTAAAAATGCTTCTACTACCGGCAGCCATTCATTTGCAAAGGAAAGATGCTCCTTGCTTTTTCCAGAATACACAATCAGAGGATTTGATATTCCCATCTTACTTGCTCTCAATACTTCATATGGATTCTTTGACAGCGGGAGAATTTCCCAGCCGTCCTTTATCAGCCAATTTTTAAATGCTTCCAATTTAGAAATGTGTAATGTATTTCTGTTCGCCATTATTTTCCCTCGCTTTCCCGGTACGGTTCCGGCAGTGGCATCCAGGCTTTTACATAATCCAAGGATTTCTCTGTCTCAAACTCTTTGTAATATACGTTGTACCAACTTGTAAACACATTATCAGATTGGTTTCTAACAGGATTAGTTAAAAAGACAAGATATTTACCGTTTTTCTCCGGCAGTCTCTCACTTACTGGAATCCACACTGGCTGATTCTGCAAGGCGGTGATTGCCATTTGCAATGCATCCTCACAGCAATGATCTACTCCAGTTTGTCCGTACAGAGGACATTCTTCACAAACCTCTGAGTACCGTTCACTCTGAGCCTTTAAGCAGTAAATAGCTTCTTCTCTCTTCATTCCGCACCTCTCATTTCTGCCAGCTTGGCTTCGGCTTCGGATTTTGTGAGGAATACCGTTTTACCAAAATCGCATTCTCTAAAATATGCTCCTATAAAATGATTTGTTACCTTAGCGTAAATTCTAAATTGTTCTCCGCTTTCATAGAATGATACACTAGAAACATAAGCTTCATAGACTTCGTCTTTCATGTTCTCATCATATTCAATATCATCAAACACATTAAATGGAGAAGTGACTACATAAACTGTATCTCCCACCTTGCACGGCAACCGCAGGAGCAATCCCTGCTCCTCGGAATCCTCATAAGCTGCTAGCTTCTCCGTTGGACTTCCGTTACCGTAATCAGGCAGTCTCCAAATTTCCTCTCCGCATCTTTCGCATTCAAACGGATGCTTATATACTGCCACTCCTGCTATATTTCTAGTTGTCAGTCTCTCCATCCTTGCTCCTTTCTGTTACCTATTCTTTAGGGCAATAATCAGATCATTATATGTTGCCTGATTCATATATATGGTCATATGTACCTGATCGACAACCGTTTCTCCACGTTTTTGCCAATCTTTAGCGATGTATCCATACCGCTTAATCCACTTTTTATTGATGCGCTTCTTTTTGTGTCTGCGCCGCTGGACATACTTAGTGGTAACTATAACGGTATATCCGGTATAGCCGCCCATCAGATCGTTCATTTTACTTAACATGCATATCTCCTTTCGTTACACAATTTTTCTGATATTTCAGTTTAGATGTTCATAACACCAGACTTCCATCCTGCTTTTTTAGCCTCTTCTGAAAGAATCTCATTTTCTTCAGCTATAGCCATTTTTCTTTGTTGTTTTTCTAAACAATATATTGATAAAATTTCATCCACCAACTCATTAATACTACATAACATATCTCCGTCAACCTCTTCGGTTCGTTCTGCATCATTTAAAATATTTTTTATATCTTCTGCACATTCATGTATTTTTCTCATACAAATGCCTCCATAAATCTTAATATTTCAGTTTACTGATCCTTATCTCTTGCTATTGCTTCCCGAATCCTGTCTGCAAACAGAGCGCAGGCTTCATCTACCGATGCAATATTATCTCTTATATCCTGAGTTGGTATATCAAGTTCTTTTCCAAGTTCATAGAGTACCTCGCAGACACCATCTGTATAAGTTGCCTCCTGCGCCGATTTCTCATAATTTGAACATTCAAAAAGACTTTCAGCAATATCAAGTCCTTTGTTCAGTCCCTCCATGTAAGATCTTTCTTTTTCCGATCTAAGCTGTGACGCTCTTTCCTGTATTGCTCTTGAATCATTGATTGCTTTGAGAGCCTTGTCCGTATCAATATTTGTTGCTTTATACATTTTTTCTACCTCCATTAAATCCTAAGTTTCCAATTCAATATATTCCAGAGAGTTCACAAATTTCTGACTGTAAAACCAACTCGTCCACGTATGAAAAAATAGAGCCGATAACACCTAAAGCAAGTATAATAATAGTAATTAATGTAATAATCATAAATATATATCCTCTCTTTCTTTAATTGCCAAACTACCGAATTTTCCTCAGTAGTTCGATTTCTTCCGTATTACCGGTGGATTTTAACTTGTTTTTTAGTTATTGAATGGAACTCAAATAGAAACTCAATTTTTTAGTTCCTAATTTCACTTCTTAGCTTAATTTTGAATTATTGATTTGAATTACTTCTTTTTACAAAAATCATCCTTTCATAAATACACTTTCTGTATCTAAGTGTTTCCCACACCACGGACATCTGCAATACATTTTCCCTTCAATATTCAACATGGAATATCCATCAATATTACTATGCCATCCAATCTTACAAAATAATTTTCTCAGTCTTTTCAGCTGAAATCTTTTTGCTAAATAATACAACATGGTATTATATTCTCCTTTCCTATTACAAAACACGTCTTTCATTTGCCATATTGATTGCAGCCTGGTATACATCTACAGGATCGTTACCGGCTTGAACATTTTTGATAACCTGCTTAATTATTTCTCCAAAATCATCAGACTTTAATGACACTACCGGCATATTCTTTACAATCTCATCTCCATTACCAGCTAATACATTTCTAATAAACTCGCCATGGTCATTAATGTATTGTCTATTTTTCTCTTCTGTTAATCCAATATAATTCATAGTAGTCTGAAGATCTGTGTGATTGAACAGCTTCTGAAGAGATAATAAACAATCAGGATCGAATGGATGAGTCTTATGGATCCAATAACCGAAAGATTTACGCAAACTGTGAGAACTTACAGCATATCGAATGTCAGCTACATCTACCGCCTTCTTTAACTTCTTTCTATAATCATCGGTCTGATGCTTTACAACATCGTTATACTCAACAACATAATGAAGATATTCACCAATCGTTTCGTATTGTTTCTGCTTTTTGTAATCTGAAATAATATTCTCTCTTCTTTTATCAGAAAAATCCTTTTGTAACGCATCACACCAAATCTCTACATTTCCATATATACTAGAATTAACATCCCTTTTTAACCAGGTTGTCTTAGGATTATATTCGAAAATATAATCATTGTAATGTTTCATCGGATCTACTTCTGTATGCTGCAAATAATTATCAACTGCTTCCCATACCATATTACTTACTGGAATGTTCGTAACTTTGCCAGTCTTCTGCTCTTCAATGGTGCCAATCTCATTCTTTCGATTTCCATTTTCATAATACAGATCCGACCACTTCATCATTACAGTATCCCCAATACGTCTTCCAAGAAGAAGCTCTAACATAGTAATCAGATATCCATCCCATTCATTATTATTTTCAAACCACTCGACAACATTTTTAATATCAGCCATATTCCAAAAAGGATAAACTTCAGTCTTGCCTTTCTTTTTCGTAGCATATCTGTTCTGTTCCATAACCAAATCCTCCTAACTATTTATTCTCTACTTCCATATAATCTGCTATCGCATTTGCAATTGCTTCAGCCGCCTTTTTCTTCTTTAAAGACCTATAAATCGATTCTGTATTCCAAAACACATCATCAAATCGTGATAGCTCACCTCCACAATTCTTATTTGGAATCGAAAAGAAACCTCCGTTTATATACTTTCCAAAAATAACATTGTAATTATTTTCATCAATATTGATATTAATATGATGTACATCGCTTATCGCAGGATCTCCAATATAACCAATTTCATATTTCATACTTTATTCTCCCTTCTAATTTTTTTGTAACAAAAAAGAAGCAGAACGTTCTGCTTCTTAATGTCAAATATAATTGACAAAATATATTATTTTTGTTTAATTTAATTTACATTATTATTCTGGTACATTCATATACTGTCCAAAATCCTCAATATACTCGCCATATTCCTCTGAGATAATAGAATTAATAATCCTCACATTCTCTTCTATGACGTTGACAGCATAATAAATACCATGATTCTTATCGTTATTCTTAATGTTCCGTGACGCTAAATTAGTTTTTAGTAAAGCACTAAATCCTTCCAGTCTACTACAAGCTCTCTGTAACATTTCCACTTTTTCTTTTTCCATCATTTGTTTAAGTTTCTCATTCATACTATTTTCCTCTCTAAATGTCTGTTTCAGTATTTTTCTGTATTCTTTTCATAGATATTTTACGATCACATGATAAGCATTTAGCAAATTTGGATTCATCCAGTTCGTCTGTAGAATATCCTTCTGGTTCTCCATCCCAAGAATAATATTGCATTGCTTTAAATATTGTATAAACACCTCTGTCTGAATTACAATATGGACATCTTTTCATTTTATGCTCCTTTAACAAATATTCTATTGAAAACAATCTTTCGTCTACTTACTAACCAAAAAAATATCAGCTTCATCATAACCAAGAAAACACGCATGGGAACTATCTTCTGTGTATACCGTTATGCCGGTTTCGTCCTGGTCTAAGAAAAATACCAATATCCCTTTTTAAAAATATAATCAGTTCCATCATTTGCTTCTGTGTCTCTTTTCATTTGTACCATATAACTTTTAGCAATATTTCTTAATACTTCGATATCTGTCATATTGTCTAAATCCATTGCTTTTACCTCCATTCAGACCAATCAATTTCCTGTCCGCAAGTACATACACTATCACTTCTTTTCAATATTCTATTACACTGTGGACAGTAACATTTATATAAAGGATCAAATCTCATATAATTATTACGAGATACAATTTCTGTTTTTGGTTTAAGTTTCATATATTTTCCCTCAAATTATATGTTATCAACACATCTCATAAACTCTTCTGTTTCCATATTATAAGAATTACAATCATAGAAGAAAATACATCTACTATAATCTTCTGCACACTGTAAAATCAATGTATCTATATCTGTTATATTATTATCTAGTAGCTCAACATCAGCCTGAAATACGTTACAAATATGACGCTTTAACTCTTCGGCATCTTTTACAACAAGTTCCCAAAATCTACCATCTTCAGAATAATCATTTAAGACAAATCTTTTTGCCTTTAATAATTCACCGTAATCAACATCTATCCTTTCAATTTCTATATCGCCAATCTGACCGCATACAATTATAATTCGATACGACAACTTCAAAATCATCTCGCAGTTCTTCAATTTGACGAACTCCATCAATATACTCATCAGGATCATTTTCTTCGACGGTTAAAGTTATTTTATATTTAGCCATATTGTTCTCCTATACAGCAAATTCAAACTCATAAACATCAAATTCATCATATAGCTGCCATTTATTGTCACCGAGATACGAAACATCAATATCTCTCATTCCTCTTGTCAGGTATAATTTATCTCGCTTCCCATCTACAATCTCTTTCATTCTTTTAAGAATTAATTCTGATGGTTGATCTACCTGAATCGGCATACTTCCATCGCTTTTTGAATCTTTCCAATGTAAGACAAATAAATTTTTCCCTTTGATACTTTTTATTCCGTCTATGGTACAATCATAAAATTTCGGTCTATATCCCATATTGTTCATATTCTTATCTCCATTCTCTTGAAAGCAATTTTTCATCTACTTATAATTTTTTAATCATTTTCTTAACTCGTTCAATCTCTTCGCTTGTATGTGGCGTTCCACCAGCATTCATATCAATATACCACTGAAGAACTTCTTTTTCGCTTTTAAGATTATTTACATTTAAAATCATTGTCGCATCATTTGCAAGTCTAAGTCTATCTTCATATTCTTTAAAATATGAACCGAATACTTTAATTTCATTATGAACAAATCTTTGCGCTGCTGTTATTCTTTGTAAGCCATCAACACATACATAATCAGAATACTCATTTTTCTTCGGTTCTCTATAAGAATTCCAAAATGGATTATTCAAATAAATTGTATTCCCAGATTTACCTCCCCGTAAATGATACTCAAGCCATGCAATTTGTTGTTCCTCAGTCCATACATGTCCTCTTTGGAATTCAGGATTAAGTTGCAATCCCATTTCATTGACTTCTTCTTCAATTTCTCTTACAAGACTTGTAAGAGGATAATTAACTTGATATGATCCGCTTGACGTAAATTGCGGAATATCTTTAAACCTTGTTATTTTCATTCAATCACCAACTTTCAGTTCTCAATAAATCGTTATTCCAACCTAATTTTTTTAACAAATAATTATATGTATCTATTCCAAGATTATCTTCTGATGCATGTCCGGGGAGAATCTTTTTTATATCTCCAACTTCATTTAAAATAAAATCAATTACTTCTATTTTTCGTGGATCTAAAATTTTTACTACTTTCTGTTTTTTACTTGTGATTTTATCACTAACTACAGTTGCACCTTCACGATAATCTTTTTCATAATCAAGATCTTCGCTCTCAATTATTGCAATATAATCTCCATATTTTAAGCATTGAAAAATACAATTTAATGGAACGCAATCTAATAGATATTCATCTAAAACAGTTTCTTCTCCTTCACAATATACAGTATTTTTACTATACATTTTCATTTCTTCAAATTCATTTTTGTCTTTTGCAATTTGTGTTCCACGTATACATTTTGCGTAAATCATATTATCTCTCCTGAAAGTTAAATTTCATCTTTTCTCTCTTTTGCGTTTACAGTATCAAACAATTCGCTAATCTTTTTTATTACTTCCATTCTAATTGTTTTTATATCAGCATATTTTTCAATATACCAACCATCTTTTTTTACTTTATCAATTGCGTTCAAAGTTGCAACAATAATTCCATCGGGGTTCATAGGATCATCTAAATAGTCTTCATAATTATTTATTAAATCATTTTCTTTTATATTATAAATGTATTTTCCTAATATAGATAACTGATACAATTTATATTGTGAATTATAATTAATGTTAATTCCATACGTATTCTTTCTCATAAAATCAAAACTCCTTATATTTTAATTTGATCTGGAACTTAGATTTCCTCTTGATATAATTTCTCTAACCACTGATTCATATTTCTCTTTTCAAAATAGTCAATGAGAAATTCTTTCTGTTTATTAGTAATTCTCTTTTTATAATCTCTTGTGACAAAAAAATCATATTTATGTGGACTATGAAGTAAAATGAATCCAAGTTCACATAACTCATCGCCAGGATCTTCGTCACATTCTAATTCAATGTTTCCATTTCTATATTCATTTAATAAATATTGAGAAGCCCATGCTTGATGATTTCCAAATTCGACAGAATAAAATGTGCCATTTGGAGCAAGCTAACCATAATTTTCTTCTTGACTTTCTATATTTTTATCTGTCAGATTACATTCAATAATTTTATTTCCTATAATCTTTTTTCTACCTTTTATGACATCCTACGCATCTTTAGCACATTGATCTAAATATTTACCCATAAAATTACACCTCCATATAAATATTAGATTTTTCCATTCATAATTATCATTTCCATTCTTGACTTTTAGAACATATGTTTGTATATTATTATTCAGGAGGTACAATCATGACATTATCTAATTCCGTTTTTGATGCGAAACACATACGCTGCGTTCCAGTTATCGCCGTATTTTCTTCTACCGGTGATATCAAGCCATTATACGTAACGATCAACTGGGTCAAACTCAAAATAGAAACATATACTGTCCTTGATTCTACATTTGGCGACAACTGGGTCAACTTTTTGTGCACCGTTGTTGATCACGGAAAGCAGAAACAATTTAAACTTCAGTACAACCTCCATGAACATGCATGGTTTGTTGAGACAAAATATTTTTCGTAATTTATTCAATTATGATTAATAATATACAACTGCAATATCAACTCCAGCTCCGCAATTTCCGTTTTTAGCTTCTTCATATTTAATAATGTATTGATAGCATTATCTTCATAATTTTGACTATTAATATTATTTTCCATATCAATTTTCAAAAAATCTTGCATTTGTTTTAAATCTCGCTTTTTAGCAGCTAAACGCTGTTCCAATACATCATTCATATTATCAACTCCATCCAAAGTAAACTTATATTTCATCAATATCAATTTCTCTACAACTTCCAATTTCTATTGCATCAACAATTATACCACCATAAGATTTTACTTCTTCAATAGTTTCCATCATATCTTCTTCAGTTTCTAACCACGCAATAGACAATCCATCTTTTTCACTTTCATACACTAACATAAAGGGCTTTTCAGGTCGTAAAAATGGCTTTCCACCATCAAATGATTCAAATCCTTTACTCATAATTATATTTCTCCTTTATATTCCACATGAAAACTTGGATTCATTGGACTTCAATAAATTCAACCATATTCATATCTATTTTTTCGTCATTCATCAAGATGTATGGTGTATTATTAGTATGTCGAATATATCCAAAGCTTCCCTTTTCATAAATATCAATTCCATGTACATATTTTTTTAACGTATTAATTACCTCTTTTTTATTTACTGATTCAGGACATTTAATTTTTATTTTGTCTGAATTAGATACATATGATGAAGGTTGTTTCAGTTGAATCGAAAATTTTTCATTTGGGTATACCTTTTTTAATAACAATTGAATTATTTTTGTTTCACTTCTAATAATAATTACCCCCAATCTTCCAAATGAAACTATTATTTCGTCTTTCTATTAACAAACCAAAGAAATACTTCTTCAATTTGATTTATAGTTCCGTCAACATCATCACATTCACCATTATTTAAAAATGCAAGAGCTTCCGTTTGTGGTTCATCGCTGTCCCATATTTTATCTGCACAAGCAATCAAATTCTCAATAGGTACCCCGTATGACTCAATCATCTCTTCAAGTTCACGTTGAATATATTTTGCTTTATTTTGTATATTTGCATACTGTCTGATTTTCTTTTTTATCTCATATGGCATCTTCTTCATACTAAAACTCCTTTTAAAATGGAACAATCATTTACATATCTCTTTCAAGTTCGTCTAAATAATCTAATAATTCATATAATACTTGGTTTCTGCCTTCCACGTAGTCGTTCGTCCAGCTAAAGGCATTTAAAAGCACATTGATCTTTTCACGAATTTTATCAATCGCTTCTTTTCCTTCATTCATATTTTATTGTTCTCCTTTTTCTTTTAAATCAGTATCAACTTTACGTTTTCCATATTTATTAATCATCCTGGTATACAGATTTTTATATTCTTCCAACGTCCAGTTAACTTCTTCAACCGGTGTGGTTCCAATTTTATATAGCATATTGATAACATCATCATAATCATCAATATCTATATTCATAGATCTATCTTCAACGGGTACATACACAACAACTGTCTTATCATCAGCGCAGTAACTATTCCGTTTTGTCTTGTACTCAGGACACAGTTTTTTATAATCTGCATATGGCATTTTACTTCATTGCAGCCATTACTATTGTCCTGATTTATTTTCTCTGCATAACATTTTTTACATAAACCATATTGCTCATAATATCTGATTTTATTTTCTCTTTCTTTAGTCTTTCCTATCAGATCTATTTCCTCTTTGTGACCACAACTCATTTCTACGGTATATTTCATTGTACTCTTCCTCGTCTAACTCTGGTACATCATGATGATCCATTTCTTTTAGCTCTTCGAGATTTGTATTATATCCAATGAACATCTGACTCATTTCTTCTGGATCTGGTTTTCTTGGTTTGAATGATACCATTAAATCTCTCGGTGGATTCTCTTGAAGCCACCTATGTTTACAATCATCAAAAATAACTCTTGCTCTCGTAGGTAATTCCATAGGAGGATCACCTGCCTCCTGATGTATACGATCAGACTCTATTTTTTGCCAATTCAAATCTTCAGGAATTTCCGTTGTTATGTATACATACTCTACATATTCATCGATCGTATTTGGATATGTGATATAAGCATATTTCCGTACTCCATTGACATTGTATCTTAATACAATATCATCCAAATACGGAAGCACAGTATACTCAACACCTTGCTGCTTTAAAAAATCTGCAAAACTACATTCACATCTCTGAAATAGTACATCTACCCCGTAATGTTTAAACATATTTTCGAATCCCTCCTTTTATAAAATATGGTGCCATTTAATAAATAGCACCATTAAAATAAATCACTATGACTACCAGTTCTTGTCAAGTACAAATACAGTACCTCTTCATCATATTCGTATATCAATAACCAATCTGGCGTAATATGACATTCCCTTCTTCCACTATAATTACCGGTAAGAGCGTGATCTTTGTTTTTCTCTGGAAGAATCTCTCCGTTCGCTAATTTCTTAATGATTTCACTTATGAGATTCAAATCATATCCACGCTTTTGAATCCGTTTTAAATCCTTCTGAAATTTATTAGTTGGTTTTATTTCATACTTCATACCAACAGATCCTCCATCATCTTATCTACATCTGTATAAGATTTCCCGATAGAAGGATTCTTTTTCATTTCATCAACTTCCTTAAATGCTTCTATCGTTTCCTCGTTCGGCATCTCCCTAGAAATATAAAACGGAATCCCTTGCTCTCTAATTGCTTGTTTTGCTGCCATGGTAAAAAACGTAGTCATATCAAGTCCTAAATCAGACATAAGATCCTGAAGATCTGTCTTAACCTTTTCATCTATCCTTACAGTTACACTTGTATTAGCCATATAATAAATCAACTCCTTTCTTTGATATTATTATATTCTCCATTTTTCACATTGTCAATACAATGTTAATACGTTGTTATGACGGTTTTATGAGGAAATTCGAGTTTCAAGTGCTTATCTTCTTACATTTTCTCTCTCTTTCTGTTTTGCCATTCCAATATCTTGTAATTTATGAACAACATCCCAAGCCGGCATATTTGCTTCTGTTCCACCGACTATTTTTAATTTTTGATATTCCTCTTTAGTAATAACAACACCATAATCACCAGGAGCACTTGTCCTCAAATTGTCATCAAATGAATAGAATTTTCTATATTCATCTGCATAACATTCGTGATATAAGCAACTAATAAATTTTCCAGTAGAAATCTCACACGTCTGCCGTTTTCTCTTTTCAGGAAAGTATTTCAAATAAGCAAGTTTCCCAAACTGAATAGATTGCTGTTTATCTATCTCATCCCATTTCCTTTCCCTTGCAAGCTGCTGATCAAATTCATCTCCATAAATATGTTTACTAGAATATCCAACAGTATAATTATGTCGGTTGCCATATTCATCGTACTTGACATCCTGATAAGTTCTTTCTCCATTTACAATTTTTCGACCTAATCTGTCAAAGCAGACATTATTTCCGTCATAATCCTGAAAGGAAGATGTTCTCTTAGCATGAGCATTGTCACTTGCACAACTAATACCACTACCAATACAACAAGCTCCAAAAATCAAACCTATAATACCCATAATTATACCTCCTGTGTTTTTATCTATCGTTTCTCTTCTGATCAAGTAACCAAGGAATACCAAAAACCACAAACAATCCCGTTCCCCACGCAATCAAATCTAATAACATAATTTTATCCTCCTTTATAATTCCATTATATCACTCATATGTACCATTTTCAGTACTCAATTCTGCACGTTACCATCATCATAAATATTGATTTATCCAACGATCTTTCTCTTCGTTATCCATTCCATACCATTCATCTTCATCAAAATTCATTAATGCATAAAGAACGCTATTTCCAGCGTCCTTTTTCTCATCTGTATCAAATTTATTAATCAATGCTTCTAGTGCGGCAACAAGATCATCTGTAACCATATTTTATCCTCCTTTAATCTAACGAAAACTTACTTTCATCTACTCAATATAAGCAATAACACCGCACTGTCCAGGTTTCTGTTCTAATATCCATTTTACTTCATATACTTTATAATTCTTTCCATTTAAAAGAACGCTATCTCCGACTACTGGACGAAGATCTGTTTCTAAACTTACAATAATATTTTCACTTTTACTTTCAAACCAAATAATATTTCCATACATTTTATTGCATCTCCATTCGTTAATCATTTCCATCATCAGCTAACACCGGCACTAACTCAAAAAGTTTCAATTCTTTTGCATAGACTGTTTTATCAAATCCAGCATCTTCATCAAGAACTTGCGCAACAAAATTACTATTTGTGAATTGTATATTTGCTGCATTACTTTTTATATATTCTAATGTTTCCTTTGCTTTCTCAATATCAGCGAAAATTGTCGTTTGATCTAATGATGTATCATAGCCAACAGAGTTTACTTCTGCCCATGTATCTTTACCATCATATAGCACACTTGTTTTAATTATTTTTATAAATCTCCAATCAGAAACACCTATTACATACATTTTATCATCTCCTTATTAAATAAAGACTGCTTCATTATGTTATATCAGCCAATGCATCTTCAATATGTGACACAACCGTCCAAAGTATTTTTATCTGTGCATCCAAACGATTTTTTACGTTTTCATCGGTTTGTATCATATATGCTCTATGTATTTCTTCGATCATAGTATCAATTTCGTCATTTAGTCTTTGTCCACAAATGTTATATCCATATTTCATATCTTCATTCATTGTTTATTTTTGACATCCATCAAATTATTATATTTTAAAATATTAAAAAATTTCAAACTAAATCTGGCATTCATCTAGTTCTCTTCCAACAAAACAAAATCAATAGCTGCTAATGCCTTTGCAGTAAATACTTCGTCATACTCTTCATCGTAATTTATCACATCAATAAATGCTGTCTGATTATCTTCGTCAAATTCAATATATTCAATATCATCAGGATATCTTTCGTCATTATTTTCCAATAACTCTTCCACAGCGGAACAGCTCTGAACCATATGTAAAATTTTACGCTTTAATTCATTTACAGTTCCAACGAACTTATAGAATACAACTTCTGATGTTTCACTGTTTGTCTTTGTAATAATCCACTGTTTCTTTTCCATATCAATTCTCCTCTATATCAATCTAAATTGTCATAATACTCTTTACAATCTGTACATAGCCAGGTATTATTGCCAATTTGATCCCAACCACAATCTATAGCAGTGTTAATAGCAATTTCCTTTTTAGTAACGCCTGCCATTTCTCCTACATCATCTTCTAATAATTTCCCACAATGATTGCATTCAATTGTATAATATGATCTTTTCCGTAATCCCATTTTATATCACTCCATATTATGTAATTCTAATTTTATAACATTGACAATTGCTTTATATGCTCTATATTTTGTTAAATATCCGCTACTTACATTTAAGTCAAAAAAATCAGAATCCCATGCAACGAAATAGCTTTCTTTGCCATAATAGTCTGCATCGGGATCAGTGCCTTTCGGTCGTACATATTCTTGCGTTATAACACCATACTTATTTATAAATTTCTTCATTTTTCGTACATTCATATTTTTCACCTCAAAATACGATTTTCATTTACTATTACAATCCAGCTGCCATTAGGATAATTGATGTAATTAACGTGCCAATTCCTGTAATTACTAAAGCGAATCGAAATGGTATATAACAGTCTTTCTTATTAGAATGAAATCCAACGTACCAACATACAAAACTAATCATTACACAAGCAATACTTCTCATTTTATTTCCTTTCTACCGAAATGCGGTTTTCATTATGTAATTATTCTGTTATCTCAACAAATTTTACGCTATAATCATATTGCGGCTCTGTCCACAATTCTGCTGCACATTCTTCGCATATGCAAATTTCATGATAACCAATGCCTACAATATCTTCATTTCCATTTATAGGATACAATGTTTTATTATTGCATCTTGGACAAGTAAATACTTTATCATGTACGTTATTCATAATTTTCACCTCACAAATTATTCTTTCATTGTTTTTTATAATCTCCTAATTGTTTCACAAGCAACCAGTATTTCCAGTTCCGTATCACAGTAAATGCAACCTTCGATTGCACCATACTTATTAAGAATTTCCCAATCAAAATATCCATCATAATTACACATCGCAACAGAATATTTTTTATTTGACTTAAATTCTTTTATATGTTTACCACCAGGTTGCCATACATCAATTCCATTATTTTTTACAATAGAAGCAACCCATCCATTAGGAAACACTATACTTTTTTCTCGTGTCTGACGATGTTCGCCATAGTTATTTACTACTTCTTTCATTCCATATTTTTCTGAATATTCTTTTATTAATTCCATAAGACTCCTCCCGTTTTTACACATTAAATGTGCTTTTCATCGTTTTCTATATTTTGTTTCCGTATAAGCTTCATAGCCTTCTTCTACATCATACCTATGACTAAGTTGCTCATATCCCTTTACTTTCTGTTCAATTTCCTCATCTGTAGCATCATCATCTACATAAAACTCATAATCGTAACAACCTAATGCTCTTACACTAATATATCCTGATACTTTTTTCATTTAATTTTCATCCTCCTTTTGAAATTTCCGTTTCATGTTAATCAAGTATGAATCGGTTTTCTTTTACGTTACTTACTCTATAAATTCCATTTATCTCTTGCAAAGAATAATAAGTAGTATTATTTCTTATATACTTATTGGTGATTTTACAAGTAACTAATCTGCTCCATTTTTCTGTTACATAAACAGATATTTTTACTGTTTCACCTATTTTATAATCCATTCCAATCACTCCTATCTAAATCACAATTCCAATACTTACTCATAGTTTCTACATATATCCATTACTGTATCTATCACATTTAGTTTAGAATCAATTCCATAACCACTCATTAAGTCAAAAGAACTGTTATCTTTGGTATAAACTAAATCGCAATAATGATGCCATCCATCTTCTTCATCATAAGCAAAAGTAATTTCAAGATTTATACCATCGACTATTTCGCATTGCCAAGGTCGTTCATCAAAACTTTCGGGTTTATTACCTTCTCCATTCCATAAAGCAGGATTCATATCATTAAAAAATCCATTTACAATTCTCGTGGCTTTTTCTCTTGTCATATTCTAAGCCTCCATTCTGTCAAGAAATCATCGTTTCATGCTATTTGTTTATTAAATTGTGATGTATATTCCGTCTCTTTTATCCCATGCAAAAATTTGAATATTTAATAACGCTTTCGGTAATTCAGATATGTCACCTTTGAATAAGTCTTTATCTTTCGTGGTAGAAACAATAATTGACGTTGCATGGCTTTCTTTTCGATTACTTAATAATTCTTTTAGTGTTGGTGCTTCTTCCATAAATATTAATCCCTCACATTCATCTTTGCATTTCTTTATCCATAATTTGTTCTTCTGCTTTTAATTCATCAACAATATCGTTTATTCGCTTCGTCCATTTATCCTGTTTAGAAATGAAAATACTACGTTCTAAGCCAGAAAGGATATTTTCATCTTTCGCAATATCATATGTCGTACGTTTATCGTGATTTGCTGCAATGAACGATTTCAGTTTAAAGTCTGCTCTTTTATAAATTTTCTTACTAATTCTATAATTCATAATATGTCCCTCCCTAGCAAATCCTCATTTCTTATGATTTTTTATTTCCCAATTTTCTTCCACATTCAGGACAATATTTTATTGGAATGCAAATAGAACCAACACCCTCTCCGTTAAAATAACCAGGACAAGTGAGAACTAATTCTGGAGTAGTGGTTTGATAATCATGAATAACACCGTCCCATTTTTCATTTTCTAATACATTTCCATTCAGTCTACCTTCGTTTAGATTATCACTATGGTATGGAAGTTTCGGTTGTTTCCATCCAAATTTTACGTCTGTTCTTCTTTCACAATACATGCACATATTTATTCCTCCATTCTGCCAATGAAACTCTTGATTCATCACAATCCTAATGTTCCATAATTTCAATTACATCTGGATTATCCTCAAACCATGAGTTTTCATCCAATTTCCAGACAGAAATGTTATCTCTCTGTTCATCATAACAATCGCTATGTGCTTTATAAGCAACTTTAACTTTTTCTCTTGCGTCATCGATACTGTCAGCTCTTACAATTCCAGTAGCCAATGCATCTACTGTATATCCATATAAATTTTTAACGCCCATATTATTACCTACCACTCTCTTAATTCTTCATTTGCCTTATCAATAAGATTTACATGTATCGCTCTAAAATCTGTATCATACTCCTTAAATGTATTGATGTGATTTTCAATATATTTTTCCAGTTCCATTTTAAAATCATCATCAGATACATCTGTCAGATCGTCATTCCATGCAAAGCTTGCTACATCACAATAATCATACGGATAATTGTCAGCTCCGTATCCATAACCTGTATCTACGCCACCAACATAGAGATCGAACCATAAATGATTTCCCCAATCAATAATGTCAAAACAAAGATTGCCAGTCCGTACAGATCCAACGTATCCTCCGCTGCCTTCTTCCTGCGTATAACTTCTCTGATTCTTTTTATATCGATCAAATTCCGGTTGTAAATTCCATTTAAATTTCATATAAACCTCCTCCTATGCGCATTCCTCTATAATAAATTCCTTATAATAATTGATGTACTTTTTGTATTTTTCAACAGTGTCATGCACTCCGCTGGCATATCTGGCAAACTCCTTTCCGTTCTTATCATATATAACAAAATAAACACCTTTTTCATTGTTATACATTAAGTATGGTTTTACTTTCACATTAATACCTTTATTTACAAGCTCTTCTTTTGCTTTTTCAGCATAATCTAATACTTCATTCCATTCTTTTAATCTCAACATTTTTATACCACCATCTCTGCGAAATTTTTCATATCTCCAATCATCTTTTTAGGAGTATTCGCAAATGTCCTTTCCCATACAATAAAACAATTTTCAAGATAGCTTTCAAAGTTATCAATATTTTGTGGTTTCTCTGCAAATTCTCTTAATACATTAGCCAATTCCATTGAATAATATCTATTATATGTATTGTCATATTCATCTTCTGTGATATAGCTATAACTTGCCAAGAATTCTTCTTTTGTGAGACATATAAAATCTCTCATTTTATCTTCATCATTAAGAAAATTTGCATTCTTAAATTCATTACTCATAATTACAACTCCTTTTTTTAGCATAAATCTCTTAACTTCTCTGCAAATTCTTTCAATGCATTTTCTTTATATTCCTCATTATGTACCAGATCAACCACACCAGGAACTCCCTGAAATCCGTTTCGTTTTGCTTCTAACATAAGATATGTTTCTTCCTCAACATCAAAATCATCATAAAGTTCCCACATTTTTTCGTGTAAAGTCTCTGTTAATTCTTTCTTTGTCTTTGGATTCTTAATTGTAATTTCAGTACACCAATCCTCATTACAAGGGTTATCTCCCTGCATGTATAACTCAACTTCACCATTCTTTATTTCTGATATTCTAAAATCAAAATCTGTTCCTTCTGATAACTCATCAAGATATTTTTCTAATTTATCTGCTTTCATAAAATTAACCATCCTTTCTATTGTACTGGAATAACCCATCCTTTACCTGTTGCTCCACATTTAGGACAAGAATACCTTCCATCTGCATGATTTTCAGCAAGCCATGCTGCACCACATTTTTTGCATCGCATTTTGGTTGACCAACCGCCATTCTTTTCACTATCAATAGTTCCATAATCAACAAATCCAACTACCGCATCACAATCAATCACTCTAATTTCCATTAGTCTCTCCATTTGAAATTGCTATTTTGTTATATTTTTAAAATAATCCAATGGCAAACTCATTTCCTCTTTCCAATAATCAATGGATATACCATCTTCATCATTACGAATTGTGCCAACAATTACTAATTGCATACTTTCGGTTCCATTATTCCAATATCCTGCATATAAACCAAAAGCTACAGGATACTTTGGAACCGTAAATGTAATTCCAACTTGAATGTGCCAATTAAGCGGAATTTCAAAAATCTCTGCATTCTGTGGAATGTCAACCATATCCATTAGTCTCCGTGCCAGATCTGCCATATTAAGAGAACGACAATCCGTAGATTTCCTTGCACACATTTCACGTACAACACTCATAAAATCTTTATATTTGTTTTCCATATATTCCTTATACTTTTCATAATTAGGAATATATTCTTCCGAATCTGGTGTGATTTCCTGAATTGTATTACTTCCCTTCTGGCCGTATTCTGCCATTACAACATAAATATTTTTCGTTTCAGTATCATAAAAACTTTGTGCATCTCCATAATCTTCAAACATTTCAAATTTAGGATCTGCGAACCAATTCTGCTGTAACATATCAATCACTCTCCAATCTTTCTTAAAATTCCTTTACTTTAAATTATTCTCTTTAATCAACCTTCTACGAACCATTTTGTTTAAGTCTTTATTCACAGCAATTGTCGCATCTCCGTTGCTATAAATAAAATGACTACCATTTATCCGTGATAAGTGGTAGCCATTAGACTTTAATAATGGTTCAAAATCTCTAATCATCTTTGATTTCTTACACACATATCTCACTCTCCTTTAACAATATGGTTCCCACCCTTTTTCCTGGCTGCCTTGTCTACGTTCAATCGTATAGCTTTCGCCATCTCCAATAAGATCGCCTTTGCGGTAAATATAATTTGCGTTTGCTCTTACCCATGGATAAACATGTAATCTGTCTATAATTTTATCCCATTCATCGTAATCGTTTCCTACAAATCCGTTCTGCTCATTCTCTTTCAAACAATCTTGCCAGATCTCTTCAAAATTCTTTCTACACTGCCGTTTTGATTTCCGTTCAGATGCCACCAATTGATTACCGGAATAATAGTAACCGCCTTCAGCTGGCTCATAAATCAGATACTCTTCGTAATGTGAAATAAATCTCATATTTATTCACCATCCTTCAAACATAAACATTCTTCATTTACCACTGCATATAACTGAATTTCATTTCCAACTTCTTCATCATCGAGATCAAGATCATGCAATAGCTCTGCAAAACTATCCTTTGAAAAATCTTCTCTGTACAGCGAGACTTCATGAACAGTAGGTGTACAGAAAAGGAATAGTCTGATATACTCAATAATTTCTATCCATTCACATTCAGTACAAATATGTCTTGCGCATCTTACAAGATTCTGATTGAATGCTGCGGTACATAATCCGTTTCCTTCAATACCGGCAATATCTTCATCTGTAATCCGTTTAATACGTTCAATCCCCTTGTCCATGATATAGCTAAATACGGCATTCTCTACTCTTGTGTCAAATTCCTGTTCAATAATTTTTCCGATTTTTGTCTCATAATATCTCATATTATTCACTCCTCTACATTTTCAATTTTGACAATACTAAATACTTCCCACTCTTCGCCAGTATCAACGACATTATCATTTTCCATATCAAAGTCTTCGTTGTCTCCATTTGCTAAATCATATTCATCAAATATTTTTTTTAATTCTTCTCTTCTTTTTTGTATACATTCTTCCTCGGTTCCCACATTAAGGATTCCGAAACCAACACCATTGTAAGCGTGATGCCATACAAGAATATGATCACCTTTATTTTCATCAAATTCCTTAATTTCTGTCACAAAAAAGTGACCATCATCTGTGTTGGCAGATATACGATTTCTATTATCTGCCACATCAATCCGCATATTATCATCCTTAAAATTGCCACAACTTACTAATGCTTCATCGAAAGCATTCTTGAAACTATTAAATTGTGAAAAACATGGAGATGTATAATTCTCATCATCTAATTCGCATAATAAAAACATATTATCTACCTTCTTTCACCTTTCTAATTAATCTATCTACGTGTTTACTATCGATTCCATCACACCAATTTAATTCATCCTGTATTTCCATTGCTACTTCGTATGTCTCATCAATCTCATAGTGCTCTTCCAAGTAATACATAATTTCTCTTCTTGCATCCTGTGCTATACTCAATTTATTATGAAAGTTATCAATCATTTTCTCTAATGTCTTATCTTCCATATTGTATAACCTCCTTTTGAAACGATTCTTTCAACTGGTTTTATGCCGCAAAAAATGTACCATCTTCTAAGAACTTCCATTCATTTGCTTCGCAAGTTTCTTCCATTGTTTCGTCATCTACTTCATAGAAAAATTCATATCCATATTTTTCATAATCAGCACATAATCTTTCAATAATTGTAATCACATATTTTTCAAGTTTCTGAAGTAATTCTATATTTACATTTTTATAATTCGCATACCATAAGTCATTTTCCCATTCTTCAGCTAAATCAATTCTATCTACACAACAGTAGTTATAATGATTATTCATAGGAAGCTTAATATCTATTCCGCATTCACTTGAATATCTTCGGATTGTTCTTAATTCTTTTTCCGTAAAATACTGAGTCAAATCATCAAACTTATCTCCACAGAAATGAGTTTTCGGCAGATTTAAAACATTATTTACATTTAACTCTCCATAAATATTCAATCCGTCTCCCTGACAGTAACCAAAAGAATACTGTAATTTTAATTCACTGTCTGGAAATATATTCCGTAAATCCTGCTCATAAATTTCAGTAAATTCTGATGGTCTAAAATCGTCATCTAAATACCACTGTTTTGCTTTTTCTTTTGCATCTTCTGATAATTCGGAAAAGTTATATATTTTGTATTCTCTTGTAATAACTTCCATATCAATCAACCTCGCTTTCTATACTATCTGTCTTGCTATATCTTCAATATTTCCATTCATTACAATCACTGCATCCTTGTTATCTGGATGTTCGTTCATGAAATCCCTTAATCCCTCAAACCGCTTATCATCTGCATTTTCAATCATCTGTCTTACATTTTCATTACGCAGCTTAATCAAATAAACTTTTTCATAATGCTGTTTGAATAACAGATTTTTCTTTTCACAATACTGCTTAATTAAGTCAATCTGCCTCCGTTCCTCTTCTCTGATTGCATCAACCCTTACTTTCTCATTAGCTTCTTCTCGTTCTTTTCGCTTACGATTTCCAATCAGATGATTAAATAACGAGTTTGATTCACAAAGATCCTTAATAACTGCGTTGTCAATGTCGTATGTATCAGGACTATCTTTATCAATCCACCATAAGAAATTATCAATCGTTCTATTGAAATTCTCTTCAAAGATACATCTGTTACCAAGATTCCTGTTATAGATTTCCTCTCCGTTTCGCTCGATCCGTAATGATGTATATACATTTTCATCTGGCTTGTTACTGTAGATAGTCCACTCATATTTATCCTGCTTGCCATATACAATTAATCCATATGCACTGTATAACTGTTTCTCTTCATTCTTTAAATATATAAGTCCCATGTCATTTACCTCCACAATTCAAATCTGAATTTGTATATTTCGCCCACTTGCCTGTATAAATACCATTTATTCTTTCTTCAAAGGTTCTCTTTCGCATTCCATACATTTCTGTTGCGACTTTATACATGTCATAAACAAGATTTGTCTTCATATCAATAATCATAAAATCTCTAGGATTGTCCATACTATCTAATACATACTGCATGAAATCTCTGAATGTAATTATGCTGTTTGTTGTACACCACACAAAAATTTTATTTTTGGCACTGGTATCTCTTGTTACAAATTTCATTAATTGCATTTTCCACTTCCTCCAATAAAATAAGACAGATACCGAACATATGTACCTGTCTTATTATTCGCTTTTATTACTCTGTTTTCTCTTCCTTTGGTGTAATTAGCTTTGTAATTCTATCCTTATGGAAATTGCAAAATGCTTCAATGCTTCCATCTCCATATACCCAGAACCACTGTTCCTCATAATCCCAAAAGACCATTACTTCGTGTCCATATGTTACATTACTGAACACATAACTGTTTCTTTTTCCACCTGTTGACTTAAAACAATCATTCACACTACTTTCAGATGCTCCATTATTTCTTGCTTTAAGATATAAATATCTTCTAAGATTTTCTAAATCTCTTTCTGTCTGTACATCAAAAATTTCTACAGTATCATCATATGAAAAATTATCATTGATTTCACTTTGATATGTATTATCTTTTGTTAATCTCTTTAACTCTTTACTAATTGCAAACAGTGCTGATTCCTCGTATTTCTTACACTCCTCTTCGCTTCTAAACACAGTTCCGTCCTCTGCAATATACTCTGTTCTTACTACTTCTCTTGTTTCCTTTACTTCATTTGCTCTCATAATTTTAATCTCCTTTTCTTATGCTATTTTCCATCCGGTTCCATATTCAATTGTTTTGATGTTACACCGATCCAGGACTTCCTTTACCTTGCTGTTAATGAATTCCGGTTTCCCCATCCGCAGCATTTCATTGTAAATTCGGACACATTCACGAATATCATAAAGAGATACATCTACACCTCTTACCTTCTGACCGACTATCCATTTCTCTATGTAATCTTTTAATTTGCGCATATTGTCTCCTGTCGAAATTACAATTTCTTTTACTTTATGGTTGCTGATAAATCCAATTTCCATGTCTTACTTTATCACTATCTTTATCCCAAAAGCCTAATTTAACCATGCCTTTAACACTTCCTGTTCTATGAATACATGGGCATTTATCTGTAAATCTTTTACCAGTTGCGTTTTCATACTTTCGTGGACTACTGTAATATGCCATATAATCACGCTCCTTTACCACTCTGGCTCTTTATCAATTAAGCCTAAATAAAATGCATCTTTTTCTCTGTTCCAAAAATGTTCTCGCAAATCAGCAAGTGTTTTAGTTCCATCTTTCAACGCTTCATAATCTGCAAGCACCATATCATCGGTATATTTTGTATACTCGTTTCTAGCAATACTTAACCTAAATCTCTTACCTGTTTTTATTAGTCCATATTTGTTTGTGTTTTTTGCTATCGGATAAGCACCAATTGTATATCCGTGTAAGTCTGGATATTCTTTTGAATTTTTGCTATGCCAATCTTCAAGCTGTATTTTTGTTCCATCTGATAAAACAGCACTATCAATTATTTTCTGCATAATTCTCAATCTCGCCACTTTCTAATCTCAATACTAAATCAAGCACTTTATCTCTGTACTTAATCATCTGTACTGCTTTTCTAAGAGTTTCCTTTTCTCCAAATTCATCAGGAATAATATCAATTCCATACTCTACAAGCTGTTTTTCTGCCTCATACATTAAATCTCTTGCATTCGCTTCTGGAATATAATCTTTACCTCTTGAATCTGCTATTCCAGCTTTTACATATTCTGGATAACATAAATCAATGAATCGTGGCAGCTCTTTTTCTAAGTCCATTAAATATGTTAAGTCAGGATCAAGAATACGTTTAGGTTTACCATCTCCACCTCGCTTTTGCATCTTTTCTGCAATGTCTTCTGTTTCGTAAAACTCATTCTCTGCAAGAACTTTTCTCTGAATCTCTTCTGCATTCGCTTTAATAGTTTCATATAACGCTTTTGCATTAAAGTAATTACTTTTCAATTTTCCAAGAAACTCTTTGTCATATTGAATCTGTGGTAACATAATCATTTCCTCCTTGCATTTAACATATTTTCTCTGTACTCATGTATCTGTTCTAATGTCAGCCACTCAGGTTTTTCATCATCCGCAAACGAATTCCACAACTGCTCCATTTCGTCACAGTGTTTCTCTACTGATTTGAAATACAAATGACCTTCGTACCCATTTCCATTACCCAAGAAATATTCGCAATCCGTTTTATATCTAGCAAGTATCATATAATCAAATTCTCTTGGATGTCTCACAAAAGGCTCGTCACATTCAATTTTCTCTGTAACTTTTGTATTCGGTTCGCCACAAATTTCTCCCCATTCTTCTTTGTAAGCACCGGTATAAAGACTTAAACCATTTCGACCATTATTTTCATCAAAATATAACTTTCCGTTTTCGTCCTCATAACAAGGAACTTCCATATATCCGCCGAATCCTACAAATTTTACTCTCATACTAATCACACCTACCCCTCTAATTTATCCATTTCTTTGTTATTGTGTCATATGTAACTCCATTTGCATCCTGATATTCAACATCATCCGAATATGTAAACACATAACATTTATGTCCATTGATATTTTTCACTTCTTTTTCGCCATACAAAATTGCATATCTTTCCCTCCATCCAGCTTCGCTACACATTTCTCTCATTTCCCTATCGGGCTTTGGATTTCCATTTATTGTCTGAACGCATCCATATAACCATCCATTCAGATAATCAATGTTGTAGCAATACTGTCTCCATGAAGATGAATCATCAGTGAACACATAAAAGCTTTCTCCGTTATCTCCTCGCACAATCCGTGGTTTTCCAAAGTTTGCAATATATGCCTGTAAGTTATCCTTTATAATTTCCATTTCGCTTTTAGTAAAATCGTACATAATCATTTCCTCGCTTTCTTGTAATAAAATAGGCAGCTAGTAGATTATTCTCCTAACTGCCTTGTCTAGTGGCTAAACTATATTATATTCTTTCCAGTGTTTCTCCCATTCTTTTCCGTACAAGTCCTGACACCTGTATTTCAAGAAATCAATTGTTGTTTGTCTATCAAGTTTATCTCCTTTTGGTATGAATGGATCATGTATATATCCACCATTTACATTGAATATCTCAATCAAATCATCTTCCAAAGCTCTTTTATTGGCTTCTCTTTCATCAATTCCACTTTGGCTTTTCCAGTAATTCACGCAATATGCATAATGTTTTTCAAGTATGATTTGCGAATATTTTGCATCTATCATTTTATTTCCTCCCTAGTAAGCCTTCCTACCTATGTATAAACCATGGTCATCGTTTGCATATTTATTCCATAATCTCTTAAATAAATCAACTGCTTCATCAAACAATTCATTTCCCTCTGCTCCTTCATCATTCTGTGCAAAATCGATGAAGTCCCATTCGCTAGGGCAATCGGGGACAGCCAGCTCAATCCATGTCATATATGCACTTTCATCATTCATGCTACAGACCATAATATGCATTGCAATGATTGCATTTAACCGATCCTTTTCATTGCTTGAAAACTTCCGTACAACTTCTTTCGCTTCATCATCCCATTTTTCCAAAATCATTTAATCGTCTCCCTTCAGTTCTGCATAACCACCATCAAAATTCTGTTTCCAACTTCGGTATACTCCGTTTGTATCACGGAACTCTAAGTAATATGCCTTTCGCATCTCCCAAGGTTCCTGCCAATCTATCTCTTTGATTGTGCAGATAATCCCTTGACAATGTACCACATCACCTGGTCTCAAATCTCTCATTATTTCTCTCCTTATTTCCGAAATACATTTCTGTAAGCTTTTCTTTTACAAACTGACTAACTTCTCTGTATACATCACGCTGGTCTCTGCGTTGTTTCTTCTGATAATTCTTAATTGTATTTCCCATAAATCACTCACCTTTCATTCATATACACCAGTATTCTTCTCCATCCATTGCTCGCTTCACTTCATCAATGGATAAATCGTATAAGTCAGCAACAAAATCTATTGCGCTGTCCATGCATTGCAATGATGCGAACTTTTGTCTATCCCTTAGACAACTGATTGCTTGCTGCAAATTTCTTTCTTTATGCAATAATTCCTGTTGTTTTACTTCAGCATATTTTTCATAATTGCTTTTACTCATTTTTCTTTACTCCTTCCTAAGAAATCTTAGTTTCAATGGCTATTTTTTATTTCGTAAATCCAATTTTCAAAATCCTCTTAATTATCAATTACATTTTTCAAAACTCTTTCAATTGTTGCCTTATCATACACATCTGAATGTCCATTTGGACAATTAGGCAGTTCATTGATAGCAGCAATACATTTTTCAATTAGTTCTTTTGTAAATTCTCTTCGTTCTCTTTTTGACATAATATTACCTCCAATCTTCTAAAGAAATGCGAATTTAATTATAAATATCTATATCCGTCACGAATATTTTTAAACCAAATTTTCCAAAACATGTGATGATTACCATAATAATTTTTTTTATGTAAAACTATCTTTTGTAGGTCTTTTGCATCTCTTTCTGATACATACCATTTGGGTTTGAGTTTATAATATCCATTCATATTTGATACTTGTTCAATATCGCATCCTGCTTTGTCCATTATTTCAAGAACTCTATATGCATTTTTTAAATCGGATATTTTTTTCAGTAATTTTCTCATACTTTTACCTCTTTCTAAACTGTTGAAACACGCATTTAGTCTGCATTAAATATTTCAGCAATCAAATCATCAGGAATTACATCCACAAATAATTCCTGAGCAATCCAATTTGTCTTACTACGATTATTACTCTGTGCATAAGCTACTGCATTACGTACAAGAGTTTCAATACCTTCACGGTCTGTCTTGGACAAAATTTCTCTTATGTCACAAGAATATTTTGAGAATTGCATATCATCCATAATATTTCCTCCTTATGAAATATCCATTTCAGTGTTTCTTTTTTCTGCAAGAATAACATCTGCAAGGTGCTTTCATATTCCTATCAGCAAACCAGGTTCTTTCTTCGTCTGTCTGCCAGAAGTATTCTCCGCACTCCTTACATTTTTTAACATCCTTTAAATCATTTGCATTATGCTTTTCTACGGCATCATCTGCTGATGTCTTATTAGCCATCCATGAAACAGTTGAATCGCATGTCATCGTCTGAACTTCTGTTGCAGTATTATCTGCTACAAATTTATCTCCATTAAAATAAATCTTATATCCTAACATATTATTTCCTTCCTTCTAAATGAATGATGTATTTAGTTATCCAGTTTCCTTAATTCAGTAATCAGCTGGTCAATATGCGTAGTATGGATATCATCAAGTCCTGCATATACTACCGGATTTCCGTATCTCCATTCTACATTCTCTGGATCAACATGAATACTGTTCATATATTCTCTGTTCTTTCCATAAATTCTACCGTCATGTTTTTTGATAGCTGCTACTGTTGCAAACACTTCTTTTGTTTTCTCTAAACCAAACTTACGAATTATTTCGTTCATAGTTTTTTCGGGCAGATTGATTTCCCTTGTATCATTGTAAATCTTAACAACTTCTTTCCAAATATCCGCAATTTCTTTTGCATTCATCATAAAAACACCTCACTTATTTTCGTACTTGGTTCCGCTCCAATTTAATCCTTCAATCCAATAGACAGATAACTCTTCCAAAATATCATCTGGCGTTTCATTGATAAATCTATCCATATTTACTGTAGTTCTGTCGTGTATATATTCATCAATAAAGTCCATGATTTCCTTTACTGTAATGTCTTTTCTCTGAATCTTATAAAAATCAGGATACCATCTGTCAGAAAATCTGCCATTGAAGAAATCAGTTGCATATTGACCTGTTTTCATAGGTACTTTAAATCCATGACTGTAAAGAATTTCTCCAACGGCCTTTTCATTTTCGTTGCCTGTAAATATGTCCTCATTAATTATTTTATTTTCATAAGAAGAAAAATTTCGTGAATACATCTCGTAACAATCTTTTGATGGATCATCCCAATCAGGGGAAATATCTGCACCAATCAGAATTGCGTTTCCACATCCTGCACAAATCAATAGAAAATTTTTATCAGCTTCCAAAGCCTTTTCTATTTTCTCATCAGGAATTGCATGAATCCGTCCACATTTACAAATTCTAATATCATATTTTCTACTCATAATCATTCTTCCTCCTCTAAATCCAGATCGTACGCTACAAACAGCTCCACACTGACCATCAGATGTTAATATTAACGCTTTGTAGTTTTTCCCATTGTATGTTGCTATACCGTTACCTTCTTCAATATCTCCAATACGTTCTCCGTACATACTATTGCACGGTTGGAATACAATTTTCATATCATCATCGTATTCATCTAACATTTCCTTTAAATTTCCTACTGTCATATTTGTTCTCCTCTCAAAATGTTGTTTTCATCTATTTATTCTTCATCAAGGAACACCATAGGACATTCTAAATCCATGTCAAAATGATGCGTTCTGATCCACTCATGCGCTGCCTTACTTGATTCAAAGCCTCTTCTTACCCTTATTTCTCCTTCTTCGTCTATCCATTCTACTCTATACATTTTGATTTCTCCTCAAAAAATATCACTTTCAACGTCATTCAGTCCGAAAAATTCGATTTCGCTTTCATCCATATTATCAATGACATAAGCCAAATCTTCATCTTCCAAAGCACAGTCCTTGAATTGCGTTGCCAGCTCGATTGCTCTTGAATAAGTCAAGTAATCATCTTCGGTTTTATACCGAAATTCATTCAATGCATTTGTAAGCGAAATTGCCTTTTGCATTGCGTTCTGATACATAAAATATGATCCATGTCCCCACTGTTTATCTTCAGGCTGCGTAGGATCATAATTACTTGCAACACAATACTGCGTATCAGTTTCGTTTTGAAGTAATGCATATTTTTTGTTCCGTAATAATGTAATCCATTTCATAATCTACCTCTTTTGCCCGTATAGCCTTTAGCCCAGCTTTCGTATGTAAACAAAGTTGTTATGTATATATATCATTCCCTCGCCAAAGGATAATGATTTCTGTTATGTTGTTCTCCGTTTTAAGCCAATTTCTTATTAGTTTTCTTCGTAGTTTTCTCAGGCTGTTTTCTGAACGGACTTTCCATTTCATATCTAACAATTTTAGAAAGCGCATCAAATGCCTGACCTTGCGTTAATTCCATCAGATTGTCTACGAAAAACTTTGTACCAGTGCATTTCTCTTTCAGAATCGACTCCATTTCATCGGTTCTGCCATCGTAATATGCATACATGGAATGCATAATTCTGATATACTTCGCTGTGTATGCCTTGCCGTTATATGTATCTGCATATCCATTCCACTGTAATTCCGTAATCAGATTGATAATCTTATTAAGTAATTCAGTGCCATTTCTCTGAATAGAACGGATTCCATCTGTAATCGGTGTAAAGATTCCAACCTGGTTCTCAATAGGGTCTCCCTTAACTGCTACATTGTGACTATTGCAGATTTCCTTTAACTGAATGTAATTTTCATCACCACTCTCGATTGCTGCTCTATAATAATCAACGGGCGACATCTTACGTCTATCAATTCCCTGATCTAAGAAAAGATGAATTGCATCGTTCAGAGAACATTCAAGAATTTCACAGACAACATTACTGATTTTTGCCTTGTAAGCACCATAAATTCTGTGCATACCATCAATGCAAATCAAAATTCCGTTCCAGTACAAAAGCTTCGGCACTTCCCATTTGTATGTATTGTAATTGTTTCCGATTTGCTGTGCAGCCAGCACATCACACATTCTCTGCCATGAAGGGATGTGTATATACATAGGGTCAATATTCATAAGAATTTTGTCACCAAATCTGCTATTTGCCTTTGCATTTTCCACCATCTGTTTGATGCTGATTTTCTCAACCATATCAACAAATTCGTTTCTGTTCCGTGATTCCTGCATTTCTTTCTCGATTTCTCTTGCCTCTACATACTTTCTCGTTTTGCCCATTATTATTACCTAACCTTTCTTTTTTGATTTTTGTGTATAAAAATAACGGCTATATATTTCTATGAGCCGTTACATTTTAATGATGTAATCATTTCCGTTCTGTGTAAGACCGGTAACATATGCAATTTTGCCTTGTTCCTTAAACTCTTTCACTTTCCGTTTCGCTTCGGTGCGGTTTTTACACCTTTCAAATTCATAAGGTGCAGTTACTACTTCCACGCAGTATTCCATGTATCCCCATTTATCGGGTGTGGATCGTGCAAATTTCTTTTTGCCTTTACAGGGTTGTGTCCGTGATGTTTCGCCACAGGTTCCTTTATACCGGCAATCTGAACATATTCCTGACATTATTATTCACCTCTTTTTCAATTCGCTTATCAAACAATCAAACCAATACTTTGCATCTTCACTTCCATCTTCCGCAAGAAGCTCAATCAGTTTGGAAATACTATGCATTACAATTCCGCTTTCTTTTGATGCCTTGAAATCAGAATAATAATCATATGCGTTTTGTGCCACCTCTTTCGGTGTGTAGCTACCTTTCCAGTTTTCATTTCCGTATGCTGCAATGTCGTAGAAATCTCCATACTCTAACCTTGGCATTTATGCTTTACCTTCTTTCCGTTTCTTCTTATTAATAAGGAAGTTATTCATTTCCCTACATATTCCCCTACAACAGTATTTCTCCGTACATAGGATACATATTTCCGTTTTCTCAGGTGGTTTAGTTTGTCTAGTCACTAAACTTCACCTCTTTCACGTAAAAACTCACAGTATGCGCTTTCACTTTCAAACTGCCAGTATTTTCCCACAGACGGAACGTAACCATGGTAGTATCCATTTGCGTAGTAACCTTTTACCTTTGCCATAAAATCACCTCATTCTTTTAAAAATTACCTTTGCCTGTTTTACATAATAATAACTGGCAGGAATCGTAATAACCCATCCACCAATATTTCCAAGCATAATCGGACAGAGAATTGTACTAATAATGCAAAGTAAGAAAAATCCGATTGCTTCTGCAAGTTCTGCGATTTCTTCTCTTTTCTCTTGCCTTTCTGCCTTGATAATTTTCCGTGCTTCTTCTAGTGTCATTACTTCTTCGTATGTAGTTTGTCTTGTGTACATTTCCGTATCCTCCTCAATCAAAATTATCAGGGCATACACCCATGTCTTTCAGTGCTTCCCTTGCAGATTCATTACATAAAATTGCAATTAAAAGTGCATAATAGTTTGCTGTGTTTGGATCTCTCATAGTTTTTGTCATTCCTTTCGCTTCGCTCAACTTCGTTCCACTATGTTTCACTCACTTCGTTCATTCATTAAAATACTTCAAATGCACAATATGTAACCTGGATAATTTCGTCGTCGCTGACGCTAGACGTTCCCTTGCTGTCCATTAACATAGAGCAGGTGTCGGAAAATTCCCAGTCTTCCGTTTCGGTGAATTGCCATGTATTACCGGCAGAATCTTCCACGGTGACAAGATTATTTGCGTAGTCAATTTCCGTTACAACTGCTGTGTTTGCGTAGTAATGATGCTGCTCTGCATTTGCCTTTACAAATCCAAATAGATCTATAAGGATTGCACCTGTAAAACCACCTAACACAGCAAGTAAAAATGTGGTTCGCTTTTTCATTTTGTTATTCTCCCTTTCGTTTGTTCAGTTACATTTCTTTCACTCAAAATAATTCCGCAAGCTGTCTTGCCAACATTGCTTTGGATACATTTGCCTTGCGGATACCTACTGTTATTGTGGGTGCAGATACACTGTAAATCGGACGAGGCTTGTTTGCCTTGTTGATTTCATAGTTACAATATGTGTTGTGTGGATTTCTCTTGCTCATGATATGTTATTCTCTCCTTTGCGTTGAATTTTGGGTATAAAAATAGCACCCTTTACGTTTAGGGTGCTTTGTAGTGTGGTTATGTGGTTTTATTTTGCGTTACTTATTTGAACGTACTTCCTCTAATTGTTTTTTTAATGCGTCCATTTGTGCTAATATTTCAGCTTCTTTTGCTTTATTTTCATCAACATATTCCATAATATCTCCTGGTTGTACATTAAGAAATCGACATACTTTATCTATTGTATCTGAATTAATGTTTTTGTTTTGAGAAAATCTAGTTGGCATGTTTACAGAAATTCCAGAATCACATAAATCTTTCCATTGCATATTTCTTTCTTTAAGAATATTTGCTAATTTATAATATACTATCATTTTTAATTCACCTCCAAATGATCACCTCCATTTTATCACAATGTTTTGTGATCCGCAATATTTAATTATGGACTCTTTTGAAATCATGCATAGGATTTTTTGTGCATTCATAATCTGTAACTTGTCCACAAAATTTTCCTAGACGCACTCCACCTCCACCGTTTTTATGGATCCTATCATGGGTCATGAGCGCATTAAAATTAGTCTTTCTGCGTTTCTCTTTTTTGATGATACTATTATAATACGCAAGAATAGCGTCCGTGATTTTATCATTCTGATATGCCTTATACCAACATTTTTTACTAGGCATATAGAAAAATACAGGGATTTTATTATCTTTTCTCTTTCTGAAATCAGAACAGACTAATACTGTGCCGTTTGATAATACGCATACAATAGATTCTGGCATAATTTCCCTATTGTGTATAAAAGTGTTTTGCTGCGCTTGAAATATTTTCATAAACATCCTTCTTTCCATGCGAAAATGCACACTATTAAAAGGCAGAGTTTTTCTCTGCCTTTCGTACTATGTATTTTCTATTTGTTGGACTTATGCAAAGTAGTGCTTAATCACAATATTGCTGATAGTGGTAGCAAGACCTGAATAATCATAAGTCTTTTCACCCGTCTGACGGTTTTTTGTTACTTTTACAAGTGTGTTAATCTGACGCTTCTTGAATTTTACAGTCTCTTCTTCATCGTCTACTTCAAATTTGTTAGAGAATCCCTTGATGTAGCAATCATTCAGAAGTTTCTTATCCTCTGCTGTCAGCTTTACACGGGTTTTGGTTGTGTACGGAGTTTCAAAAGGCAGAGAGAAAGTCACCTTGATAATGCGCTCAAGTTCATCAGATGCTTTCTTGTATGCTTCCTTGACTTCATTACTCATGGTAATGTTTCCGTTTTCACCTGCCTTGGAATTGATATGAATAGCCTGTAAAGCTTCGTACAATTCGGGAGACTCAAAAGCGGGAATAATTGCATATTTTACAAGCTTGGAATTATCCCATGAACCAAGGACACGGAGAACAGTCCGTACTACGTCTACGGAGTTACCAAAATGGTCTTCATTCTTCTGCGTCATCAGAGTAAGTACACGGTTATAGTTGTCGGTCAGTGTCTCATGCTCATTCTGTACCTTGGCAAGCTCAATCTGAGCGTTCGTCAACTGCACATTAAAAGCCTGTACTTCCTCTGCGGAATAAGTGCCCTTCTCATTTAAAATCTTTTTCTCTAATTTAGAGATAGTGTCATTGAGTAACTGCATAACCATGGACAGATTTTCATAGCGTACAGCGTTCATGAACTCAGACCGTGCAGAATCAGAAATGTTCTCAGCTAAAAAATTAATCATAAGGTTTTTCATAAAGTACCTCTTTCTCCTATTTGTGCATAGGTGCAATGAATATGTTTTATTGTTTTATTTATTGTCCAGTGTGTTATACACACTATAAAAAGGCAGACTGGTAGTGTTGTTTCTGCTATCGTCTGCCATTATTTACTATGTATAACTACGATTTTACAAGTACAGAGGAATGATAGTCATGTAGGTTGGTTTTACCCAACACAAAGAACAGTAGGTATTACCCTATTGTCTGCTTACATCGTTCTTGTACTTGTCTCTTATGTATTTTTCTTTGTTATAGCTTTCTACTGATTCAGTAGATACGATTCACAAAGACACGCTTTTTTTATGCTAGCGTGGATTGTTTTATTAGAATAGCTTTTCAACTATCCGGCGTTTCTTTCTCTCTACTTTCGTATTGCTTCCCACTCCTAGAAAATAGGTGTAGGAGAAAGACCGTTCCCGTGGTAATCAACCTTGACCATATAAAATGGGCAATCGGTGCATTGTGTTTATCACACGGCTACCTAGATTTTTTCTAGGGAAATCTTATAACCTACTTATGTTCGTCCTTTTGGGACTACTTTGTATAGTGGAAAAGTTTATAAAAACCACTAGCAACAACTTTATTTTTTCGTCTTTTGCTTCACATTCTAGGAATGTAAAACAGTACCTTATAAATAAAGTCACTGTTTTCTACTTGTGAAAATTGTGCTGATATGCTAGAATTGAATTGTTCGGATTCTATCCAACATATCAGCGTTGTGGCTAGTCCTCTTCCTCTGAATATTCCTAGTATTCAGAATCGGTAGCAAATACCATGCTATCATAAGGACTAGCCCAACCACACTTAATATCGTATGGTTCTTTTGTCAATGTGCTATCGCCTCTTTTCATTATTAGATTATCACAACGAATTGTGATTGTCAACAACTTTTTGAAATTTCTTGAAAAGAACTTTCTGAACTGAAATATATTGTTGTTCGTTGTTGATAGCTATACATTATCACAATGTATTGTTGTTGTCAACAATTATTTTAAAATATTTTTCGATAACATTTATTGTATCACTGTACTATTCTAATAATACAATCTTTTGGAAACTGGAGCTATTTACTAACTACCACTACCACAAAAACAAAAAACTTTAATCCCACGGAAAAATACAGAAATACCGTTGTTTTTGCCCCTATGGGGGTAGATCAAACTCAAAAAATGGCAGCGTTTTCAACGCCAGGCTATAGCTGATTCACCTACAGACCCTCTTAAAAATTTTTCTTATCCGATATTTTCAAAAAAGCCAACAAAATCAACAAAAAACTCACTTTTATCCAAAATATATGTTATCGCAACTCATATCGTAAAAATCCCCAAACTACGCTATTTCCACCTACTCCAAATCCCAAAAATCAAAATTCCACTCATTCGAAATTTCACATCAAAATCTCAAATCTTCCTATTAAATAAGGAAAATCTCGACGCTACATTTTATACGACTAATTTTGTACCCGTTTTATTAATCTAAATAAATCAATCTCAATAGAGAATAAAATATTATAACTTTCAAATAAATATATACGAGGTATAAAAATGATGAACAACCAAACAATCTATGATATAATTATAGAAAATGCTACTAAGGAGTATTTTTCTATGAGAAACATAAACACATTATCAAATAAAATATGGGAAACCCCACAATACACTCGCAAACAAATAAACAGGACTGGTAAGATCATAGCTAATAAATCATCTTATTCACCTGATGAGTACGAAGAAGCCATTAAAATTCTTAATAACTGGAGAGCATCACATGCCTATCCACTTCATGTAATAACATGTGGTTTAAGAAATAAATTCCCTAACGCTTTGGTAGTACAACGAATAAAACGTTTGGAATCAATTACTGGTAAAATTGAACGTTTTCCTGAAATGGAATTGTATAAGATGCAAGATCTTGGTGGATGTAGAGTCATTGTAGATTCTCTTGATCAAGTATATGATATATACAATAAATACAAAAATTCCAGAATTCGTCATGTGCTTAAAAGAACTTATGATTATATAGATCAACCCAAAGCTTCAGGATATAGATGTTTACATTGTGTATACCAATTTCAAAGTGATAAATTAGAAACATATAATAAAAATATGTTAATAGAAGTGCAATTTCGAACAAAATTGCAGCATACATGGGCAACTGCCGTAGAAATGATGGGTATATATACAAAAAGTAATTTAAAATCAAGTCAAGGGAATAAAGATATATTACGATTTTTCTTATTAGTATCTTCTATTTTTGCCATGATAGAAAAACTAATATATGTCCGAATACACCATATGATGTAAAAGAAACAATAAATGAAATCAGAGAACTTGATAAAAAATATAATATCATATCTATTCTTAGCGGACTTAATGTTTCTATAGATTATAGTGTTAAAAAGAAATTAGGTAAAAATGTATATTATATATTAATTTTAGATTACGAAAATAAAAAAGTTACAGTTAGACCATTTCAACCAGCGCAATTAGAAATTGCAACAAAAGCATATTCTGATATAGAAAATAAAACTAATAAAGATGTAGTACTTGTATCAGCAAGTTCTTTTGAAGCACTAAGAACAGCTTATCCAAATTATTTCGTAGATATATCTAATTTTGTAGATATGATGAGAAATATATTAAAATAATTTTTTAAAGGCAGATAGAAATATCTGTCTTTTTTATTCCATAAAAAATTTCCATATACCACTCTCACACTACATACCCAACTTTTACTGGAATTTTATAATAAACTTATACCCAAATTCGAACGAAAACCACTTCAATGATAAACTAACCATAAATGATAAAACTTCTCAAATCGTATCAAAAATCTCTTATGTATTATCTATAAAAATTTTCACACTAAATAATCGGCTCAATATAAACATATATGGAGTATATTTAAACTGAACAGATCAGTACTCCTATAACCCACCCTATCCATTAAAAATATAAGACTTATTTATATAAATTATTTGTTATTAAAAAATAGACCCTTGATAGGGTCGGTTTTTGCGAAGCAAAAAATTTTGGGTAGATATATCCTTCAAACAGAGAATAAGTTAATAAGAATTATAATCATTTCAAATAATATAAAAGGAGAAAATATAATGGAAAATAAATTTATAAATGGATTTGAACAATTCAAGAAAAGAATAGATGCAATTTCTGATGAACAACTCATCAAAGACTGTGAAGCATTAGGAATGGAATTTGAACAGGAAATACCAAAGTATCACAAGAATACCGGCAGTAATATTTCCAAGATATCCAAGAAAATCAAAACATAAACATAATTACAAGGAGTGTTTATTAAGATACGAAAGTAATTATTTTGGTAAAAATAATATCCATACTAGATTAAGTAGCTACTGCTCTATCTGTGGCAAGATCGATGAAAAACTAAAAGATTCTATTGTAAAGGATTATCACAGAACAGGAATGCTGTCTAATGGAATAAAATATCATTTTATTATTTCAGGTTATGAATTATTTGAGGAATATAAAGATAAATTACCAGTATTTCATATAGATGATGATATGATCAGAGGATATGTTGATTTAGAGAAAAAAAATAAGATGAATGGAGAATAATCAATATAGGTATCCGCATGTACCTAAAATAATAATCAATTAAAAAATTAAAGAGCTTGTATGAGCGATAGCGAAATACAAGCGTTATATTCTTCTCTTGATAATATGAGTCTATATAGATATTGACCTACACAAATCCACACCTGACATGTACCCAAATGAACAAATTTTTTACTTTTGGGTACGTCATACATGTACCCAAATGAATTTTTAACAATTTCATGCAAGTGCAATTTTTAATGTTTTGTGAATTCAAATGGAGAATATTCTATTGAACCACTTACTACACTCTCATCTCACAAATTGTAACTGTAAATTATGTTTTAGAAGAAAGGAAAGAAAATGCAACAATTTAATATTGACGAATTAAAACCACATCCAAGGAATAATGAATTCTTTGATGATATTAGTGGAGAAAAATGGGAAGAACTTTTGGAATCTATACGAAAACGTATCAAGGATAATAAACGTGGAAATATAGAACCCATCATTATCACACAAGATAAAGTAATCGTATCAGGACATCAACGTGTAAGAGCTTTTAAAGAGTTGAAAATACCTACCATAGAAGCAGAGATTCGTATTTATAAATCAGAAGATGATGTATTACTTGATTTACTTGAGTCTAACATTCGTAGACGTGGTGAAATCGGTGGCTCTGCTAAAAAGGTAGGTAAACGAATTAAAGAATTAGAGAGATTGTATGGAATTGAAAAAGGGAATAATCAATATGGATACGAAAAAAATTCGCATCCAAAAATAACGCAAGAACAATTAGCTTCTCAAATGGATATGGATGTTAGGACTCTTCAGAATTACAAGATGCTTGCTGATATGATGCCTGAATTGGATGAATTGGTCACTACTGGAATTGTAACCAAGACTACTGCTCTTGCCATGATGCGCAGTCTATCTGAAGATGAACAGATCGAACTCATCTCTTCTATGGACACCACTAAGAAAATAACAAAAAATGAAGTTCAAAAATATATCAATGAGATAAAACAGCTTAAAGAAAATCCACCTATACCATCAGATTATGAGTCTACTAAACGTGAGCTACAGGATTATAAAAAAGATTATAAAAATCTTATGACTCAGTTTGATGAAAAGGTTTCAGAATTACAATCTTTAAGGAAGCAAATAGAGAATATGAAAATAACAGAACCAACTGAGCAATATAATAAAAAACTTAAAGATTCAACAATATTTTTTTGTTCTAAAGTGGCAGACTTTATTGAAAAGACAGGTGGTTATGTTTGGCTTACAGACCATTTGAATGAATTGCCAGATTACGAGAAGAAATCTTATATAAGTGCCGTAAATGCAGTTTATTCATGGGCAGATACTTTATTAAACAATATTAACAATTAAATTTAGGAGGATTAATAATGAACGAAATGACAAATTACAATGGAAACAATGAGAATTTTAATATGCAGCAGTTAATGAATATTACTGGGCAGACAGCTATGAATGTAAACAATATGAGTAAACAGTTAGGGGTTGTTGCAACAGCAGTTAATTCATTAACAGACGATGTTAATACAATGAAGGAAGATATTATTCAGCTAAAAGAAAATGAGGAAATTACTACAACTCAGCAGGAAATGATTGTTGAACTAGCTAGAAAACGAGTGATAATTATCATTGGTGATGATCCGTTAGAAATCAAAAAGTACTTCAAAATTTTTATTCAGAGGTTATATAAAGATACAAGACAAAACGCTGGATTAGGTTCAAAAATAGCAAGAACTAAGAAATGTGATTATCAGAGATGTGTTGATTACATAGAAGCATGGCTTCCAAGTTGTGGATGTGTTGAATTAAGAGCAAAAGCAGACGCAAATGCAAAGGTTCGTTTAGAAGCAAGAAAATTAGGTTACGCATCCTGATAAGTAGCGAGGTGATATGTCTTGCCAAACTATGTAAAAATACCACGAGAAATTATCTACGATAAGGATCTCTCATCTAAACGTGTAATAATCTTTTCATACCTTTGTGCAAGGCGATCACTTGATGACACAGTGGCATTTTCTACAACAGAACTTTGTCACTGGTCTAAACTTAAACCTAACTATAGAGATGGAAAGATAAATCAGAAATATTATGAAGTTCTATTACTTCTCTATCATTATGGATATTTTGAATCATGTCCTGATTTTGAGAAGTGTCTAAAAGAAAATACAAATTCGGTGAAATACCAACAAGTACAACTGAACATAGAAAAATTTGATGTACCTGATAATTTCGGAATCATCTATTTCGATGAATTGGACAAAATTTTAAATTTCAAGGAAGAACTAAACGATAAGAATATAGATCTCACAAGAATGTCATCTGCCTACATCTTACTTTTACTCTCTTACATCCGTGTCAATTTGAATCGTATAGACGGTAAACCCTTCTGCTGCTATAGGTATTTTAAAACTATTTCAGAAGATATTGGGCTTTCCGAAAGATATATTGGACGTATTGTTGAAATTTTAGAAGAACTTAAAATTGTAAAATACAAACCTATGAAAAGAGAAAAATATATCAAAGGGAATAAAGAGAAGTTTCTTACTACGCCAAAAGTTTTTGCTGATTATAGACGTTTTAATAACGACGAACACGGACATCAAATTGATGGTAAATATAATCCTGATGAAGAAATTAGAAAGCAAATAGAACTTTTAGAAAACAATGTAGAGAATAAGTAATTGTAACAAATAAACGCAGCACCAAATTTAAAGGAGGTATGCGAATGATAAACGAAAAGGAGACATTAATTTATGACAGGAAATTTTACACTAGAGGAACACCGTAACACTTTCGGAGGAATTATCAACTATACAGATTACTGCACCGACTTTCCACGCCACGAAAAAGCACAATCATGGGCGGATCGTATCTATGCCGATCTTCTATTTGATAAGAAATGCATAGAAAATATTAAAGCAAGAAAACGTAAGGCGGAGGTTGATAAGTAATATGGCAGTTGAAAAGGATTTTGAAAACAACAACGAAAATGATCTGTGTTATCTGACTGGCGAAAGATATGTTTGCGTATCATTTACAGACAGAAAGATGATCAATCGTATAAAGAAAATTTATGAAGAACGTGCTGAAGAGTTTAAATATCTGACCCAGAATAAAGACGGAAGTATCTGTGCTAAAATTCCGAAGAAGTGGTTTCGTATCAATCCAGGATCCAAGCCTGATCCTAATAAGCCCAAGAAGCAGTTATCAGAAGAACAGAAGGAAAAAATGAGACAGGCGTTGGCTGATTATAGAGCAAAGAAAAAGAAGTAATACTACTCTTATACTATGTTCAGTTTATTGGAGTTTTAAATAGATTTATATATCAAATTTCAATTAAACGTATTTTGATGGTAAGTTGTTTGTCTAAATATAAAACGCTGAAATCGAGTCAATTTTCTATTGCTCTCAGAAAGGATAATTTTTATATATGTAAAATGTTGGCAAGAATAGACTATAAATATTTTCAAAAAGCAAAACAAGTCGCCGCTATCTCAGATTTTACAAAGATACATGTGGGATGCGTGGCAGTATATCAAGGATCCGTTATAGGAATTGGATGCAATAGTAATAAAACTCATCCACGACAGAATTATTATAATCGTTACAGAGCTATAGATAATACATACTTTATTCCAAAGCTTCATGCAGAAATTAGCTGCATTAACTCTATCCGTAATCTGGATATAAATTTCTCAAAAGTTAAATTGTATATTTACAGAATCCGACATGATCAGGATTATGGTATATCTCGTCCGTGTCCTAGTTGTATGGCCGCTATAAGAGATATAGGAATAAAGGATATCTACTACTCTACTGACGATGGTTTTGCTTATGAAAGATTAAAATAATTTTATAAACGAATGGAGAATTAATAAATGGCATGTGAAATATGTGGTGAACCTGAAGGAATGCATAATCCGAGGTGTCCTAAATATGAACCGCCAAAATTTATTGCTATATGCGAAGTATGTGGTCAGGGAATATATAAAGGTGATGAGTATATAGAAAATGACCATGGTAAGTGTATTCATTTTGGTTGTGAAAAGAATTTACGTTGGTTATTAGACTGGCTTGGATATGGAGTCAAAAGAAATGGAGGATAATTTATGGGTAAGTTAATCAGAGAGATTAAAGAACTGTTTGGTGTATATGAAACCGGCAATGAGTATTATGTAGATATTGATGATATTGAGATCACGGCACAGTTTAGTGAAAGCAAGCCTAGTTTTGTAAAACAGGAAGCAAAATATAATTACTATCTTAAGACGGGTGAGTTACCAGCTCCGATTGTATTGAAGAGAGATTTCACACTTGTCGATGGTTACATATCTTATCTGATCTGTCGGTCTTATGAGATCAATAGAGTACCTGTATATTTCGAGGAGTGATCAGTATGGGAAGAATTGTAGTATTGCAGAATAATAATGACTTTGTAACAGATAATCTATTAAAGAAACTTTGTCTCAAAGTAGATTGCGGAAAATTAAATGGCATCTATGCAGATAGTAAATGTGAATTAAAAGGTAATGTCGTTGCGAAGATATTGCCGAATGAAAATACTAAGAATTAAAAAAAGGAGAAAGTATGGCTGGAATTAGCGTACCTCAATATGAAATTTTTAAAATCGGAACAAATAAATTAAAGTATTCTAATTGGAATCTTACGATTACAAAAAAGGAAGCATTTAAATATCAAGAGTTGATTTCTTTATTTGAAGCTCAAGAGTTTCGTATAATGGCAAATAAAATTCTTAAAAGACCTATTAAAGAAATTGATTTTTCTAAAATTTTTATGCAGGTTGTAATAGACAAGAAATCAGATTTTGCTAGAGTTACTGGTAAAAAAGGTATTATTGTAAATGGTGTTAACTACAGACGTTTCGTAGGAACAACCGGTGGCCTTAAAAATAACACTCTTCTGTTTTGCAATTCACAATATTTAGATAAGCTAAATGAATTATGCGAGTGCAAAAGAAATCCAGAATTAAAATTAGTTCCTGCTAAATATGAAGCATATAAAGCTTTGACTTGTTCGGCTTCTCAACCGATTTGTGATCCACATGGAATTTTGGTTGTAAAAGATTGCATTACACAATATTTTGCAGATGTTATCTCTCTTGATGATTGTGGAGATTCGAAAGAACCAACAAGAGAACTTATTAAAGACAAGGCTCTTGAAAATAACATATCTGATGGCTTTAATCTTTGTACTATTCAATATATGCAGCGAGTTGCCGAATCTTTGGGTCTTGATTATATCCCTGGTGGTGTATGTTTAAGAAATGCATGGTTAAAAGGTATGCTCTACCCATTCCCTATTTATGAATTTATTGAGAAAAATAATAATGGAAACTATATGATTGAGGATATTTGGGGGAATTGTCAGGATATTAGAAAGTGCGAAATGATTGTTACTGAATCATCGCTTAAACTATGGGGAGCATATGACAATATTGAACAATATATAAGTGCATATAAGGAATGTGGATATGGATTCTCTGTAACAAAAATTTCTCCACATATTCTTGAAGAACAAAGAGAATTAAATTACCAGTATTTACAGTCTTATGAGTTTACTGACGAAGACATTAAGGAATTATGCGCACCGACGATTAAGTATCTCAAGGATGCAATGTGTGGTGACTACACTTCTACTATTAAGTTCTTAGGAATTAATGAAAATGCTGATGTAAATTCATGGCAACGTGCATTATATACAAGTAAATATATGCTTGGTGATCCATATGTAATTGACTCTGTACATAGGTATATCAAGAAAAAAATGAATGATGCAAAAATTGGGAAATTGTTCGTAAATGGTAATTATCAAATTGCCAGTGGTGATCCGTTTGCTCTGATGCAGTCTATTTGCGGATTAAATGTAACTGGTTTATTAAGGGCTAATGAGTGTTATTCAAAATTTTGGGTTGATAAAAACGAGAATGAAATTGTTGTTTTTAGAAGTCCTATGACAAGTCATAATAACATTCGTATGTGCAAAGTTAATTCATCTAACGATTGTCAATACTGGTATCAATATATGGATACTATTATGATTATTAATGGTTGGGATTCATTTTGTATGGCTGAAAATGGAGAAGATTATGATTCAGATTTGAATTTTTCGACTAATAATGCTGTATTAAAAAGACGTTATAGGTACTTACCTGCCATAGAATGTGTTCAGAGAAATGCAGAAAAAATTAAAGTTACAGAAGCAGCTGTAAAAACAACTAATAAAGCAGGTATGGGAAATCAAGTAGGTACTATCACTAACTATGTCACCTCTATGATGGAAGTTCAATCTCATTTCGAGAAAGATTCGTTAGAATACAAAGAATTAGAATATAGAATTGAATGTGGACAGCTATACCAACAAAATGAGTTGGACAAAATCAAGGGAATTATTGCTAAACCTATGGAAAGCAGTTGGTATAATCTTGGTGCTTGCGGAGAGAATAAATACTTGCAGTCTCTATGTGCATATAGAAAACCTTATTTTATGATTTATGTATACGATGAGACCAAAAGACAATATAGACAATATATAAAAGAAAGTGATTCAAAGTGTTATGCACTTTATCATTGTTCCATTCAGGATCTATATAATAATTATGACTCTATTTCAGATGAGCAAAAAGAATTTCTTTTTTGGTATGAGAGAAAAATGCCAGTCGGAATAGGTAATTGCTCGATGAATCAAATTTGTAGATATGTTGAAAGTGAATTAGATGGTTATAAATCACAGTTACATAAAAGTTCTTCTTTTGATTACAACACATTAAAAGTAAAGAGACGTTGCACTGAAGAACATAGACAAGCCTTAAAAGAACTTGAGCAGTATTATTGTGAGTGTGTTGCGGAATATAAAAAGAAACAACATTTAAATGACAAAATGACCGCCAATGAAAGCCGAAAATATTTATGCTCTTCTATTAAACAAAAAGCAATGGATATTTGTCCAAATGATGATGAGCGTATGAATATCATACTTGATATGACATACGGCTATAAAGGTAATCGGCAGTTTTGTTGGGATTGTATTGGAGAATTAATAATTAAACGTTTAGAAGGAATGGAGGAAGAAATTGTACATACTGAATGAAAAAGAATATATCAGGGATGTATTGGCATCGGGAATAAAACCAGATAATATTTCTAATGGCTATCTAATAACTCTGATCGCCAAATATTACTTTGATAAAAAACAAAATCCTGATATTTTAATTGATATTGTTAAACAAAAAATGCTTGATTTTGATATTGATGGCTATCAAGAATATAGATATGCAAACAAAATCAAAAAAACTTGTCTTAATTTATATGATTTAGATTCTGATAAATTCTTTAGAGAACTTGAATATATTCCCATCTATAAAAAAGAACTAGAAGTCGTGGACTCTCTTCCAAATGATCGTCAGAAGAAATTTATGTTTACATTGTTTGCAGTAGCTAGATATATTGATAGAGATGGTTGGATAAATAAAAAGGATCTTAAAGGTCTTTCAGAAGTATTCAAACTTGCTAATGTCACTCTCTCATCTGATAAGAAAAATGAATTATTGCATGAGTTATATAGTAATAATTATATTCATTTTGGGAAAAAGGTGAATAATCTTAATATCAAGGTTGATTTAGGTAATATGGATGATGATATTGTTTATAAGGTGACACTATTTGAGAATATTGGCAATCAATACATAGGTAATTTCAAAAAAGGATATAAACAATGTGTGAACCCTGGATGTGGTAGAAAAATTAAAGTTACTGGAACAAATGATAAATATTGCAAGTATTGTGCGAGAGAAAAACGTTTGGAAACCAAAAGGAATTGGTGGAATAAACAATAGAAACCATTTTTACTAGACTTTTTAAGATTCGCTAAAACCCTTTATTTATAAGTAGATTTGGTACATTTTAACAAAAAATGTGTTTTTCTTTGAATGGTATATAATGAAATATATACAAAACATGATACAAAAACGATTGTCATGGAAGAAACAAACCGACAATCTTTGTATGTCTGCTTTGCTGCTCATAATGAGTGGCATTGCAGATTAGACGAAATCAGTCTTTCTTTTACATAAAAGAGAGAATAAATAATTGTAACAGATAACAATTATCATATATGGAATTAAAAGGAGAAAAAAGGAATGGTATTAAAAGAAGCATTTCGTTATCAGAATTTTTTGGATCTTATTTTAAGCAATGCTACTAATTATCTTTGTAGAACTGATTTTGTCACTGAGACAAAAGAGACACATAATCGAAAGAAGGTAAACCCTCTTGCAGATGATGAAATTATTGAGGTGAAGAATGTTCATAATGTAGATTTCACAGCAAATGATCTTATCGATGTGGTATGCGCAGTTATCGCAGAGAAAGAAAAGCTCACAAAGGCTATTACTCTTGCCAAGAGATCTACTGAAATTGATATTGACTCTTCGGTTTCTATGAATAAATTAAAGCAGAGAATTTCTTCTGTGTTTAATAATATGGCAAGTATTAAGAATAGTGAGACAACTTCTCGTGGAACTGGCTATAAGTTCAATGAGGCTGGAGATCAGGTGTCTTATTATTATGATGTTGATAGTGTGACTACTATTAACTTTAAACGTGATGATGTTCGTAATCTGGCAAAGAAATATCAGAAGGAAACCGATGAGATTTCTACAAAACTGGATGCAATCGAACTCACTACTGTTGTAGATTTTGTTCCTACATGGGATGTAACTGATACATTTGAAGAAGTAGTTGCTGCTTGTAAAAAGTAGTACTCTTCTCTCCTGTTAAAAATATCAGGTACTTACGAGAGAGCTGAAACGGATTGAATAATTGTCAATCGGTTCAGATGCAGATGAACTATGATGCTGCAAGTTTTGTGTGATATGCCATAGATCACATATGATAAAAACAAATGGAAAGTTTAATAAACTAATGAAGTTTAATTTACTTTATACATATAATTGGATGGTTTAACTACATGTTAATGCAAATAAAAGCCGCTATATGTTTCATAAAGTGCTAACTCATTCTTTTGTTATTTCAAACTCTTGTTAATTCAACAATATGAAATTTCAATAATCGTTTCGCTAATTTACAGTTGATAAAACATATTATTATTTGAAAATAATATATAAATTCTATTTAAAGATATTGGATTAATTTCGTTACCCAGTAACGTTTCAAATAATTGGTTGAAATTATGATTGAAGTTTCAGTTTTCTTATAAGTATCTGATATTTAGGTTTCATTTTGTGTTACCTCCATTTCTTTGCCGGTGGTTGTATTGTCATTCTGATTGTATGACTGCCGGTGTTCTAAAAAATATATCACGGGATGACGAGCAATTGGAAGCTCACATGGCTCATATCCAGGAGTATGTAGGATCATGCCCTACTCCCGTAATCTCCTACTTCGGTAGGCGGTCGGTTTCGGATCGTCAAATAAGCATGGCAACATGTATAAAGCAGTATAGACGTATTGTAGTACTGCGACTGTAGAAATATAGTTTGACGGAAAACACATAAATCTATACTTGACCTAAAATCAGAGGGCTACTGCTAATGATACGGTTAAGTAGGCGTAATAGCAATGCGCTGTATTAACAGAGAAATCTGGGGATGATTTATGTACAACTGGTGCGAATTCCGCAAGAATAAGTGCTGATTGGATTGTAGGTAATTCTCACAACTTGAAAAAGAGGGGATTTAATACAAAGTAAGACGATTGCAAGTCGAGCAGGATGGTGATGATTGGGTGGTACTCAAAAGGTACTAATGGTCAAATATACACCTCATCGTCCATAATAAAATACATACTTTTGATGATAATAAAAAATATTACAAATTATATTAATTTTGAAAATATCAAAATACTGAAGCAAAAGTGTGTATGACTATGAAGAGAAAAACAACTTATCCATCTGTAATATGGTGGCATATAAGGCTCGCAAGGCATTATATGAGAAATTACAAGTACGTGCAACTCTAATAGGCTGCAACCTATGAATCTCGCAAGGAAGAATGTGCAGAAAGAAAATCTATAACGCTTCATGGTAAGAGTTTGCAGATTATGTCAAAATCTGTGTTGTTGCTAACTACAGTCTAATCGACCGTGTGATAAATTGTGTCCAACCACAATAGATGTTAGCGTAATAAGTCAAATATCTCAGCTTATAGTAAAAGGATTTCGTGTTTCACGGAGTTCTTTTTATTTTGGTTCATAGCTCAATGGTAGAGCACTCGGCTGTTAACCGAGTTGTTGTAGGTTCGAGCCCTACT